GTCTATATCTTAGTCTATATCTTAGTCTATATCTTAGTCTATATCTTAGTCTATATCTTAGTCTATATCTTAGTCTTGTACTTTTGCTTAAGATTATGCTTAGAGTATTCTTTTAAGCATTCAGTGTCATGTGCTTCGCACAAATCTTCTGTGTATAAAAGCTGGCTTTGCTTATATACTGTTGATATAAACTCTATATCTTTAAGCGTATATCTTTATCATATGTATCATGTGCTTCGCACAAAATCATATGCTAAAGAAGACTGCTTAAAGCAAGAGAAGACAAAAGCTTGCTTTACTATACTTCAAAATACCTCGCATGTAACGAAATGTAACAGTGCTAAAAGTAGTAAGTTTTATGCATTAGTTTGTATAGAATAAGAAAATACTCTTTGTTTTATGATAAAATCTAGCATAGTATAAATAAGTTTATAATAAGGGAGTATTTTCATGGATGCTATAGGTATTGGTGACTTGCACTTGACTTCTGCTTCAGGACATGGTGCTTGGTCTAAGTACTATCCTGGTGACTCTGATAGTGCTATTCTTAATGAAGCGCAGAAAGCTGTCAATTATGGACTAGAGCGAGGAATTACAAATGTCTTTCTATATGGTGATGTTTGTGACTCGCCTAAGATGAGCTACCAAGCACATGAAGCTTTGTACAATTTTTTCTCAAGAAATCATCAATGTGAGTTTTATGTGATTCTTGGCAATCACGAAATTTTGACTGCTAGCTCTAGTCATCATTCTCTTTCTTTGTTTCAAGCTTTTCATTCTGCTTTGCCTAATGTTCATATTTTTGCTAAGCCAGAAACAGTAAAGATTGATGATGCTCTAGTTCAATTCTTACCTTTTCCTGAGCATAGTTTTAATCACAAAGCCTTGAACGTATGCCATATTGATGTTGCAGGATCTACTATGGATTCTGGCATGCCTTCAAAATCAGAGATTGATCCAGAAGACTATGTCATCGTAGCAGGACATATACATACATCAGGCCAAGTCAAGCATTGCTACTACTCAGGTACAATGATTCAGACTAATTTTGGTGAGAGTGAGCAAAAATATTTTCATCTTATTCATTTTAACTCACCAAAAGACTATGAGATTAGACTAGTTCCTACGCATCCTGAATTTATTCTTAGAACTAAAATCATTAATTCTAATGCAGATATTGATGATGCTTTACAAGAAGCAAAAAATTCTAAGAATAAGATTGTCTGGCGCTTGATTGTAGCAGATGGATGTGATGTAGATCTTTCTTCATTAGATCTTTCTAATAAGCTTAATATTGCGCAGATTAAGTCATATAAAACAAAGAAAGACTTGCAAGATTTAGCTTCAGGCTCAATTGACTATGTGTCAATTGATGACATCAAACCAGAAGATGTTTTTAACTCTATCTTAGAGTCAAGAGAAGATATTGACTCTGAGATGAAAGAGAAAATCAAAGCCGTTAGAAAAAGGATTTTGAATCTATGATTTTTTGCGGCCTAATCAAGAAAAATTTAACTGTTGCAGTTTGTCCTCTAAAAAATGGACATTGCATGTGGAAGCATCGTAAGTCTGCAGAATGCTGCTATACTTCTGATGATTTAACAAAAGAAGAATTTTGTCAGTTAGTTGGAATTGAAAAGATTCCTTCAGATGAAGAACTTCAAAAACGGCAAAAGACTCTTCAAGATTTATTACTAAAGGATAATTATGAAAATCCAACGCTTGACTCTTGATGATTTACTTCAGCAAGGCTCTCATGATCCTGTTTGGTGTATCAATAACACTCCACAGACAATGAACTCTCGTGCAGGTGACTTGATCATCATGGTTCCGAAGATTCATGGTAATGGTACACCAGATAAGGTTCTCATTCCTCGTACGTGGCTTCCATACAATTTGATTCGTCAGGTTCCGCGCGCTCAGCTTCTTCAGTCTACTGAGTTTCTTCGTGCACTTAATGAGGGTCTTATCATTGCAATCTCTTCTGATTATGCTGCTTATCTTGAAAGCAAGGAAGGCGCTGCTGAAGAGCGTGAGCGTCTAAAGCAATATCAAGAGCGTATTCGTAACTCTGTGTCTCGTGTCTTCACAGAAAATGAAGATGAGAAGCACGATGAAGATGAAGAAGATCAAGGCTTCGATCCTGTCTTTGTTATGCATGTGAATCAGTGGAATACTATGCAGGACATTGAAGTACTGAACATTCTTCGTGCTTCAAAATACAACCGCAAGCAGTATCAGTACATTCTTAAGAGTCTTACAAATCATCCTAAGACTGCTGCAGCCATTCAAAAGGCGCTTGCTAAGTCAAAAAAGTAAGCAAAAACAGTGTACATCTTCGCTCGTTTGTGTATAATAACAGCATCAAATCAATGTTTCCACAAACCTGAGGAGGTAAATTATGGAACAGCTCGTTACGACGAACTCTACGGTTCAGACTACTTCTGAGCAAGATATTCTTGGTGCAGCTGCAGCAGAGTATGTCAAGCTTCAAGCTAAGATGGCTGCTGTTAAAGCTCAGCTTAAAGAGCTTGAACAGCGCAGTAATGCTCTTAAGGCAGTTTTTAAGTCGCATCGCTCTGGCGAAATGAATGAAGTCATTTCTCTGAAGTACAAGAAGTCGAAGTATACGATTGCTTTTAAGGATTCTGTTCGCAATATTATGGATCAGGAAGCAGTTCGTGCAGAATACGTTATTCTAGGTAAGCCTGTTCCTATGAAGCAGTCCACTGCTACTAGCCTGGAAGTTATTCGTGCTTAATATCCTTTCTAAGGATGATCAAGATTTTCTAGCTGCTAAGATTTTTTCAGCAGCTAGAAATTTAGATCATCTTTATGCAGCTACTGATAAGGTTTTGTCTTTTTACTTGCCTTTGCATGAAGCCAAATATCGAAGGTACTTAGGATTACGAGATCTAGTGCAATTCTCTGCAAATAATAAAGATACATCTGTGCCAGATTATTATGGAGTAATTCTAAATACAATTGAAGTTGATCCTGCACAAGCAAGAGAAGCACAAATTCGCTATCGGAAGTTAGCTAAGCAACTTCATCCAGATATGAATGGTTCTCCTGAGCTTTTTCATATTGCACATACAGCGTATAAAGCGAGAGATCTAAATCTTTTAGATTTGTTGAATAAAGCTGTATATAAGCAAATTGATCTAGATAAAGTTATTTCATTGATTAACACTAGAATTCAAGCTAAAGTTTCTATGTTGCATTCTTCTCCAGCATTTAAGCTTTTAAAGCTTGATCCTGCTGTAGGAAAAAATGGTATAATGCCATCTGCTAAAGCATATGCTGAGGCTATTCTAGATACGTTAATCTCAAATCTAGGCATTTCACTTTTGAATGGAGATAAAAAAGATGCCGTTTAAGAAGAAGACTACGACCACAACTGCTGAAAAGCCTGCTAAGCCTGCTAAGCAGATTGTAGTTTCTAAGTTCAATACTAAGCCACTTTTTGTGTACTTTACTGTACGCACTGGTGAAGATGGACTTCTTTCTAACTATTGTAAGCTTAAGGTTAATTGCAATACTGAGAAGAATCAGTATACTACTGCTTTTAGTTCAGAAGCAGAAGTATTTGATACTGAAAAGTTTAGCTATGTTTATGAAAACCTTGACAAGCCTGAACCTCCTGAAGCTATTGCAACAACGCTTCTTCAGCGTTTTTCAATGACGACATTTACAACTAATGCTCTTCGTCGTCTTCCGAAGAATACTAAGTATAGTATGTATCTTCGTGTTGCTGTTGCTCGTGCTGATCAGAGCATTCGAGTCAGTCTTCGTAAGCTTGTAGCTAATGGCAAGGAACTTACTAAAGAAGATCCTAGCTATCGTCTTTTCCGTAAGGCAGTTAAGCTTCTTCCTGTAGCTTTTTCTCGTATTGAATTTGAGCGTGGCATGAAGGTTGCAATGCCTGCTGACAAGAATAAGCCAGCTGTAGTGTATAAGAAGTCTTCTAAGAAGGCTGAAGAAGCTACTGAAGCTGTTCCTCAGAAGAAGATTGTTAAGAAGTCTAAGCCTGTTGCAGAATCTAAGCCTGTCGTTAAGAAGGTTTCTAAGCCGGCTAAGAAGGCGGTTAAGAAGATTACCAATAGTGATGACTTTGAACTTTAATCTATGCAATTAATTTTTAAGCGTTCTCAAGGAGATTAATTATGAACGTTCTTGCTCTTCGTAATCTTAAGAAGATTGTTGGTGATTTTACTGTCATCAATAATGGTGAATTTGTTCAGGTTAATGAACAGCTCATTCCTGGCTCTGATGTTCTTGCTATTTGTAATAAGGCAGTTTTTTACTATACGTATTCAGTTCTTGGCTCAGTTGTAAACGTTGATGAACAGGACGGTCTTCGTGTTTATCATCTTGATAACGGTGCAACTGTAATGCCATTTGATGGCTCTGCTGTTACTTTTGTTTATCAGAAGGATGAAGAGCCTGCTTCTGAAGAAAGTGAAGAAGAAGCTTCTGAAGAAGAAACTGTTGAAGAGGACGATGAGCCTGAAGAAGAAGAAGTCGAAGAAGTTGAAGAAGCACCTGTAGTTAAGGCTACTTCTGGTCGTCGTGGTCGTCCTAAGAAGAATCCTGAGCCTGTAATTGAAGAGCCAGCTGCTGAAGAAGATTCTTCTGATGAAGAAGAAGAAGACGACGATGATAATCTTGAGCTTGAAGTAGAAGATGAAGATGATGATCTTCCTGCTGAAGAGCTTGATGAAGATGAAGACAGTGAAGAAGATGAGTCTTCTGATGAAGAAGAGGAAGATGATGATGACACTTTCGAAGTAGGAGAAGATGAAGAAGAGGATTCTTCTGATGATGACTTTGAAATGTCTGATGATGAAGAAGATGAAGAAGATGAAGAAGATGAAGATGAGTCTTCTGATGAAGAAGAGGAAGAAGACGATTTTGACATCTAATCTGTAAAGGAATGTGTAGCATGGATTGCTTAGTTTTACCTGATAGGAAATGCAAGTTGTGTAAGCATCTTGATTCCTTAGAAAAAACTGAGTATCCATGCTACGATAAGCCTTATTGTCCTGCGCATGAAGTGCAGATCATTACAGAAGACAAAGTAATGAAAGCAGTTAAGGCTTTTCGTGCTGCTCAGTTTGAAGGGAATCTAAAGCTTCAACAATCGATTCTTGCTACAGTATCTAAACAGAGCAAAGCTTTTATTCAACGGTTTAATGAGACAATCCTAAATGAAAAAGGAACTTAATTTTGCTGTAAGTGATTCCTCAGCTATTCCGTATGATTTAGATACTTATCAATTTCTTTGCAGTCATAGCATCTTTTCTACAAAAATTAATGTAAATTACTTGCCAAGCATTGGTGATTTATTCGGTTGCAGTATTAAGCAAATTCCTCTTCAGAAAGTATTTGATACTGCGATGAAGAAGACACAGTCTTTTTGGACTAGTCCAGAAGATACTGTTTCTAAGATTCTTTTTAAAGACAAAGATTGCTTTGTTTTAGTTGCAGCTCTTTCTAAAGAAAATAAAGAAAAGCTGAAGAAGATTGAAACTGCTTGGCGTAATTTCTTTGCTCGTTGGGGTTATCATTCATCTTTTATGTATGATGAAACGCAAACGAGATGTAAGATGACTATTAGATATGAGTTTAGTAGTCAACCAGAGATTAAGATTGCAGAAGAAGTCGAACAGCATAAAACAGATGCTAAGATGATTCTTGGTGGTGTTTTAGAAGTATCTATTATGGAATATGATGGCAAAGAATATATTCATATTGAAGATACTTTTGCTAAGAAAACGTTATACAATTTGCATCTTAACGTGATTGATTCTGGTATGATTGCTAAGCTAGTTGATATTGCTAATGCTTCTAAGTAAAAGAAAGGAGAGTACTTTGTATAAGGTACTCTCCTTTTGTATATGCATAGTCTAAATATTGTATAATATAAAAAGGATATTTGAATGAAAAGAAATCTATCTGAGCTTAAGCATCAAAGTTTAGCTCCTGTAGTAGGTGAAATGAAGTTTTCTCAAAATAAAGAGCTTAAAGCCACACCATACATTCTTAATGATGAAGAGCTTAGACGTGATTGGGATTATATACATGAACAGCATTATAAAAAGCATAATCTTAGATTTTTTGTTAATAATGCTAAGCCTATTGAAGTCATTAACGATAATGTTGTATATTCTTTTCATTCAAGTAATGATTCTGTTGAATACATTGTATTTGACAACGCTGTATCTACTAAAGCAACACGATACTTATTTTATCTTAAGCTTTTACGATCTAAATCTAGAAATGGACTGTTTAAGACTTCAGCAAAAGGATGGTATCCTTCACGAGTTTGGCGATCTAAAAATAGCAAAAGTTTAGGAAGTCGTTTTGTTATAAAGATGCTTGATTTTGTATTTGAGCATCTTGATGCAGATTTTATTGTTTCAGATTTTATGCAAACAAACGTCTTTACAGAACGATTTAAAGAGTTTTTACTTCCTAAGCTACCAAAGAATAGAGTTTTTGTAGGGCTATCTTTTAATAAAGATTATCCATTTTGCGTTCCAATACAAACTGAGCAAGAGCTAATTATTGCTAATTCACTTATTAGTCGTGGTGGAGCATATAAAGAATATGCATATAAATCACTGTTTGTATTAAGCTCTAATCGTATTCTAAATTATGTAGTTACAGACAAAACCTTATCTGTTGATTTTACTACAGCAATAGATACTCAGTTTTTTACAGAATCTATACTTGATCCAGATCTTAAAAAAGCTTTAGATTAATAATGAACTAATTGATTGATAGCTATGGCTTCTTCATATACTTCTAATGACATTCAAACACTGCAGTTTCCTGAAAATATTCGTGCTGTTCCAGGTATGTATATCGGTGCAGTCGATGCAGATGGATATTGGCTAATTCTTCGTGAATGTCTTGACAATGGTCTCGATGAATATCTTGCTGGTCGAAATAAGGGTGTTGCACTAGTTGAAGATCAAGATGGTTCTTTTTGGATCTATGACCAAGGCGCAGGTATTCCTCAAGGTACTAAGATTCTTAATTTGCATGTAAATGGCAAGTTAGTTCAGTCTAAGATGCCTACGATGCAAGCAATTTTTTCTCAGCTGCATACTTCAGGCAAATATCATTCAGAAGCATATAAGGTATCTGTTGGCACACACGGTATTGGTGTAAAGGCATCAAATGCTCTTTCTGAATATTTTGAAGTATTTACTCGTTTTAAGAATCAATGGTATGCTATTGGCTTTAAGAAAGGTAATCTTTCTCAACCAGTAAAAGCTTGTGCTGCACCTAAGTTTTTAGGAAAGACTCTTCTTAAAGGTACACTTATTCATCTTAAGCATGATAAGTCTATTTTTAAGAAGGATGTTCGTCTAGACTTTGAAAAAGCTAAGTCTTGGGCAGAGATTACTTCTTATCTTAATCCCGGCTTTTCTGTTATCATCAAAGATAAAGAAGGCAATTCTTTTAAGTATGTTTCGAAAGAAGGGCCAAAAGAGTTTGTTACTAAGACTCTAGAGAAGCTTAAAGCGCAAGCTGAGCCTGAAGTTTTCGAGTTTAAAAATGAATTAGCAGATGTATTGGTATCTTTCTCTAATGCAGAAGGCAATAATATTCACGGTTATACTAATGGTCTGTTTAATAGTGATGGTGGTAAACACGTGGATAGTGTGTCTTCTGCTTTGTATCTCGCTTGTAAACAATTTGCTAAAGCGAAGCAAACAGTCTCTGCATATGATTTTAAAGAAGGACTAGTTGGCATTGTTAATATGCACCTTCATAAGGCTGAGTTTTCTTCACAAGATAAGCTTAAGCTAACTGACAATCGCGCTGGTGCTGATTTTCAGAAGATGCTAGAGACTGCTGCTACTACTTTCTTTAAGAAGAATAAAGTATTAGCACAGAAGCTATGTGAGAAGGCATCTAAATTATCTGAGCTTAGAAGTCAGTTTAAGGCTTCTAAGAAGATGATTAGTGCTATTAATGCTGCTAAAAAGAAAGGCATGCCTGCCAAGTATGCTCCTTATAGCGCTAATTCTAAACTAGAAGATAGAGAGTTACTTATTGTAGAAGGTCTTTCTGCTGCAGGTGGTCTTAGACAAGTTAGAAATAGTAATCAAGCACTTTATCCAATTAAAGGTAAGATTACTAATCTAATAAAGAATAAAGATAAAGGTCTTGAATCAGAAGAAGTAATTAATATTCTTTCTGCTATTGGTTATGATCCTAAAGCAGAGAATCCTATGTCTAAGCTTCAAGTAGGTAGAGTAATTTGCTTAGCTGATGCAGATGACGATGGCTACCACATTAATACTCTATTACTTAGCTTGTTTTATAAAGTACTTCCTGAGATGTTTGAAAAAGGCATGATCTATGTTGCTGATATGCCTGAATTCTATACAACATATAAGAATACTATAATTACAGGCCAATCTATCTCTGAAATCAAGACTAAGCTTTTAGAACTTGGCCATAAGCCAACTGCAAATGATACTTATTATCATTTAAAAGGGTGGGGGGAGCTAGAAAATTCTCTTATGAAAGTGCTTGCTGTAGACAAAGCTACTCGTAAATTGATTAGAATTAAGCCAATTACTGATCACGATAACGTAACATTTGTTAGAATTATGAATGAAGATGTTGCTTATCGTCGTCAGATGCTAGGTTTATCTGATGATGTATAATGCAATTGGAGATTAAAGATGGCTCGTAAAAAAGTTCAAGTAGATCAGCTTTTTACTGGTAAAGAGCAGATTAGAGAAGAGAGCATTACAGATTTTGGTACTAATGCTATGACTAGATATGCTATTGCAGTCAATCTAGATAGAGCTGTACCTGAATTATATGATGGTCTTAAGCCTTCAATGAGGCGCGTAGCTTGGGCAGCAACTAGGCTAGGTAAAAATCCATATAAGTCTGCTAAGCTTGTTGGCTATGTACTAGGTAATTTTCACCCGCATGGTGATTGTCTTCGAGCTGATACTAAGTTCTATTGCTTAGATGGCTCTATTAAGACAATTAAACAGCTTACAGATGAAAATAAACCAGCATGGGTACTTTCTTATAATAGTGAAACTAACTCATTAGTTCCAGCGCTTGCTCATTCTTGGCGTATTGGACAATATGCTAAAAAAGTATACAAAATTCATTTAAGTGATAACTCATGTATTGTAGCAACTAGTAATCATCAATTTTTGATGTATAATAATATATGGATTAAAGCAGAAGATCTTAGAGTTAATGATATTTTAAAGCATGGTGCTATTAATCTAGACTCTAGATATAGAGAGATTTCTTTAGCAAATTCAAATACTACTAGAATTTATAGATTAGTAAAATCTATCGCTTCAGATAAGATAACACATCATAAAGACCATAATACCCATAATGATACACCTAATAACCTTATAGAATTAACTCGAGCTGAGCATACAAAGCATCATGGTGATTATAAGAAAGGCTTTGATAAAGGTCGTAAAACTATGTTTTATTCGACTGAAGCCTATCGTAATGCTTCACGAGAAAAGAACATTCAAATTATTACTGCAGTAAATAAGATTTTGCCTGTTTTTAGGGCTCTTAAAGCCTTAAGAACACTTTCAGAAATGGATTTAGAGCTAACTCCTAAAAATTATGAAAGTTTACGGCATGAAGTTTATAATTTGCCATATCTTGAGACACTACAGTCAAATTATGGATATAGTTTTCAGGATCTTATTGATGCCATTGATGATGGAGTAAAAGCTGATACTACTTTAGCTAAAGGCTTAACTAAAGGGCTTAAGCAAGAAGCTATAAAGAAATCTAGACAAGTAGGTATTAAAGGCTTTAAAGAGTCTTTACCTTATAAAAAGTTTATAGCTGTAGTTAGAGCACTTCTTAAAAAAGGTTTAGAAGTTACATGGCCTAATTATGAGTATGCTATTAAGACTTTAATTAATCAAAATAAGACTTCTGCATATCGACGGTCTATTCCTACAAAAGCATGGCTTATTAAAGCTCTTAATGAGACTTCAATACAAAAATGCATTACTAAAGTATCTAAACTTGGCTATGGTCTTATTATTACAAATATTGAAATTGAAGATGTTAATAATGAGCCAATGTATGATTTTACTGTTGATGGATTAGCAAATGCAGTAATAATTCCTTCAGGTAAAGAATCTGGTTTAGTTACATTTGCTATAGCTCATAATAGCAGTTGCTATTCAGTTATGCAGACTATGGTTCATCATAATGCGCCATGGTTAGTAGGTATTGGCAATTGGGGTAATATTATTGATGAGGCTGCTGCGTATAGATACACTAATTGCTGTCTTTCTCAAGTAGGTTGGTCTTGCTTTGATAAGAACTATATTGCTGTTGCTGATATGGTTCCCAACTTCGATGATAAGGATGAAGAACCAGTAGTTATTCCAGTACAGCTGCCGTTTATTCTTTTAAACGGTGGTGATGGTATTGGTGTTGGTGTAACTTGCAAGCTGCCTACTTTTACTCTAGACTCTGTTTCTGAAGTATTGACTCGGCTATTTTCTGGCGAGAAGATGAATCATCAGAAGATTGCTAATATTCTTAAGCCTCAGTTGCATTGGGGTGGTCATTTTTCTAATACTGCAGAAAATAGAGAACAGTGGCTTCAGCTTATTAAGACTGGACGTGCTAGTATTGAGTACTATGCTAAGCTTAACGTAGATGAACATAAGAAAGAGATTGAAATCTCAGAATGGCCTGGATCTTTGAATCCTGAGAAATTTATTCAGAAAGTTAAGACATTATCTGATTGTCAGAGAGCTTATAACTCTAAAGGTGCTGAGACCTTTAAGATTGAAGCTAAGCGTTCTTTGTCAGCAGAAGCTTTCTCTGAATTTGTTAAAAAGATTCAGAAAATGGCTACTGTGTCAGTTTCTTATAGAGTCAATGTGACACATCGAGAAGCTAAGACAGTAGATGGTGTAACAACTTTTGATACAAAGTTCCTATCTTTAGGTATCTCAGAACTTATTCTTAGATGGTGTAAGCTTCGTATTGAGCTAGAGAATAAGTCTTTAGCATATAGAATTGAAAAGCAGCAAAAGGCTATTGATTACTCTAAGTTATTGATTTTTGCTTCTAATAAACTTGATATTATCTTTAAGGCACTTAGAGATAAAAACTCAGAAGCTTATCTAGTAAAGAATCTAGAGATTACAAATGAACAAGCCAAACTGATTCTTGATCTTAAGGTTCGTCAGTTGTCTAAGCTAGACCAAGATGCACTAAAACAGACTCTTAAGAATCAAGAAGCAGATATGAAACAGCTTAAGACTTGGCAGAAGAATCCTAAGCCTAAGATTAAAGAAGATATTCTTGCTGCAGTTGCTCTTGCAAAGAAAGATAAGCTTTTACAAGATAAGCAACAACAAAGCGAATTTATGCTGAAGTAACAGTTTTTTACATATAAAACTGCAAAGATTTGCATAATAGATTTACTTTTCTTTTGCAAAAAGATATAATATCTTTAAAGTTAAAAATATGAGATTAGCATAAGCTAATTCTTACTAAAGTTTTTTAAGGGGTTTTATTATGACAATTGTTACTGATCTTCGTGCTGCTGTTAAGTCAGCTTCCGAACTTGTTCGTACAAATGCTCAGCTTACAGCTAAGGTTACAAAGCTTGAAGCTCGTCTTGCTAAGCTTCAGGAAAAGCTAGAAGCTGTTCGTGGTGCTAAGGCTGAAAAGCCTGCTAAGCCTGCTGCTAAGAAGGAAGAAAAGCCTGTTGCTAAGCGTGGTCGTAAGGCTGCTGAAAAGCCTGCTGCTAAGGCTCCTCGTGCTAAGAAGGTTGAAAAGCCTGCTGCTGAAAAGAAGCCTGCTGCTAAGCGTGGTCGTAAGCCAGCTGCTGAAAAGGTTGTTTCTAAGGCTGCTGTTAAGCCTGCTGAAAAGGCTGCTCCTGCTGCTTCTGATGACTTCGAGCTTTAATAAGCTTAGACTTCGGATTATTACCTCCTCAAAGCTACTTAGAACTAAGTTTAATTTACTTATGCTCTAAGTAGCTTTTCTTTTAAGAGATTATCATGGATCTTCGTACAGCTTTAGCTTCAGTTGCTGATCAGATTACTGTTCGTAAAACCTCTAAAAAGAATGCTTCTTCTAAGAAGAATAAGCATCAAAATTCTAAGAAGAAGCAAGTACAGAAAAAAGAAGATGATTCTTCTGAACATGCTGCAAGCTTAGACTTTAGTAAATCAGAGTATGAAGACTCTGGTCTTGAAGAGCTTCAAAAACATAAAGCAAAGATTACTAACAATCTTGCTGCAGCTAAAAGAGCTTATAAAGAGCTTCAAGAGATTGATGCATTTTACACATCTAAAAAAGAAGCTTTAGCTAAAGCTTGTGAAGAAAATGATCTTAACAATGAAGAGTATATTACTCAAGCTATAGATCTTATTTCTTCTGTCAAAGAAAAGCTTTCAGACGTTGTATACGCTCCTGGACTTAGGGTATATATCAAGCGTGCTACAAATGAATGCAATTCTTTGCTAGATGGACTATCTGAGCAAGAAGTTTCTATAGAAACTCTTACATTGTCTACTTTAGACAACGCAATTGCTAGAGTACGTAATCTTATTAGAATCTATACAAAGAAAGCTAAAGCCATTACAGATACAGATGAGTCTGCTGTGCTCATAAGCAGTATGCTAGATGAATTTAAGAGTAAGAAAATGGCTGAAGTAGAGCTTACAGATGCTAACAATCTCACTATTGTAAGCGGTTATAGCATCATACCTTTAGGCTCATTTTCTGCTAAGCTTTTAAAGCAATACTTTAACTGTGATGCATCATCTGGCTATCCAATTCTTTATAATCAAAGCTTTTTAGTTGTTTCAATTGAAGACAGTAAAAAGATTGATATAAATGAAAAACTTGCAGAGCTTTCTAATCCTAGCAGTCCATACGTCTTAGTTACTAAGATGCCTAAAGCTAAAGGCAAGTTTTTCTTATATTGGATCATGACACAGCGTAATCTTAACAATCTTAAGAAGAGCGCTGCATATCAAGACTATATGATGCTACATGATTGGTCGTTTATATGATTGCATATCAATTAGCAGTATTTCCAAGTGAAGAAACACTAAATTATCTTAAACGTGTTTTTTCAGAATGTCCTTTTGACATTTACTGGGATCAATTATTTGTTGAGCTAAATTTATCTGCAGATGCTAATATGCAAACTGTAGCAGATACTACTACAGTGTATGATGCTTTGCCAGGTAATCCTAATGAATCAGCTACAAATAAAGGCATTTGTCAACTTTATGAGCCTGCGCTTGAAATGACAAATCTTTATTTGCCTTTGACGTCTGATTCATTGTATGATCGAGCATATGTTCTTCGGCATACATATAAGCCATTATTTCATCCTACACCGTATATCTATCTTTGTCTTAAACGCGGCTATCATAGCTGTATTAGCTATAATACATATGTAAATGCTGTGAGTGACTATTTTGTCAACTATCCTGATAAAATGACATTTTGCTTAGAAACAGTACGAGCATTAGATGTAGTTGGTGTTGAAGATCAGATGCTCTATCAGGTTAATGGCTTATGATTAAGTCTATGATTCTTGATCATTGCTGGGTATGCGATGCAAAATTTGCACCTAATGGCTCTGCTCAAGAAGAACAGCATCATATAGTGCCTCGAGCGTATGGTGGCAGCAATGGTCCAATAGTGTCACTATGTGATACATGTCATACTCGCTTGCATAAAGCTGCTCTCTGTATAGAAGCGCAAAAGCCTGTACATCAATTGCTAAATGGTTTAAATCAAGCACAAATTGAAAAGCTTTTATATTTGTCTTCTTGCGTAGTAAACGCTAAACTAGCAACAAAGCATGATCCTAATAAGAGATCTATGGTTGTTTTGCATTTTACTAATAAAGAAACAGAGCAGCTTGATGCTTTAAAGAAGGCACTAGGTGCAAAGTCTAGAATGGCTGTCATTAAGGCAGCCATTTTTGCCTTATATACTAAACACTTCTCTGAGTAGGTATGGTATAATATACTTATTAATTAAATCTTCTCTAGTCTTAAAGGCTCATCATGGCAACAGAAAAGAAACTTTCTGGAATGAAATGTGGAGAATGCATTTTCTTTAAAGCATATCCAAAAGATGGAAAGCAACCTTGTATTAAAGAAGGTATTCGTGAATTTGCTAAAGCACCAGAAGCATGCTTTGTTCCTGATGTAACACAGCTACAGTTCAATGTAGATCAATTTGCTGCTATGTGCAGCATGTTCCATGGATTTACTAAGCAGCAGATGCGTATTTGCTTATATACTCTTAAGTCTGTTGCAAAATCTACTTCTAAAGAATATCCTATTGGCACTAAGGTTTTTATTCTTAGAGGTGAAGATTATCTATCCAATTATCTAGCTGCATATGTTTTACAGTATATTGATGATACTGTTGTAATTTCTGGTAGTCCTAGATTTTCAACACGTGGCAAATCATTTATTGGTTTTGTAAGTAAGTCATCAGTATACTCATTTGCTGAATATCAGAAACGACGTGCTGCTTTGATCAAAGCAGGTAAGATTGAAGATCCTAATAATAAGATTAAGAAGTCATTCTCTCAAGTAGATGAATATGAACCAGATGTTCCTACTATTGATACAGTTCCTCAAGAATGGCTTACTAAACGAGAAGATTCAAAGAAACGAAAAGATGCATATGAGAAACTGACGCAATTTCTTTGATAGTAAAAGTTCTTAGACTTTAAGAGAAGTAAGATGCTAAGAGATGCATTAAAAGATTTAGACAAGCCTAAACGAATACTCGTAATGTGCTTGAGATATGTTTTTGGCTTAATCAATAAACGACAGATTAATAAAGAAGTTTCTTTAAAAGAAAGAAAAGTAGTTGATCAGATTCTTTCTGATGGATACTTTTTAAAGAACTGTAAGCTTTATACATACAAAGTTCTTAAAGACAAGCGTGCGCATTATCAAAAATATGACATTACACGAGATGATGCTAGATGTCTTAGATCATGCATTAAATACCTTGCAGATGTAGATACTTCTTGGCCTGCTATTCCTATCTCTGAAATAGATAGCTATGTCAATACTCTACTAAGCAATAAGATTGATGTTTACATGGGTAAGTTTATTACTAAAAAGCTTAGTTTTTTAGTGAAATCTTATGGATTGACTTATCATGACATTAAGACTGACATGATTTTTAGTGGTATTAATGCTATCTATAAAAGCTATCCAAGGTTTGAGTCTAAACTGCATGCAATCAATATTGCAAAACGGGCAATTCATAATGCTGGTATGGGACTGATTTCTTACAATACTAAATCTTGTAGAAATCAGCTTTATCGAGATCAAGATGGATTGTTCCAAAGTAAAGTACGAGAGCTTTCTACTATTGCAACACTTCCAATTGAAGATAATAAAGAAGAGCTAGTAACGCATAAGTCAATTGAGCTGCTTATTAGCTCAAATACTCTGTTAAATGAGCAAGGACAGCGCTTTATTAGAATTGCTGCAGGAAAGTATGATGCAGACTTCAGTCAGTTCTTAGGCATGGATAATAGAGACTATATTGAGCAATGCAAGTACTCTCTTTATTTAAGGAAGCTTCGAAAATACTTTGGATTAAGCATTGAAGAGACAGAAGAATTTTTTAACGATATTAAGGAATTGCTATAATGACTTATGATAAGCTGTATCTCAATCAAGTTGTTACTGATAAAGAAAAAGAAGATTTCCTTAACAATGCAATTGCATTGCTAAATGCTGCAAGTAATCCAGATTGGAAGACTCCTATTAAGCAATCAGAAGATAAAGCGTATCGTGTGTACTTGACAAAGTATCCGAATATTTACCTTATTATTACTACTTGCAAAATTAATAAAGTTGGTATTGAAGTAAAGATGTGCATGCGTGCTGCGCAGCGTCTTTCACTATTTGACATGCAAGGTATTATTGACACTATTCAACGAGTAGTAAAGATTACAGAAGCTAAAGCAGTAATTTACAAGGATTAAGCTATGGAAAAGTTTATCAAAGTAAATGAAAACAGTACTGTAGACGCAGCTAATTTTTCTGAGTATCTTAAAGCAAACTCAGAAAAGCTTTATTCTTATGCTACTGCTTTAGCAACTGCAGCTGAGATGCTTAAAGAGCATTGCAATAAATGCGCATTGACTAGCTCTGATATATTTGGTATGGTTATCTCTTTGAACTATTTTAGTTATGCTAGTCAAGATATTACACAACATACTCAAAGTATGCTAAAAGCGTTAAATTCTTATGTGGAGAGCGTAAATGATGAGTCTAGAAGAGAAGTATCAGAAGCTAGTTCAAAAGAGAATTGATCTAGAATGCAAAATTGAGCAGCAAGGACATCATAGAGATCCTTATGATCTTTCTCAACTAGCAAAGCTTAATGTTAAAATCAAAAAGCTTGAAGATCAAATGTACTCTGCTGATGAATCTGCGCGTCAACAGCAAGATCTTCCATCTGAGCATGCTGCGTATGCTACAAAGATTTTTAACTAAAAGAGTGTACATTGCTTTATGCATGTAGTATAATACTTTTAAGCTAAGAAATCAATGTCTTAGCAGAGATTTTGATTAGGAGATTTAAAGATGGCAAAGATTGCTTACGTTGGTGAAGTTGCGTGCACAACGCTTTTGCGTAAGAATAAAGGCATTAGCATGAATGCAGCGCTTCGTAATCGCTTGAGCTCTTTGAAGAGTAGTTTTTCTTTTTATCGTTATTCTACTTTTCTTTCTGATCTTGGTTTGTATCCGTCTAACTTGTACTATCTTATTCACTGCAATAATAAGTGGGCAGTAGGTAAGTCGTTGACGGATTGCTTGCTGCAAGTTTATACGCAAGATCAGATTGATGCATGCATTTCGAAGTATGCAGTTGAGCGTAGCAAGCGCTCTACTTCTACTATTCCTGCATCTTTTAAGCATAATATGCTTCGATCAATCAAGAACTTTGGTCGAGCGCAATCGAAGAATCCTTCTACGATTTTTGGCGTATTTGATTGCGAGCTTTTTCCTGTATATATTGACTCAGACAAAGTTATTGCTGCTTTTAGTCTCGAAAAGCTTCATTCAGCAGGATTTGATAACGTATTCATCAGCACTGGCAACAACAGCAAAGACAATCAAATCAGTCAGATTGTTTTTGAACAGAATAAGTCTACTAAGAATTCTGACTATGTAGAAGCTAAAGCAAAGAAGCTTATTGAAGAAACTGTTCCTCTTAACCTTGAGTCTTCTGCTCAGCAGTCTGTTTCTACTCAGATTGAATACTTTGATTATCTGAAAGATATTATTGAAAAGGAAATTGAGCGCCGAGCTAATATTCGTGCTCAGGAAATTGTTCAGAATATGCTTAAGACTTTGCTCAACTAAGCTATGAATCTCAAAGAAGCAAAAGAGCTTTATATTAAAGCAAAAGATGCGTATTATAACACTGGGCATCCTATTATTAGTGATGCTCAGTTTGATAAGCTAGAAGATTGGATTACTAAGAAAGATCCTAATTGGTCTGAGCTTAAGAAAACTGGCATTTCAGTTATTGGCAAAAAGCAAGAAGTTAAATTGCCTTTCTTTATGCCATCTTTGAATAAGTTCTATCCAGAAGAAGTAAGTAAGCTCTGGTCTAAACTACCACGAGAAGATGTGTATATCTATATGGCAAAGCTTGATGGTTGCTCAGTTCTTTTAGAGTATAAAGATGGCAAGCCAGTTTCTTTGATTACTCGAGGCAATGGCGAGCTAGGAAAGGATATTTCTTTTCTTATTCCATATCTTAATCTTAAGAATATTGAAGATAAAGAGTATCATGCTTTTCGCTGTGAGGCTATTTTAGCTAAGCATCTTTTTATTAAATGGCAGAAAGAGTTTGATAATGCCCGAAATATGGTATCTGGACTATTGAATCGTCGTCAATCTCATCCTGCATTTAATGATATTTCTTTTGTAGTTCTTGGTGAGTATTCTAAGACTCTTGAAAATGGATTAATCTTTGCTGCAAAGCAAGGCTTAGATGTTGTATACTACAAGAAAGCATTTGCTAATGAAGAAGAAAAGTATTTTAATCAGTTTAAGCTAGGATTGTTTGAAACTGATGGAGTAGTTATCTCTACTCCTGACTTTAAGTACTTGTATTCTTCTTCTGAAAAGCCTAAGTCTGGCATTTTTGCATATAAGATTAATGCTGTAGAAGACAAAGTACAAGCTACTGTTGACAAAGTCATTTGGCAAATCTCAGCATTTGGTCGATTAATTCCTAAGATTAAAATCCATCCAGTTATTGTTCAAGGCGCAAAGATTACTTATGTAACTTGCCATAATGCAAAGTGGTTAGAAGATCATGGAATTGGTCCTGGTGCAATTGTAGAGATTATTCGCAGTGGTGAAGTGATTCCTAAAGTAGTAGGTGTTATTCAAGCTGCAAAATCAATTCAGCTTCCTGATATTCCATTTTACAAAAACGGCGTACATTTTTATCAAAAGGCAGCTACAGAAGAATCTTATATCAATAGCCTTCTTCGCTGTTTAGATAATCTTAGCGTTGATGCAGTAAAAGAAAAGTCTATTCAACGAATTTATCATATTTACTGCAATAAGTACTTTGCAAATACTCAGCCTATTGATGGATTAATTGCTCTTCTTACTAATGAAAAAGCTTTATTAGCTAGTTTTAAAGCAGAATTTGGTAGCAAAGCAGGCTCTATTATCTATGAGAATCTAAATAGAATAGTAAGTGAGCAGCATACAATTATTGATTGGCTATTAGCTACAATGGCATTTGATGCTGGTATTGGTAGAAAACGACTTTTAGCTGTAAATAAAATCCAGTCATTAGAAAGTATGAAGTCTTGGTCTAGAGACGCTATTGAATCTAGGTTAGCCAATATCAAATCAATTGGTGCTGTTTTAGCAAAGCAAATTACTGAAGGCTTAGTTAAGTTTTATCAGTGGTATGCTCGTCAAGAAACTTGGTTAAGATTTAAGCCTCTTGATGAAGAATTGCATATTTCAAATGGCCCAATGAGTTCTATTAATATTACTTTTACTGGATATAGAGATTCTAATCAAGAAAAAGCAATTCTAAATTTAGGCGGTAATATTGTTAACTTTAGTGCTAAAACTACTTGGCTATTATATAAGCCTGATGGTAAGAAGAGCACTAAAGTTGCTAAAGCAGGCAATAAAGCTATTACATGGGATATACTAGTAAATAAATATCCAGAGCTAGAAAAAGCTTTTTCTTCAAGCAGTCATTCGTTATTTTGAATAAGAGAGGAAAAGAATGAATAATACAACTGAGCATATGGTTACAAATGAGCTAGTTACATATAGAGTTAACATTTATTTTACTAATGGCAAGTCTTTAGGCTTTGTTAATATCTATATGGATGATGAAAAGACTACTGATGAAACAACACTTCAGATTAAAAAGCTAATTCAGACATATGAAGATCGACAGAAGCAGCTGCAAGAAGTAGTTAAGATTCATTCAGGCAAAGCTGAGTACTATATTGATACTTATCAGATTTCACTTATTGAAATCATTAAAAATATCAAGAAGAGTTCTAAGTAATGAGATATGATGCATATCATATAATATACAAAGAGCCAAATAGAAGCTTTAGACAATCAGGTAGTGAGCTGCTTAAAAGCATATCTAATTTCTCGTCAGAGTATTTTGTTCTTACAAACAAATACTCTGATGGTTTTTATGATATGCTTTTAAAGTATGCTAAGCTTTATATTGCTAATAATGCTAATCAAATCAAGAAAAATCAGGCTTTTACTGCAGAGTATGATGATTTGATTATGCACACATACTTAGTATTAATGCCTATTGATGCAATTGAAAATAAGCTTAAGCAAGCATTTTCTTTATTGACAGAAGATTATCCTGATAACTTATATGAGATGTCTTCTAATATAGCATTAGTAGAAAAAACAGTAGTAGAAATTCCATGATAATTTGATATTATCATGATATTTTTAAGAATTCTTAAACAAAATGCCTGATAATAACTTATATGAACCAGACAGATTGCCGATGCCAATTGCATCACAAGGCAATTATGTTGTTATTCCAGAGCAGCAAGCTGTAGCAGGTGATGGCAAAGCTTCTATTGCTCAAGGTTTTGGTCCAGAAAATTCTAAGCTTTTAGATGAAGGCGGCAAAGCAGTACGTCGTCAAGATCTTAATGGTCTGTTTAATAGACTATCTCAGATTTTATATTGGGTTCAATCTGGTGGCCAATGGACATATTCTGCAGAAAAGAACTATGAAGTAAATTGCATGGTAATTCATGACAATCAGTTCTTTGTTTGCATAGCTGCTAATGGTCCTGACTTTGATTCTGGCGTACAAACACCATCTGCAACAAGTAGCCAATACTGGGTAACATTGTCTAAGTTTGGTGATTTTATTACATCAGGCTCTACTATTGATAATTTGCAATTTGCTGTAGATGGCTTATCTGCTTCATTTAATCTAACTGCATCTACACAAAGTACTATTACTTCATCTGCAGGTAAAGGCATTTTTTCTTTAAGCACATTTGATGTGACAAGCTCAGGCATTTCTACTGGTACTTATGAGATTAAAGATATTCTTCAAAGATTGATTAATAATTCTCATAGGCACTCAAGCAAATCAGTTTCTGGCGATGGCTCTGGTATGACATACTGCTCATATTGCTCATACTGCAGCTATTGTTGTAGAGACTGTTGTGATGACTGCGGTGATGATGGCATGTATTGATGCGGAGTATTATTAATATGGCTCAAAGAAAATCAAGATTAGTAAAAGCTAAGACTGATTTAAGTAGTGTATGCTCTTATATCAATTATGCTTGCAAAGGCAATGTTTTTGCTGTACGTTTGCTAAAAGATTCTTTTCAGAAAAATGCTGCTCTTTTAGAAGATGATCTTTATCAAGTTGATCAACTTTTGTCTAGTAATTTTTTGCAGCAGCTTTCTACAGCTACAGTTTCATACAAAGGTAAGATATTAGAAGTTATAGGCGAATGCATTTTTGATACAAGTAAGTATCATGAGCATGCACTTCGTCCATTAAGCAATTATCTTATCTATTTAGGTGATAAGTCTATTCAAGCTGTAAACTATCAGCTAGAAACAGCTGTTACTCATTTTAGAGTTCCTGAATATCTTAAGTCTAAGACTGGTAGAGCAATTTGCTTAGCACAAATTTATACTGTTAATGAAGATGATATTCTTGAAAATTGTTCTAAATCATTATTTAAGTTTGATGGTGTAAAAACTATCACTAATATTGATTTGTCTTCTTTTATTAAAGAAGAATCTTCTTCAATTGCTAGCAAAAATTACTCAGGTAGAAGAGCATTACAGCCTAGACTTACTCTTGAAGCTTTATCTGAATCAATTGAAGAAGATGGCAGTATTCAGCTAAAAGTACAGTGTATTTTAGGTGAAGAAATTGAATCTTCAGCAAAATTTGTTGTTAATATTGAGCCTGTTGATGGTTATGTACCTCATAGGCGAGTTACTTTGCATAATGGTGAAGCTACCTTTACTGCATATGCTCTTCATTTGAAAGCAGGTGAATCTCTTCGTGTTAAAGTAGGTTTGCCATTTTATTCAGGTTTAGCTGAATGCACAGTGCCTGTTGTAGCATCTTCTGCTAAGCAAGAAACAGTTTCTCAATTTAAGTCTGACGAACTATTGATTGCAGAGCTAAATGCTGCATCTAAGAACATTGATTCTATTAAGCAGTCATTATATCAGTATATTGACTCAGCTGTTCTTAATCGATTTGAATCATATAAAGAATCTTTGAATAAAGATGAATAAGATTAAGCCTGTTCTTAATCTCATGCTAGGAACTGCATGCAATAAGAAATGTGCTTATTGCATGCAACCGCGACATGGATCTAATGGTAAAATAGATATTAATCTTTTTATCAATAAACTGCTTTCTTACATAATGGCTCATCATCCTAATGGTTTGCAAACTATTGAATATTGGGGTGGTGAGCCTTTGTTGTATCTTGAATATATAAAAGCAATTCAAAATGCTATAGTAGATGCTAATATCTATTTGAATAGAAATCCTAGAATAGTTACTAATGGGACTCTTATCTCATCTGAGTTTATAGATTTTTGCAATCAGCATAATATTCTTGTTAATTTGTCTTGGCATGATGGATCTTTATCTAATGCTCAGCTATTGAAATTTTTTCAGATCAATAGAGTTTATATTACTAGTGTAATTACACATACTCATTTAAATCTTGAGCAAGACTATGCTGCATGGTTACGATTAAAAGAGTTGTCTGATCAATGTATTCCTTGGCAAGTATACCCTGTTCACTGTACTGATCATTGCTTAGAAAGTGAGTATTTGACAAAAGATGATGTAGACAGCTATTTCTCATATTTAAAGACTAAGCTTAACTCTACAGATTTCTTTTATAAATATATCTTGAATCATTTATACAATACTTATGTAAACCATAAAGCTATATGCATAGAGCCTAAATGCTATGGACAGAGAACACTAAGTATTGACTTGCATGGCAATAGATATTTTTGTCATCATATTATGGAAAGCTCTAATATTTCTTATAATATATTTGATAAACATATACCTATTGCTAAAACAAATCCTACAGATAAATATTTTTCTACATCAACATGCCAAAGCTGTCCTCATTTAGCACACTGCTTAGGCAATTGTTACTTATCTAATCAGCATGATGTAGAATGCTATTGGGTTAAGAAAGCTTATAATTTCTGCGTAGAGAACAAAGATGCTATTCGAAATTGAATGTTCAAACAATAAAACATATTTGTTTGATAATGAGACTTTAATGATTTGGAATCCTAATGGCGTTTTAGTAAATTTTGAAAATGACATTAGGTTTAGAAGCTTCAAGACAGATAAGAAGATAACTAATAAGCCTTTATACAATAAGAATAATCCAATTGTAGGCAAATCTAATATTGATCGAATTAAGCTTTCTCTTGGATTTAAATGTAACTATAAATGTGAGTATTGCTGGCAGCGTCAATTTGAGCAAGTAGCAATTGATGCTACTCCAATGCTTGTAGATTCATTTTTAGAAAAGCTAAGAAAAATTGATTTATCTAATTGCAAACGACTAGAATTTTGGGGTGGTGAACCGCTTGTCTACATTAAAACATTAAAGCTGCTGATTCCAAAGCTTAGACAAGAATATCCAGAAATGGATCTTATTATGCTGTCTAACGGATCTCTTCTTACAAAAGAGCTTGTAGATTTCTTTATGCAGTATAGAGTAATCTATGGCATTAGCCATGATGGTCCAGCTTTTACACAGTATAGAGACAAAGAAGATCCATTTGAAGCAAATTTAGAAGCTATTCAGTATCTTTGCTATCAATCACTAGAAAAGCAAAAACGTGCTCCATGGTTTGCTGTTACTTTAAACCGATATAACTATAAGCTGCCTGAGCTATGTAAATTCTTTGAAGAAAAATTAGGCAAAGATTGTCCTTATTACATTCATGTAGACAACATGATTGAATGCGCAAATAAAGACGACTTTGCTAAATTTGTTTTATCTGATGCTGAATTCTTAGAATTTACTAAGTATGCACTAGATGCTTATTTAAATCCAAATAATCCTTTTTTTGATGATTTTTCTAAGCATTTAAGAAATACTTTATTTGCTTTAGTGAATAGAATTGGTCCTTGGAAAGATCCATATGGTTGTGATATTGCCTCGCATAAGACATTGGCATTAAACATGCGTGGAGATGTATTGTCTTGTCATAGCTATCCAGATGATGTTGTAGGCAATATTTCAAATCTGGATAAAGTAAGTATTTCTAAGTTTACACATTGGATCTATAGAGACAACTGCTCTTCTTGTCCTATTCTTTTCTTGTGCAAAGGAGGTAAGATTTGTACTTCTAATGAAGAGCAGCGTTGGGTGTGTAAGTCAATGCTTATGTGGAAATATCCAATGTTTTTAGCTGCTTGGCGAGTTTTGTTTAATACTGACATTAACTGCATTAAAGAGCATAGATCATGATTCGGCCTAGAAGACATATCATTGTAAACAGCGGATTTCCTTTTACTTCAGATGTAGTTCTTAATTTTGCTTGGGATGATGAGTCTCATACTACAAGAATATTAAGAAAAGCAAGCTGGATTTCGCAAAAAGCAGATGTTGCTGCGTCAGAAGACTTATATAAGCCAGAGTTAATAGATAAGTCTCTTGCTCTTTATGAAGATGAATACTATTACATTGAGCAGCAAGCTTCATTTAATAGAAATCATTACTTGTATAGAGTTTGGTGGGATATGGCTGCAGATATAGGCTGTGTATATGATCTTAGCAGCAAAGCAATTCGATATATTTCTATTTCAGCTTGGTGCAAAGCATTGCAATGCCATACTCTTGCAGCATTAAATCAGCTTAATTGCGTATGCCTTGCACAAGTTTGGGCTAGAAATTGTAATGATAAGATTTCTCAATGCTCTATGTCTTTTTGCACAGGATATGATCAAAAATATATCTGTAAAGAAGATTTAGGTGAGAAGACTACACAAGATACTATCAGTAAGAATACAACAGCCTCTAGATATCTAAATCTTTGCATAGGAATAGTTCCTTTAAACAGCTGCTCTTCATTGAACATTACTGAAACTGACTATGCAAAAGTGCTCAGTACAGAATATAATGCAGATGCAACAGAGATTACTTGTTTAGTTTATGCGTACACTGAACAAGAAGGCATAAATTCAATTTGTAAAGATGCTGAAGGCTGGTTAGATCTTTCTTATTATGGATGCAGATTAGATCAATCTAGAGTTTTTCTTAAAGAAGGCCAAGGTTATATTCGAGTTGAAAAACTTCCATATGCGCAAGAATTCTCTGTAGGAGTATCTTGCTTTATTAAAGATGCAGTACGGCTTACTTTTAAGCCAATCCAAAGAATTTAATTAATATAATGCGCATTATTTCAATTTTACTATTATGAGCTCAACTTTTGTCATTACAAATGTAGGCTTAGAGAAAGCAGCTCAAGCAAATGAAAAAGGGTTAATTGTAACCATAGCTAAATTTGCTGTTGGAGATGCATATGGATACACACCATCTATATCAGATACACGTATAAGAGGCAACACTCTTTATACAGGATCGCCAGTTTCTTATAAGTATATTGGTGATAAGACTATACAGATTATGTGTACTTTGCCAGATACGATTGGACCATTTGCTTGGGGTGAAATTGGTCTTTATCTTGATTCTGGTGAATTGTTTGCTCTTGCTGCTTTGCCTAAGCCTCAAAACAAGTACTCTAGCTTAGAGTCTGACATTGCATCTAGTGTTACTTTTTATTGCTATATTACACTAGCATATGATAAGGTTTCTATCACTATTGACTATGGCAGTAGTGATAATCCTGTTTCAACAGTAGAAATCTTAGACGTTTATAAATGGTCTAATGTTAAGAAGCCGGCAGATGTGCAATTAGGCATTTCAGAAATAATTGTTCATGAGAACTCGCCTATTGGTAATCCTACACTTCTGCTAAAGTCAGACAATGAACGATGGACAATTGCTTCTACATATGAGCCTATTTGGTCTAATATTATTCCAGTAGTTTCTACAGAAACATATCTTGAGTTTGATGTAAAAAAGAGCAATTTACCAACAACTGCAGCAACTGATGTTTCTAATGAGTATGTTGCACAGTTTCCAGATGGAACATTCTCATCTTTTTCTAAGGTAGAGCTTGTTTCAGATGATACTCGACTTCGATTTACTTATGTAGATCCATTAGAAACACCTAGAGATTTAGAATCTCAAATTGTTTTTTATAAATCAGCAGTATCAGATGTTGAGACAAAAGCAATTAATATTAATTTAGATACTATTGGTACTTTGCCATATGATCGAATTTCTGGTACTCCAGATTTAAGCGCTGTTAGCATACCTATTGGCGCTATTATTGCATGGCCTTTGTCAAGTATTCCAAATAACTATCTACTAGCAAATGGTGCTGCAGTTTCTAGAACTACCTATAGCAAGCTGTTTGCAGTGTATGGAACTAAGTTTGGCTCAGGAAATGGTTCTTCTACATTTACTCTGCCTAATCTGACTAATTATTTCTTAGCTGGTGCTGGCTCTAGATATGCTGTAGGCTCTACTTATACTGATGGTCTGCCTAATATTACAGGTACAATGGATGCCATTAATGACATTGACCATCTTTTTACGCCTACTGGTGCTTTTTATAGGCTGTCAAAAGTAGTTGGTGAGTCATATAGATCAAATGCAGATAATGCAGGATATGGTTTTGATGCAAGTAGAGCTAATTCGATCTATGGCAGGACAGATTATGTCAGACCAGCAACATTTGGTATGAACTTTATCATTCGATATCAGTAAAATAAAAGCCGTACTATATAGTGTAGTACGGCTTTTTATTTACACAGATTTAAAGTTTTTATGTCAAAGTTCCTCTTGGAAATTTTATATGTCTATGACATAAATATAATATGAGTTCTCAGCGTATGCTGAGAATCTTTTTCTTTCTTAAATGAGATGAGGTAATATGATTAAGATTGAAAAGAAAGATGGTACACTTGAGCCATGGAATGCAGACAAAATTAAGATTGCTGTCACAAAGTCTGCTGCTCGTGCTAATGTATCATTATCATCAGAAGATTTAGAAGACATTGCAAAAGCAGTAGAAGATCAAGCAAAGCTAATTCAATTTAACAGTGGCTCAACAGAGCGCGTTGTTATTCCTACACGAAAACTTCATACTCTAGTTATTGACACATTACAGCGCTTATTTCCAAAAGTAGCAGTATCTTATCAGGAATATAGAGATTATAAGAATACATATGCTGCTGAATTTGAAAAGATTAAGAATGACGCTGATGGTGTTCTTCAGCTAGGCGATAGAGAGAATGCAAATTTTGACAGTTCTTTAGTTTCAACTAAAGGCTCTCTTATCAAAGGCTACTTAACAAAATCTCTTTATAAGCAATTTTATCTTTCTAAAACAGAAAAAGAGTTGACAAAACGCGGAGATATTTATATTCATGATCTTCGTGATATGATTCTTGGCTCACTGAATTGTGCATTATTTGACATGGCTAATATACTTAAAGGTGGTTTTGAAATGTCAAACGTGCAATATACAGAGCCGAAATCAGTTTTAGCTGCTCTACAAGTTATCGGTGATGTAACACTTGCTGCATCAGCACAGCAATTTGGTGGTTTTACAATCCCTGAGCTAGATAAGACTCTTTTACCATATTGCAAGATGTCATTACGTGCAGCTGCGTATGAATATGAAGAGTTTTCTAGTGAGCCAAAAGATATTAAAGATTACAAGCAAAGTCAGCATACTTTTGCTTGGTATAGACTAACAAGAGAGCTTGAACAAGGTTTTCAATCATTAGAGCTTAAGCTTAACACGATTCCATCAGCACGTGGCGATTTTGCTTTCACTACTATTACATTTGGCCAGTGGGATTCTAATTTGCCAGAAGAAGATAAAGCAATTTTGAATCTTATTGGTAAGACAATTCTTCATATTCGTGAAAAAGGACATGGTGGTAAACAAGTCGTATTTCCTAAGCTTGTTTACTTATATGACGAAGAGCAAGTTAAAGAAGATGCATACTCATTAGATTTAATGGATGAAGCTGTAGAATGCTCTTCTAAGTGTATGTATCCTGATTGGCTTAGCTTATCTGGAAATGAAAAATATAATAAGGTAGCACAGGTTTTTAAAGAATCTGGTAAGAAAGCTATTACAAGCCCCATGGGTTAAGAGAAATCGACAGCTCATGTAAAATCCTGCTAAACGGGGAAACTCTCATGCAGACAATCCCGTGCTAAACTTTCTAATAAGAAAGAATGCCTAACGACTATCCCTGATGAATGTAAGGGAGTAGGATTAAGTAATCCGAAATGCAGGACTTCTAAGTATAGAAGAAGATATAGTCTGATCTCTATAGCGATGTAGAGCTGCTTGAATAAAGCGGGTTAGAATTAACGACTCTAACTGAACAAAAGTAAAATGTGTCGTGCATATCTTACACCTTGGAAAGATCCTGAGACAAATCAGTATGTAACAATTGGTCGTTGCAATATTGGTGCTGTTTCTCTTAATCTTCCAGTAATTATTGCTGTTGCAAAGAAAGAATATTCATCTAATTGGAAAGAACAATTTTGGGCGTTATTAGAAGATCGTCTTGAAGTTATTAGAAACTTCCTTCGTAAGCGCTATGATATTATTAAGCATGTAAAAGCTTGTACTAATCCACTTGCTTTTACTCAAGGCGGTTTTTATAAAGGCACGCTTGAGCCTGATGATGAGATTGGTGATCTAGTTCAGTATATGACTGCCTCTTTTGGCATTACTGCTCTTAATGAAGCTACTATTCTTTGGAATGGCCATACACTTCATGAAGATAAGTCTTTTGCTATTGAAGTAGTCAACTTTATTTCTGATAAAGTTAATCAGTTCAAGAAAGAAGACAGGTATCTTTATGCTTTATATGGCACGCCGGCTGAATCTTTGGCAGCTACACAAGCTAAGCAGTATGCTGATTATACTGGTGACACACAATTTGGTGAATATTTTACAAATAGTTTTCATCTTCATGTTTCAGAAGATGTTACACCTTTTGAAAAGCAAGATGAAGAAGAGGAGCTATTCCATATGGTTGCAGGTGGACACATTCAGTATGTACGCTTAGACAATCCAGAGAACTTAGATGCTGTTAGATCAGTGATTCTACGCGGTATGGAGAAGGGCTTCTATCAAGGTGTAAACTTTGATGCTGCATACTGCAACGACTGCGGTAAACATTCTACAAATGTGATGTGGACGTGCCCGCATTGCGGTTCTAAGAATTTGACTGTCATCTCACGTGTTTGTGGCTATCTTGGCTACTCTAATGTCAATGGTGCTACGCGTATGAACGATGGTAAGATGGCAGAGATTGCTGATCGCAAGTCTATGTAATACTTCAAAATTTCATGATATAATACTTCGGTGTAAAGCTATTTTACACCGAAGTTTATCAACAGCATTTTTTTTTTCATAAAATATGAAGATAAATGCATCACGTAGATTAAAAGCATATTCTTATGATAGTATACTCTCTGAAGATCTTGTTGAAAAACTAATTTATGATGATTTTCAAGATATTCAGCGAGTTTACACACGTGCAGATAAAATGAAAGATGAGCAAGAACGAGAAGATTTTATAGTGTCTTCTCTTCAAAGTTTTTATGAAGATTCAGATTTCTTAGATGAATATTTTGCATATAAGCCATTAAGCAGAGTAGTTACTGCGCTTATGAATAACTCATCTGATTCAAGAGTTGTTTCATATCTACGAGAAAAGCTTAATCAAGCTCTTTAATAGTAAAGTTGCAGCCAAAGAAATATAATAGCTTTAGCTGCAATCTTATTATAAATAGTAATTATTATGAGAGTACAGCAAGTAGACACATATAAATGGGAACTGTATTGGACGATGCCTTGGCAATTTGTTCAGTATATGTGGGTATCTGTTCTAGAAGGTTTTTCTGGGCATTTTAATGCAGAAATGGCATATAACTTTAGTATCAATATTAAGAATGAGCCTTTATCAGAGTTTAATTTTGATCAAAAGCTAAAAGATATGTGCATTAAAGAGCTTGGAGAATTAGCAACCTTTTTAAAAGGCAATCCTTCTAGGTTTATGATTTCTGTTGATTCTACTAAGCAATGCTGTACTCTTCAAAAATATTAAAAGGAATTTATTATGTCAATTGTTGAAAAGAATACTCATTTAGAAAAGAAAAAGAATAAGTCTATTGATGATGAGATTGTTGAGCTTATGCGTATGCGAGATGAGCTAAAAGACTCTATTAAGAAGCTTGAAAATGCGCGTGAAAAAGAAATAAAAAAGATGCAGCTAAAGACTGAAGTAGATGAGCTTAAGCGAAAGCTTAATAAGATGTCTTCAAGATCAGATGAGCAAAAGAAAGAATCTTTTACAGAAAAAGACGCTAATGATAAAGATGAAAGAGTGCAACAGCTTGTAGAAGATCTTAAGCAAATTTTACTTGATGATGAAAATGTAGTCAATAAGCTATATCGAGAGATCTTAAACCATAAGACTTATCCTTCATTTCCAGAAAGTGATAGAGATAAGTCATATGGCACATACATATGGTGGGCTTAATACATACATTTTTCTAAGAAACTTTGCTATAATATAAAGAAAAGACTATTAGCTTTAGTCTAGATTTTGCATAAATAGTAATAGAGCTATGATTACGCAAGTACAGTTTGAGAAATTTTGTGATTTTCTTAAAGTATCTGTCTCTTATAAAGTTTCTTTAACTATTGCTTTAGGCGTAATTCAGCAATACTGCAAAGGTGCTGTTGAGCTTGGTAATTGTACAGATGAAGAGATTGTATCCTTTGCAGAAGCTAAAGGATATAGTGAGTATAAAAATAATGTGATTGCTATTCTTTATACTTATTATAAGAATCATCCAGATAAAGATCCTAAAGAGATTTTTAAATATTGTTTTAGTATTAGTGAATAAATAAAATGCTCTGCTTTATTTTTAGCAGAGCATTTTTCTTAATGGAGAGCTTAAATGAACTATATTGGCTTCAATAAGTATGATACAGCTAATGGACCAGGCATTCGTGTTTCTCTCTTTGTATCAGGCTGTACGCTTCACTGTAAAGGATGCTTTAATCAAGAAAGCTGGGATTTTAACGCAGGAAAGCCATTCGACTCTGATGCTTATCATGCATTGTTTAAAGCGTTAGATAATAAGTACGTTTCTGGCTTGTCTATTCTTGGTGGTGATCCTTTCGAAGAAGCGAATATGCCAGTTGTTCATGGTATTGTGCAAGAATTTAGAAATCGATTTAAAGATACTAAAACAATCTGGATTTGGTCAGGTAGAAAACATGAGCATTTAAAAGATCATTTCTTAGCTGCTGCTATTCTTGATTTTTGCGATGTTCTTGTAGATGGTCCTTTCATTGAGCGTCTAAAGGTCAATCCAGCCGATCATTATTACTATGGATCTAGCAATCAGCGTGTTATTTATCTAAAGCATAGTGTATAATATACTTGTTCTGATAAAGAGAGCACAAAGCTATGGAAATCCTATCTAATAAAAAACGTTTAGAAGCTTGTATTCTTCTTGAAGCTCAAGAATCTCTGTATGCAATGTCTAACGTATACACAGACATTGGTAATATTACTATTCAGATCAATCCAACTGAAGGACGAATTGGTGAGCCTTATTTTAAGGTTTACAATACTGATAGTGTGTCTACTTCAAATTTTGTAGCAAGGATTTCTTTTGACGTGCCTAAGTATATTATTCATAAAGATAGTAAAGGCAAACAGTCTTGGTTTATGAATGCTTCAGAGAGGAAAAATTTAGTTAGTGTACTTACTGCAAATAACTATTCTGTTTGGAAAAAGCTAATTGCTAACTGGAATAAAGAAAAGTACGGTATTACTTCTAGATGTTGGAGTTTTTTTTTACTTCAAAGGTTAAATCATTATTGAATACTGCAAATAAGCAAAAGCTTATTGACTATGCTCAATCTTCTGATAAATTAGAGCAGCAAGCATATAAGTTTATGCTTAGCGTTTTTAATATTGATAATATTAAGCAATTTAAAGCTCGTCCAGAAGAGCATATTATTACTGCATTATCACGGCTTAAGGAATGCATGCCTACTGATAAGCTTATGCCAGATTATATGCAGCTTGTAGAGTAAAAATGGAAATCCTATCTAAAAAACGTTTAGAAGCTTGTATTCTTCTTGAAGCTCAAGAGTCTTTATATGCAATGTCTAATGTGTATACAGACTACTTTGATTATGGGGCTTCATTTCAAATCAACCCTTCTGAAGATAGACTAGGTGAACCTTACTTTAAAGTATATGATTCATTTAGTATAGATAAGGCAAGACGTGTAGCTAGGCTTTCATTTAACGAGCCTAAGTATATTATTCATAAAGATGGTTTAGGCAAACAGCCTTGGTTTATGAATGCTTCAGAAAAGAAGTATATCTTAAGTATTCTTAAAAAGAATAAATATTCAGTTTGGAAAAAGCTGATTGCTAATTGGAATAAAGAGAAGTACCAAGTTGAATCTAGGCACTGGAATCTTTTTACTGAAAGCGTTAAAACACTCATTACTAGATCTCATAAAGAAGATTTTATTGTGTTTGAGCAATCTTCAGATCTACTTCAGCAAAAGGTATATAAATTTATGCTTAGTGTTTTTAATATTGACAATATTAGTCAATTTAAAGCAATAAAAGAAGACATAGTAGATGATGTACTTGCTAGAGTAAGTCAGTGTATGCCAATCGATAAGCCTATGCCAGATTATATGCAGCTTGTAGAATAAAAATAGAAATTTTATATAGTAAAATGCATTTTTATAGGATATCTTAATAAAATGAGCAAAGAAGTAACACCTACTGTAGAAACTTCTGATAAGTCTATCCTTGACCAGATTAAAGACACAGTAAAGGATACTATTAAAGCAGAAGCAATGGCTACTATTGATCAATTGATTGAAACGATTAAAGAAAAGCTTACTGCTAATGGTATTGAGTTCACTGAGCAGGTTCAAGCGCTTGTTAAGGAAGCTATCACTGCTATTATGAAGGAAACAGGCGAAACTGTTTCTGAAAAAGTAGATACTTTTCTTGATGGTAAAAAGGCAATTTGGACAGAACTAGCTGCAACAAATCCTGATGAAGCTCGTCGCAAGCTTCGTAATTTTTGGCTTGGTGTAGCTGGTGTTTGTGCAATTGTTGGTTTTGCACTAGGTGTTTGGGTATTTTAACTAGAAATTAATTATGGATATTTCTAATCTTACAGCTGCTAAAGCATTTAAGCTTATAGATAAATTAATACGTCAAGAACGTTTTGATTATGCAGCTAAAATAAAAGATGAATATATATATATAACCGGCGTTGATGCTTATAGACATGTTATCAGTATAGTTAAAAATCTTTACAAAATTTTCGGTAAAGAAAATGTAGTGATGTTAGATTATGATGATAACATTATTAAGTATCCTGCATATGATGGATATATGTATATAAAGATTTTTGGTGAAAAAATTGAGCTTATGCTTACATATGGCAATTTTGGACCAGAAGATATTAGTGTTGGTGGACTTGTCCTTTCATTCTATTACGAAGAAAAATCTTTTTAATAAAAATGTCTAATTTAGTAAAAATTCTTGTTATTTTTGGTGCTTTAGTAGTTATTGCTGCAGGCATTTTTGTAGTTGTTGCTAACTGGACAGATAATGAAGAGCTTTTGCCTCCTCAGCTTCAAGATCCAGCTACTACAGAGCAAGTTAAGTAATCTTATTTTTAGTAGATAAAATAAAAGGAGTATTTCTTAGCGTAAAGAAATACTCCTTTTTTTATGCTTATTTGATTAAGTGATAGTAAGAGTACCAGTAATCGTATTATTGCCAGTGCTCTTAATTGTGCTAGTTTCAAGCGCTGTAACTCGAGCTATCAGTTCATTTAATGCAGTTACAGTAGCATATGTCGTATTAATTACATTACCGTTTGCATCTTGTGTAGCTTTTGTTGCTGTAGCTGCATTACCTGTACATGTAGCAGCTGTTGTAGCAGAATCTGCAGCTGCAGCATGACTAACTGTCAGTGTAATTGCTGCATCAGCTGAACCATTAAATGTAGTTGAGCCACTAGCATCCCCACTAATAGAAATAGTTCTAGCTGTAGCTAATGCACTAGCAGTAGATGCATTACCTTGCAATGCACCTATAAAAGTAGGTGCAGTAAGATTACCAGTAAGCGTACCACCTGCTAACGTAAGATAATTAGCTAAAGCAGAAGCATCAGCTTTTGCAGCTAATGCTGTATTTGTAGCATAATCACCTTTAACTTGATATGTAGTACTAGCATTAGCTGTTGTAAGATAAGCACTAAGATCTACGGTACCAGCTAGCTTATCCCACTTAGAACCATCCCAAGCAAAGTTGTCACCAGTATCTTCTACATTGTAGACATCACCTGTAACTTGATTTGAAGAAGGTAGAGCTGCTTGGTTAGCAACAGAGCCTTTGTATTTATAGACACTAGCAATAGCAGAATCTACATAAGCTTTTGTAGCAGGATTATTACTTTCAGTAGGCGTTTGAACAGTAATAGCACCAGTAAAGTCAGCACCAGCTAAATTAGCTTTTTTAGCAACATGCTCGCTCATATCCTGCACAGCAGATTCAAGAGCATCTGTAGTTGCATATTGACTAATATTTAGACCACTAATAGCTTGTGAAACACTAGCTGGTGTAGCATATGTAGTAGATGCTTCAGACTTTGTAAGGAATGTAGCTTTATCAGATTCGTATGCAGTATCTTCTACAAAATGAGAAACATCAGGAATCTGATCAGTTGTTGCTACATTTTTACCATTAAGCGTAGCTGTACCTGTAAATTGAGGATTAGCTTTTGTAGCAACAGTATTAGTCAGAGACGCTACTTCTTGCTCAAGCGCTTCTAGAGCAGAAGCATCAGCTTTAGCAGCAAGTGCATCAACTAAATCTGTTTGCTCTGCAATATCACCATAAAGCTGGCCCCACTGAAGTGATGAAGCATCAGATACTTCAGTTGGATTTTCTGTATTATATACAGTATTTACTGCAACATATGATGGTGATGAGAAAATAGCTACACAAAGCTCTTGAGCTTCAGTAGATTCACCAAATTGAGGTGCATCAGCTGTAGAAAGCCAACCATCTACGCCTTGCCATGTAATAGAGCATGTAATGCCTTCTGGCTTGACTAGCGTAAGCTTAACTGCTTTGTCTGAAGTAGTTTTAGCACAGTTAATTGTAGCGCCTGCAGCTGTAAGCGTATGTCTAATTGCAATTACTGAATCGTCATTAACTATAATTGAATTAGACTCAGCTACTTCAGCAAGAGGTCCGCTTGTGATTCCTTCAACAGCGCCAGACTTAGGGATATAATCGCCATTTGTAGCAAGCTCTACAATATTGTCTTCTGCGTCTTTAGTTCCAATAACACCATCAGGAATATTGATCCAGATTTCACCTGTTTCTACAGCGGTAGGCTCAGGCCTTGTTCCTGGAGTTATTGAATATAATTGTGTATATTTCATATTTCTATAGTATAAAGTGGATTGCAATCACTATATAAATATAAAATTATTTGCATGCAAAAATGCCTCTAAAATTTGTTTATTTTAGAGGCATTTTTATATTGATTGCGTATATACAGATTAGCCTGTTGTTTGTAAAACAGCAAAACCAACATCATTGTCCCAAGAAAGAACAAGAAGAGATGGTGCAGTCATAGTAGGAGCAGAACCTCCTGCCCAGACCCAAGAAGTTCCTAGATTTACTGTTGTAGAAGCATTCTTAATAGAAACTTTCTTAGTCCAAGTACTATTTGCTGTACCGTTATTGACAGTAATAGCTACTGCTGTAGTAACTTGCTGAGAATCAGGTGAAGTTTGCGTAATTGTCAAAGCAGTTGAAGAAACAACACAGTCTTCATAACCTGCAAGATTACCACGAGAGCCAGACTTAATGACAGAATCTTTTACAAGAGCAACAGGATTATTATCTACAGTAATAGCATTTTGTCCTAAAGAGACTGTTTTGCCATCATTGCCAGTTACAGTAAGAATTCCCATATTTCTTCTTATTTAGAAAATTAAAAAATTAGTATAGTAATAATTAAATTATTGCTATATTCTAAAATTCAATAACGGAATTTGTAAATGCCTAGTATTTTGTAAAGAATTCGAGCAATAATGTTGATCTAATCAATATTTCGCAGAGTAATGATGCTACAATTATAATAGAGTATCCTGATGGACAAACTTGTACTTTTTCTGCAGGTGATTATACAAAATTTACTTAAAGCCAAAGGCTTGTTCCTAAAGGTACAAAAATATCATCATCTTTTGAAGACCTACAATAGCATGTATGGTTCAATATTTTTCAGTAGCTAAAGTTGAAGGCTTTAACTAATTTTATAAAAAGGCTTATAGCTTTTACAATCAATAAACTTAATAAACTAAAAGGAAATCTATAATGGCTATTCGTTACGTCTTTGAAGAAAAGAAGTATACTTCACTCTATCAGCTTCGTCAAGCTATTTGGAAGTCTCTTCGTGTTGCTTATGCCAATCCTAAGACACAAGAAGAGTTTGATGCTATTGAGCCACTAGTTGGTAAAGTTGTTGTAGAAGAGTATGATCCTATGGATGATGTAAATGATGACTCACTTCGTGCTCGTGCTCTCTCTAATCTAGAATCATCTTTTACAGCATATCGTAATTCTTCTAAGACTTACATCAACTCTAGTCTTGGTTTTAAAGCAAATGCTAATGAAGTTGCTTTTGCTAACATTGAAGGCTGCATTGCTCAGGCTGAAGCTCCTTCAGGCGTTATGACTACAGCAGATGAAGGCAAGATTACGTTCATGGACTTTGAAGATCAGCCTCATGAACTTACTGTTGATCAGCTTAAGACTCTTAAAGTTGAAGTTGCATCTAATGGCTCACGTGCTTATGGTGTAAAATGGATGTATCGTCAGCAGATTGAAGCTGCTGATCGTGCTGCTCTTCTCAAAGGCTTTAGCTTTGACTTTAGACCAGATGATCAGAAAGCTCCTGCTGCTGAAGAAGAAGCTGAACCATCTGCTGAATAATAGCATAGTATAAATTTGTACATAGAGCTAGCAAATGCTGTATAATAGTAATGTTAGCTCTATCTTTTTATTAGAGCATGGCAAATATTTTACATCCTGATGTTTTTCAGGTAGTTGTAGCAATTGATCAGCTAGCAAATACACTTCTTGGTGGTATGGCTGATGAGACTCTTTCAGCAAGAGCTTGGCGACATCATCTTGATGGAAGTAGAGATTGGCCTTATAAGCTGATTGATGCTCTTTTCTTTTGGCAAAAGAATCATTGTCGTGAAGCGTATGAATCTGAGCTTAAAAGAAGACAACTGCCTATAGATTATAGAGAAGAGTAAGTTTAAATAATATAAATAGTCTTTCAAGGAGAATTAAATGACTGCTAGCTCTGTTAATCCAGTTGAAGTTTTTACTTCTATCAAAGACAGTATTCAAAGTATTTCTGAAGATGATTTGAATAGTCTTAAAGATGCTGCTGAGTATCTCGCAGCGAAATACTTCAAGTCAGGCCAAGTTGCTGCACTTAAGAAGCTTGCTTTTTCACTTGAAGTAATCAATAAAGAAAAACAGCTTATTGATATTGGAATCAATACATTTATCTATAAAGATGATATTGATTTTTATATTGACAATGCAAAAGATAATACTCCAGTAAAGCTTATTGAGCTAAAGAATTATCCTAGAGAGATTCCAGACGAAATTGTAGAGACTATTGATAAAGTGAAAGACATCTTCGATGAGATGTACATTATCTATACAGACTATACTGGAAAAGAAGAAAAGCGCATTGAAGCAGAAAAGCGTTCTACAGATCCTATTCTTTTTGGTGTGTTCATGAATACTACAAATCGAGTATGTGTAGATCGTTTTTATGTGTTAGGTGATTGGATTGATGAACATTGTGATCTTACACTAGATAAGCTTTTGCATGAGCTTAAGCTTCATAAGCGCTATAATAGAGATGTATATGTGCCCATGTCTCTTAATGAGCTTAAAGGTTATCTCAATAATTTGAACAGCAATATTTCTTTTGACGCTTCTCTTAACATCTCTACTCCTTATCTAGCTGTAGAAAAAACTCCTACTAAAAAATTGTCTTTCTTTGACAAGATTAGAACTTTCTTTAAAAAACATTAACATTTTTTTATAAAAAAATGCAGATTACTGATAACACTTTTACTGTACAAGCTAAACATGATATTGTAATAGCTTTTGTGCATACTGAATTTGGGTATTATAAAGGTCCAACATCTAAGCTTATCTTTTGTAAAAAGAATCCATTACCAGGCGTATTTAAGCATTCAGATATAACTCATATAGACAATAATACATTTATTGTATATTGCAATACAGAGTTTAGACGTGATATTGATAATAATCATTACTATGTAGTTGTAGTTATACCTAAAGGCAGTATTCTACGCTGTAATATGAAAGATTATGGTCCAGTTGAAGTAACGTCTGATATTCCTATGTATAGGTATGATACATCTGATGATAGATTTAGATATAGTAAAAAATTTGGATATAATAAAAATGCTAATTACGAAAATGTATTAGTAACTAAGCGTAATACTTTTACTCTTTTTCCAAATAAGCAATCATCTTTACTTGCTAAGTTCAACAATAAAGCACTATTCCAAGAAATTCTTGAGATCTAAGCTTTAATTATGATTAAAGATTTGTCATCATCTTATAGTAAGATGAAGCATACTAAGCAGCGCATTTCATATATACGCGGCTCAATACAATTTAGTCTTAGTAATGAAGACAATAATAGTATTGAAGATGAGCGAAAGCAAGAGCTAGTTCAGGTAGGTACTAAGCAAGAAAGAGAAGCATTTCGTGCAGAAATGTATCTTAATGCTGTAAATGATGAATCTTTAACTAAATTTTGCTATCGTTGTGGAAAGAAATTCATTCCTAGACCATGGCATGCAGACAGCTTAGGTTTTATTTGTGATGATTGCAAAAAGAAAGAAGAAGCTAAGGCAACGCAGCTTACTTCTTCTGAGCAAATAGCTTCTAAATGGAATTTTGCTGAAAGAGACAAAACTCAGCAAATATTAGATCTTTTCAACAGAAATTATTAAAAAAGATGCCTCTTTACTATTTCTAGTAGAGAGGCATTTTTATAATAAGAAATACCAAGTACAAGCAATGACAATAGATCCATGTATTACTTGATCTAATGCCCAGCTTAAACCTAGCATTCTTAGATTTGTTTTATACTTATAAAGTACAGGTATAAGGAGAAAATCTATTAAAGAATGCGTTAAAACGCATATTAAAAGAAATGCAGCAAGATCAGATAACTGATGTCCAGTACCACTAGCATCCATTGCAATCCATAACCCTAGCGACATTATAGAGAAGCTAGTAGCATAAGATTGGCAGTGCTTAGTGATGTATTCTCTCTGTGGATCTCGCTGCAAATCTCCTGGTTGCAAAATAAAGTCTGCAACCCAGTGCATGAAAATTGCTAGTATAATCCAGAGTAAAGACATAATATGGAAGAATATTAATCTTTCATACTATGAAATTTTTTATAAACCATCAGCTACGCCAGGAACTATTCTTGCTCTAACTAAAGAATTAAACACATCACTGTAGTATAGCGTCAAGAAGATCATGCAATTAGGTTTTGTACAAGTAAGATTCATATACTTATTGTACTGTGTTTCACCACTATCTTCATGGCTGCTGCTTCGACTAACAGAGCCTGGTTCAACTCTAAAGCCTGCTGTTTGCATTTCTTTTGCAATAAGATCTAAAGTATTAGCTTCAGTTCGTACTTCTATAAAGTATAGATTTATTCCATTAGAGTCTTTTATTTCAACAATTTCCCGTGGTTTACATTTAGCTCGTACATGGCGAGTTAATGATCTACTAACACTATGTAGAGCTCGTGCATCAGAAATATTCATTTGTTAAAGTCTTTATTTATTCAAGAGCAATATATACTGCAGCGAGTACACCGATATTATATTCACCATCGTGTATGTCAATATCACGTAAATTAAGCTCTACAATCCAGCCTTCATCTGAATAGTATGATATATAATAAACATTAGTTTGCTTATTAATATCCATATACATATACTCATCAATATCTGCTTCAGGTATATGCTTAGAAATAATAGCTTCTAGTCTATTTTTCATACTAAATGCAATTTGTTTTGCACTAGTTGTAGAGCCAAAGCCATTAAAAGCATCTTGAATATTTGTTACTAAAAGGCAACCTGTCTCGTTTACTTGAGAGCTCATGCTAGGAAGTGAGCCAGCTTTATTTGCAATAATAAATCCATAAGGCTTAAGTGCTTTTACAATGTCTTGCAAAAGAGCTGGTATAATAGCGTGTGAATTAGCTGTAATAGCCTTTGTAGCAGTTAATCGCTTAGAAGAATTAAGCCGCATAATCGTAAGAGTTTATATAGTAAAAAATTAAACTAATTTCTTTATTAAGGAAAGCCTATTAATATAGTTATGCATACGCCAAATATTGGCATATTTTGTGCTGTAATTTGAATATGATTTACATCATTATATGATATATCTATCATGTAACAATTATTAGATAATTGCAATACATTTATATTTTGCTCTAAGTCTTGATCATATTCAAATAGTTCAGCGTATTTAATTAGCATACGCTGCATTCTAGACTTAAGTATAGCAGCTATATGCTTTGCTCTAACTGAAATATTATTTGATCCTGGATTAAGTGATGCAGCATCGACTTTAGTAGTTAGTATAGCACCAGAAATATCTGCATTGCTAGAAGCTGTAGATTTAGATGCTAATATAAATCCTGCAGGTATGATATTATTTATTAGCAGATTTAAAACTTGCTCAGATTTTTTTGTTTGAAAAGCAGTTAATCGCTTAGAAGAATTAATTTGCATAACAAAAAAAAATGAAGAAACTACGTAAAAGCTATAAAAAGCTTACTTTTATTAAATTCTCTATATAAAATAGTTAAAGCTTTGCAGCTTGTAGCGTGATTCTTTTTCCTTCTTCACCTTTCTTTATAAAAGTTGTAGTGCTAATTTTTACTTCAATATTACCCCACGCGCTATAAGTAAATGTTCCAGTTATTGTTTCATTTGTATCAACACGTGTAATTGAAACAGAATCATTTAGTGAAAAAGCACCGTTATTTCCATATAATATTAAGGAAAAGTATTTATAATTACGCCAAGATGCGCCAGAACGAATATTTTCTAGTACTGCATAGCAAGCATCTAATGAAATATCACTTGAAACAAGCGTACCGTATGAACGATACCTATATCCGAGACATCGATTTACATATGTATTTCCAGAACTGTCAGAGCCTGCATTTGCATTATATGTTTCACCAATAAACACTATGCTAAAGCTTTGGTTTTGCTTTGCAGCAAACAGTAATTTCTTATTCAAGACAAAAAAAAAATACTATGAGCAAAGCTATACTTATGTTTTTAATTATTTAAGCACTTGTATAAAAGTCAACAGTGATTATTTCCAATGCTGTTGATATTGGAATAAATTGCGCATAGCCACTTCTAGCTTGATTTCCACCTTCATAGGAAGCTGTTATTCGTGCTGCATCTTGCGGTGAAAACCAAATTTTGTTATATACTTAAATTTTAAGATTATTGTTAGTTTAAATAAGTGAGTATTTTATGCTTAACAAAAATATTTTTCTTGTGAAGGAGAGGGGGGGGGAAATAGCATTTCTCTATATGTAGATCTGTATTGTACTAATGAAAGTCCTAGAGGTGAGCTATTAGTTAACGGCTCTGAAGTTTTAGATGATGAATATTTAGTGGGTGGCTGGACAGTAAACGTACAAAACACGGATTTAGTTATAATGACTTTTCGTAGTTGGCCAACAGGTTTTGAAATTGCTGATGCGTCTTGCGAAGGTGGAAGAATAAATTACTATAATTACGATGAAGGTGTTGCAGCATGGGATAACATTTCGCCTCGCTTTGCTGTCACAGTTAGGCAAACAGGCGAATAAGGCTATGTTAGTATAACGAATTACTGCAGATTTTCTATATATAACATGATTACAAATATCATAGAACGGCAGATTGATTCTGATGGTTATATAGAAGATTCCTTTCGATTAGATTCAGCGCAAGGCATGCTTTTGTATAATGAGCTCGCCCAAAAAACACCACAATATCTTACCCTAATTCATGATATTGAGCTGATTTCTACGCATGCAGCAGATGGAATATCTTATAAAGAAGATTCAATTTGTCTTGTTTATAATGTTTTGCCTAATGATCAGCTTATTCGTCAGTTTTGCTTAGATAACACTAGATTAATTGATTTTTACGTAGCAAAAATAGCACTTTCATCACAGCAAGTGCACTATAAGTTTTATTATAATTACTTAGACTCGCAGTTAGCTTGGATACAGCAGAAGATTCAAAGTTTATCTAATTCATGGCCTGCTGTAGAATTTGGTGTAAGCTATACACCATTAACGCAGTTAGAAGATTATTACTTCTATACAGCAGACATTGAGGCAGTTTATGCATTATTTGGTTTTCAAGAGCCTCAAGAAAGTAAGCAATGGCATAATGTAAAGAATGCGCATTATGCTATTACTGTAGATGCAAGTACAAAAACAGTATTAAAACTAAAAAGATATGTGCATCCTGCGTTAGATCTTCAGCTTAAAGACTGGAAAAAAATTTATGGAATAACAAATGCCTGAAGTTACAAAAAGCAGTTTTGCATCAAATTTCAATAACTTAGTACGATCCTATATGGTATCTCGAATTGAGTGGTACGATACTCATCATCCTGATCTTCGATCAGGTACAATTCCTACCACTGCATCAGTTATGCCATTAGCTTGGAATTATTGGGATACACAAGGATCACAAGCTGAGTTTGATAAATTTTTTGGATCAAACAGTTTTGATAGCATGAGTGCATCAGATATTTCTGGTGATATTGTTACTGCATCTGAAGCAATTACTGCTGTTCAAGATCTTGCATATTACTACACTCGTATTCGTAGTATGACGTATTACACATACTACAATGAAGGCTTGCAACATCAAGGCACAGCGTGGTCTGCTATGAGTACTGATTATTACAGCAATCTAAACTGTACGCTAGACATTACGCAGAATGAAGTTGTTAAGCTGCCTGCTTTTGACGACTTACGCTCAACATTAGTAAATTTACCATCTATTTCGTATACGTATAAGTATAGTGGTAGCCACGATGAGCATGGGAGATCAAGAAGATGACAGAGCTGACTGTTTTGCCTTTTTCTAATGATAAGCTTTGGGAAATTATTCAGCAGCAAGATACTGAGAATGCTTGTACTGTGTATGAGCTAGACATTAAAAAGAGTTATGAAAATCTTGGCAAAGCTTTGATTATTTATGCATCAAATCTTAATTTGTCAATTAAGTTTTCAACTGAAACATTAACATACGAAGAAAAAGCAGATATTTTTACTCAGTATCTTGATTTAATTAAGATTTATAAGTGTGATCAGCTTAGTCATACACTGATGCATGTATTATGCAGAGCAAAGAATATTCATCTTAAGTCTTTTTCTATTTTTACAGATGAAGAAGCTGACTTATATATTAATGCAAATAAAGATCGTGTGAAGACATTACTGTCTTTTATGCAGTCAATTCCTCTATATATTGCATATCAACTTAGCTTAGTCAATAAAGTTAAAGATGATTTTGCAAAGTATGAGCATATAGAAAATCCAAAGCTTATTCCTTTAAATATTGTCAATCTTTTTGATATTCCACAAAGTTGCATATTCTACAACACTGCTACAACAGATCTTGTATACTATACATATCAATTTGAGCAGCCTTGCTTCGGTGGCAAATATTTAAAAGAGTATGTGTACACAAACAAGAATGATATTGTGCTAATGCTAGCAGATTTTTTCAATAAAATAGAAAATCATGTTTCATCTGTTTAATAGCTCTAGAATGATGCTAGACTTTTCATATGCTTTACTAAAGTCTGGTGTATTGAATTATGTAATCTCTAAGTTTGAAGATTATAAGGATGATGATTTCTATAATGAAGTTTCTAGAATCTTTGAATCATACTCAAAGAAAAAGAAATATTTAGAAGTCTATGAATCATCATATGAAAATCTTGTAGGCTCTGGAAAGCAATATCAATCTGATGCAGAATTTTTCTATGCTTTGCTTCAAAATGCTAAATCATCAGATTTTATTCTAGCAGTTGACGCACAAGCCTATACTATAGTTGTCTGTAAGTATATTAAGATCTTTTTGACAGACATTACAGAAAAGACAGCATATACATTGTACAAAGCTTCACTAGACAGAATCTTTTTTGAGTTTGTTTATGCAGAAAAGATTCGAAGCCATGATTTTATTGTAAAGCTATACAATGAAGGTGTTGCTCAGCTAAGTAAAGAAGAGTTTATTCAGCTTTATAATGAGACAACTATCACAGGCAATGCTATTGTATTAGATACTCTTCGTCAAGAAGCTAAAGCTTATACTTCAACAGAGTATAAGATAGCTTCATTGCTGAGTACTGGATCAAACGAATTTGATGATGACATTCGTAAGTATTTTAGAAAGCAAATTGCTGACTACTTACTTCATTTAGCAATTGATCTTAGACTCTTATATGCATATGATAAGTACGTTTTTGACAATGAAAATGATGTGTTAAATATAGTACACTCTAGCTCTGTGTATGATCCATTAGACAGAGTGAAAGCTAGTACTACTGATGTAATTCTTAGCTCGTTAACAGCTAATGCAGATGAGTACGATGCTTTAACTAGCAGATACTTTATGACAACTCTTTGGTTAAAGAAGAGTCAAGTAGAAGAAAGAAAAGACGTTAGTACACTATATACAGAAGCATGCGCATTAGCAAATATGCCTTCTGCACTAGAGATGATAAACTATATTGTAGAGTTTATCAAAGAGAATGAGTATTGTCCTTATATTGACTACGACGTAAGCAAGATTAATCCCATTTTACTTAGGCTCGTTTTTAATGCATATATCAATAATGATGTTGCTATGCTAAAAGAGCTTTCATACACTGAATAACTGCTATGCTTCAGCCTACGCTTATACTTGATACAACGTACAACTGTAATTTTGCATGTAAGTTTTGTTCTATTGCACATAAACAGCGTATGCAACCAATGACTTCTAAACAAGTTATTAAATATATTGAACAGTATAAACCAGGCAGCATAGAATTTTTTGGTGGTGAGCCACTTCTAATGCCTACTTCATTCTATGAAGATATTATTTCTTATATAGAAAAGAATGCATTAGACATAGAGCTCTTGATGACATCTAATCTTATTCCATTTTATAAGAATCCTTCTAAATGGAAAGATATTCTTTCTAAGATGGATGTTTGTACGTCATTTCAGCTAGATGATACTCGTTGCTTTAAAGATGGTTCTGCGTATACTCTAGAAGATTATATCAAAGTATTTGATTTGTATAAGAAGACATTTAATAAGTTGCTAGTCTTCTTATCAGTAATCAGTAAAGAAAATCTGTCAGTTGTTGATAAGCTTATTGCACTTGCCAAGCAGTTGAATACAAAAGTAAAACTACTTAGATATATTGATTCTTTTTCAATAGAGAACAGCTTTCAATTTTTTAAGTATTTTTCTTTGCTAATTCAACTTATAGTAAATCAAGACAACAAATATGAGATTTCATCAAATCAGCTGTTAAAAGCAATACATGGGCAGACTACTTCTTGCCCATTTTTTACATGTAAAGATGCATTTAAATGTATTGCTCCTAATGGACAAGTTTCGACTTGTTCATGGTACCATCATTCAGCAAGTCAAAAGAAATATAATGCTAAGCTAGAAGCTGATATTATGCTAGATGCACCTGTTATTGCCAATACAAAATGCTGTCAATGCGAATGTTTTCAATTCTGCAATTCTTGTGCAATAGTACGACGAGAAATCTTTGCACTCTCTAAAAAAGATCAAGAAATTCATTGTGATGTAATGCGCAAGTCTTATCATGAATATTGTGAATTTGCTGCTTCTAGATATTAAACCTTTTCTAGCTTGTAATCTAGCTTGTTCATTTTGTCATGAACATGCAAAAAGAGTACAATTTGGTGAAAAGATTTATAGCATTACACCAGAGCTCTTAAGGCATAGATTTAGTTATTATCTTCAGTGTATTAAACAAACATTGCAGACGTATTCTAGCATCAATAAAATCGATTGCTCAATGATGGGAGGAGAGCTATTTCAAAATAGATTTGATCAGTCTATTTTTGATGAATATGCTGCTTTTCTAAAGTCTTTTACATCTTTAGGTGTTGCTACTCAGATTTCATTAACAACAAATTTACTTTGCAATGATGTTGTACTGCAAGCTCTTATTACACTAGTCAAACAATTTAATATTTCAATTACAGCTTCTTTTGATCTATACGGAAGATATTCTTTAGCTAAACAAGCAGATCTTTTCGTTAAAAACTGTCATACGTTAAGAAGTGCAGGCATAGAGCCTTTGATTTCTACTGTACTGCATAGAAAGAATATTGAATGCATACAAGAGAAAAAAGGATTTTATTCTCAGTTTAAGAAGCTGTATGATGAAAACTTTAAAATTGTGACAGTGCAATATTATAATAATACTAGTAAAGAGTTGCATGTTGATCAACAGCTGCTTATTGATACATACAAGTACTTTATACAGCATTATCCTAAACTGCATGAAATCAAACAATTGCTGCTTAGATACAAAAATGCTATTGCAATAAATAGAGCAATTGTGAAAACAGTTACTATGTCATGCATTCAAGAAAGAATAAAAGTAAAAGATTTGACAGATAGACTGCAATCATTTGCAGATTCGCACTGCATTAGCTGCAAGTATTATAATTGCTGCTATACTGGTGGAGCTGTGTATAAAAAAGACACAATTTCTCAGTATGCTATAGAATGCATTGATAAGATACTTTTTGATTACATAGATGATCAGTATAAAAAGCTTGAATCATAAGCCATCTTGCCAGGAAATTGTTGTTATTCCTTTTGGAGAATGTAATAATAGATGCGCATTTTGCGATATATCAAAGCTTCATTCTTCAAAGTACTCAGAGACAAGCTTTTCTTCTACACTTGCTAATTTTCATACAGTTATAGAACGAGTTTCAGAATATGCAACGTCAGTTAAGCTTTCTTTTATGGGTGGAGAGCTTATACAAGATAAGTTTAACGAAGAGTATTATAAAAGCTTAAGCACATTTATACAAAATTGCATTGATATTTGCATAGAGCATAAATTAAGCTGTTCTATCAGTATATCATCGAATTTACTAGCAACAGATATTTCTCCTTTGCTAAGCTTATATGATACTTTTCAATGCACGATAAAGACATCATTTGATTTTGCGCATCGATTCAAATCACAGAAGCTTGTTGATAAGTTTTTGCTAAATTTAGATCGTGTATCAACATATATAGATAAAAGCAAAATAGAAGTACAAATTACTACTTTTAAGCAAAATATTGAGCATATTTTATCACAAGATTCTATATGGCAATTTTTGATTTCAAAGTATAATATCAGACTGTCTTTATATGAAGATATGCATATGCAAAGCTTAGCAGTTACTGAAAAAGAACTAGCAGAGCTGTATATTTTTCTTTATAAAGAGTATAAAGATATTATAGATGATGTTGCACAACTTATAAAGATGTATCATTCTACCACTGCAGTAGCTTCTACTCTTTGCAATAGTGGTATAATTGTTTATTGGAATAAAATAGCTTGGCAATGCTGTAATAAGTCTATCACTATTCCGCAAGCATTACAAAGTAAGCAGTGTTATAGCTGTAAATATTTTAGCAAATGCGGCTTGACTTGCTTTAGACTGTTTTATAACAACGCTGATTGCTATATAAAAGAATTTTTTAAGTTTTTAGATCATGAACAACTCAGAAAATCATCGTAAGTTCATTACTATATACTCTAAGACGCAAAGCAAGATTAACTCAATTTGCTTGCTTTTATTTACAGAGTGTAATCTTGCTTGTGAATTTTGCGATGAAACATACTACTCATCTACTAAGTATGATAAGACTAAAATGCCTTTAGTAGTTGAATATATTGAAGGCATTAAAGATGTTATCGATGATGAACGCCCTGTACAGATTTCAATGATGGGCGGTGAAATTCTTCAAGATAAGCTTGGCTATTCAATCTATGAAGAGATTATTTCAAGAGTAAAAGAAGTCTTAAAAGATAAGAAAGGCGTATACTTTAACATCATTACAAATGCGCTTTTTAGAAATGTACAGAGAGTAATTGATCTTCTTGATCATACTGGCGCAACAATTACAGTTTCTACTGACGTTTGCGGTAGATATACTAAACCATACATGATTCCAAGAGTGCTAAGTAATATTGAAGCTTTGACAAAAGCAGGACATAAACCAAGTATTGCAATGGTTGCTACAAAACCTGCAATATACTCTATCATTAATGATACGCCTGAAGCAGAGCTTTTCAAAAAGTTGTATAATGATGGATATTTTATTGAGTTTGGCCAGTATGATCCACGTCCTCATGCTACATCTGCTACACGTCAGCATAAAGACGAAGGCGATCGATATGAAAAGTACTATGCTACTACAGATGAAATAGTTGAGTTTTACAAAGTATGCTATAAGAAATATCCAAAAGTAGCTGAAATTATTTCATTCAAAAATGCATTGATTTCAAGAGAAAAGAAGCGTTTGCATTGTAATGAAACATGGATTTCTTATTGGACAGGTCCAGTGTACTGCAGTGATAATTTTTACTGTACTAAGATGAAGTTTTTAAATAATCTTTGTACTACATGCAAGTTCTTCTCCTTCTGCAATGGCTTATGCTTTGGCAGTAATGAAATTGAGCAAAGATGCTGGAAGAAAGAAGTCTTAGAGTATATTGCTGAACAAGAAAATATTGTTGTATGAAGCATCAAATTAGCTTATCTGTAATGCCTTCGTACTTTTGTGAGTACAGTTGTAAGTTTTGTTATCTTGGTGCTCTTAAAGAGAATAAAGAAAAGCTCAATATAGGCTTATTGAATTCGCAAATAAAAGATATTATTACTAAGTATGATGTAGAGCATTGCTTAGTTTATGGTGGAGAGATTACTTTGCTTCGCTTAGGCTATCTATGCTCTGTATTCTCAGTATTGTCTCAGTATTTGCATAATATTTCAATTGTGACGATGCTGTCAAAGCTAGATGTTATAGAACATCTTTTAGACAAATTTCCTGCATTACAGATAAGCACTTCATATAATTTTGATGAATATTCTAAGCTAATTGCTAATCGAATACAAAAGCTAAAGCAATTTTATAAAAAGCCTATAGTAGTCAATACTATTGTTGACAAAAAGCTTATATCAAAGAGCATAAAAGAGCTAGAGCAAACTTTTTTAGATATAAGCATAGATGCTGTATTATTTTTGCCGTATTCTAAATCAGTTTTGAATAAAGAAGACGTTTCTCAATATGAGATTTCTTTTGCAGAATATGAACAGTTTTTGATTAAAGCTATTCATTCTTTTAAAAAGATTAAGATATTAAACAAGCCTAATCAAGTAGCAAAGCGATCTTTATTCATAACACCGCAAAATGAATATGCATTAGTTCAGTATAATGACAAGCTTGAAGAACATTTTGAAGTATGTCGTTCATTGTTAAACTTTGAGTATAAGCATGCGCAAAGCATTCCTGTTCGATGCATAAGCTGCCAGTACTATGAAAACAAGTGTATGGCTGATCATATGCTTGTGCAAAATAACCAATGCAATGGCTTAATAAATCTTATTCGAGAGTATGAAGCTGCATTATCTTCAAAATAATAAAGAGCTTTATATATTAGACGAAGCTTCTAGATCTATCAACTCTTTTTGCATAGAACTAGTATTTACTACTTGTGATTTATACTGCAAATTCTGTCCAAATATAGATATTCCTGAAGAAGATATTGATGCTCGTCTTAAGAATTGCTTAATAAATTTTGACAAAGCGCTTTCTCATTGTACAGCTTCTGACATTTCTGTAACAATTACAGGTACTGAGTTATTTCAAGATCGATTTTCAGATGAACAAATAGCACATATTCTAGCTGCTCTTCAAGAAATAAACAATATCATAGATAAGTATAAAAAGAATGCGACTCTGTATTTGGAGTCGCATTTGATCATTAAAAAGTTAGATAGAATATTGCCACTTTTGCTTTCTAAGAAATATATAGTTTATACTTCATTTGATTTTGCAGACAGATTTTCAAAACTAGGCTCATTAGAACTCTTTTTTAAAAATTGTAAGATTTTAAAAGATGCTGGTATAAATTTAGTAATTTCTACAGTTTGTCATAAAAAGACAATCAATGCATTTTTTAATAAAGAGCCTTTATATTATACTTGGTTAGATCTTTACAATAAAGGCTATACACTAGATTTCTGCTTATGGCAGGTTACGTCACACTCTGAGTTTAATGTAACTTTTGAAGATCAAGTAAAGTTCTTTTCATTTTTATATGAGAATTATAAAGATCTTCTATTCTTTGAGCGTTTAAAAGGAATTAAATATTTATCTAAAATAGAGCGTATTGATTGCGCTTCTACTATAGGTATTGATAACAATAAGATCAAGTATAGAAGATGTTCAATAGAAGATAAAGCTAAGTATACAAAGCTATTTGAAGAGAATCACCAATGCTATACATGCTCTTATTATAAGAATTGTAATAAGCTATGCGTATGTGAGCATTATAAAGAGAAAGATTGCTTATTAAAGGCATTGTTAGATATAGTATGAAAACAATTCCTATATTTGAATACAATACTGTACAAAGAACACTAGAAGATAGCAAGAAGCAAAAAGAGCAAGAAATCATTATTAGCGCTTTTACTGAATGCAATATGAATTGCTCTTTTTGCGGTGACAGACTGCGCTTAAAAGAGAAGCCTTCAAAGCAAGGATTTGATTCTAGACTACAAATGCTAGAGCAAATACTTCCTTTTATAAAGGAAGATGTAATCAATATAAAGTTCTTTGGTGGTGAGCTTTTTCAAGATAAATATGATGAGAGTATTTATTCATTATATGATTATTTTTTAAGCTCTTTGCATTCAATATGCGCTAATAAGACAATAAAGCTTTCTATATCTACTAATTTGATTTTTAATGATCCTATACGTCCTTTAGAATTTTTGCATAAGCATAAACCTGATATACGATGCTCTTTTGACTTTTCAGGACGTTTTACAAAGCAGCGACAGTTAGACAACTTTTTAAGAAATCTACAGCTGTTAAAAGATGAAGGTCTATCTCCTGCTTTAGCAATTATTATTACAAGAGATCTTTTCGAATCTGTCAAAGATGCTTCATACAATGCTTTGTCTAAGTATTGGCAATACTTTTATGAGAACTATGAAATCTCATTAGATTACTATGACAGTATTGATATGCTTCCTGTAACAGTTGAAGATAAGACAGATAAGTGTAAAGAAGCGCAGACAGATAGATTAAAGTTGTTAGAGCAAGAACTTGCAGACTTCTTTATCTATTGCATAAGTAATTACCCAAAGATAAGCAATATACGAGCATTATTATTTTCTTTTAAGAATAAGCAAAGCAGCTCTCATTGCTTACATGGCTATTCTATTACTGATAGAATATATTGGGAATGCTGCAATATGAAAGAAGTAAAGCAGCTTTTTTTGCAAAATAAGCAATGCTACTTATGCAAGTATTATAATAATTGTATAGGTACGTGCTATCGAGTATTTGCAAAAGAAAAAGAATGCCATCTTAAACTAGCTTATAGCTATATAGAGCAAAATGAAGACAGTATATTTAAAGCTAACTAATGGATGTAATCTTCATTGTAAGCATTGCTATAATGAGCAAATGAAGAATCATTCTAGAATGGATAGCGATACACTTAAAAGAAGCATAAAGTTTCTATTAAAGTTAAAAGAGCAGTATAAAGATGAAGAGATTATAGTACAGCTTCATGGTGGAGAGCCACTTCTTTATAAGCTGTCTTCTGTTTCTTTTTTAATAGATTGGCTTCTTTCTCATAATTTTAAAGTAGGCTGTACTACAAATCTAGTATATGAGTTAAAGAAAGAGCATTTAGAAATTTTTAATAAGCTGTCTAAAGTAGAAGATATGCCTTTTCTTCAGACTTCTTGGGATTACAAGATTCGATTTGAAAATAAAGAGCAAGAAGATCTTTGGTTAGGCAATGTAGCATTTTTATTATCTGCTGGCATAGATGTACAACCAACAATTTGCTTAACTTCTCTTCTGCTAGAAGAAATGAATCCATATGCTCTTCTTGGGAAGTTTATGCTGCTTGGCTGTAATAAGCTTAATTTTGAGCGTATTACAAATAATGGCTCTGCAGTAGAGAATAAATTAAAGCCAAGCAACGCAGACGTAGATGCTTGGCTATTAGAAGCATATAAGATAAATAAGCAGTATTTTGGTTTTAAGATTCCTCTTTTTAATATAGCAGAGCAATCTATTCAAGGCAATTTGTATGGCTGCAGAGCAAGACAATGCACGAAAGATGTAATTACTATCAATCCTGATGGTACTGTTTCAGCTTGTCCTAATATTTCGCATTTAAGCTATGCAAATGTCAAAGATGATAGGTATCAGCCAAGCATTTATTGGATTCATGAAGAGCAAGTAAAGCATTGTCAATGTTATCAGTGTGAGTATTATGCTTATTGCAATGGAGATTGCTTTCAGCTAAACTGGGATACTACATGTCCTGGATTAAAGTCTCTTTATGCTTACTTATTGAATGCTTCCTAATTACTTGCAAGAACGACGTAAAAAGTCTAGAGAGTTTTTTAAACAATATACAGATGAGAATGTAAAGATTGAGATAGTAAAAGATCAAGCAGCGCAAGAGCTTATAGAACAAGTTTTATTGTTTTTTGAAACAGAATCAAGCTGTATATATCCAGCAAAGTATATCTTCTGCAATATAATATATTCTTACTATTTGAATAAGTATTTTGATTTAGATTTTAAAAAATGCTTAGCAGATGAAGATGTATTAAAAAACTCTCCAGTAGAGTATAGTTATAAAGATCATGTAGATATATATAATGCTATACTTTCTAAGCTAAAAGATATAGAAAGCTATACTTCTATAAAAAAGACAAGATTATATTTTAAGCAAGAATTTTTGATTTTTGATGAAGATTTGACAGAGATATTAATATAAATGCCCAGTTTAGATTATACTAAACTGGGCATTTTTAATTAGCACCACCGCCACCACTATGCTCTGGAGAAAATCCAAATCTATATAGCGCAGATTTAGAAGTGTCTTGTATCCTTGCTTCAACTAGTACTGTTGATTCTGTAGTAGTTAAGTTTTCTTTTTCTAACTCTAATAAAGTAGGACGTCTTCCTGATAATTGAATGTCAAAGCCTAGCAAATCACTAGTAATTTCAAGATTTATAGGAACATCTAGCTCTGTGATAATGTCAAATATATAGCTAGAATATCTCATAGTAATATAAACTGAAACATTATTACCTAAATTTGCTACAGTTTCTTGTAAAATAGTAAGAGTAGGTATTTCTTGCTTTTTTGCATTAAAAAGAAGAGTCTTTTTCAACTATATGCAGAAAAAAAATGCTCTAAAATAAGAGCATTTTACATTATTAAATTTTTCCTTTCCAATATCCTGCATTATACGCAATATTATCACTAGTTTGCATAATATCTAAAAAGACAGCATTAGCTTCAATATTAGGTATAATAGAAATACATTCTATATCTTGATTTTCAGGTATTATGCCTAAGTACGCTATGCATATGGTAATAGGATCACGAACAGTACCTTGCTCAGTAATTAGTAATCGTAACTCATTATTATAACTAAGTGAAAGCTTACTTGCAAAGTTTTTATCTATATACATATATTTAATAGCTTCACCTAAGGTATCAGCTTTTTGACTTAGTTCTGCTTGATTATATGTATGTGTGCTTACACTAGCTCCATTTAGTCCCCAGTATAAAAATTGAATGCTATTGCAATATCTATAATTAAAGCTATTTGTAGCTTGCACAAATGATCGACTAGCTCTATTAGAATATTCTTCTAAAGTCTGCGTTATGCCTTTAATATTATACTTAATTGCATTTGCTATATAATAAGTATGAGGTGGATCAGAATAGTCTGAATACTCAATCATGGTAGTATGCTCATCACCTGCGCAATAAGATAGAGGTGTAAGAGTATCAACTCCTATAAATGCATCATACTCAATATCATATCCAGCGTCGTAATCTTCATAAAGACATCCAAAACCTCTAGTATTATAAATTTGTACATTATATTGCTGCAAGCCTACATCATATATAGTTACTACACCATTTAGCAAATCATTGTATTTTATAACGGGATCAAAAATAATATCAAACTTTATTGGTGTAATTACATCTAAGTATTCATCACCATTAGCATACTCATATGGAGCATACTGTCTCCAAGTACAATACAGTCCATTATTTTTTATGATTTCATAGTAATTTTCTGAAGTATATGCAGTATACGGTGAGTTCCAACTTATAAATGGATGGTTGTATTTTAGATGATTTTGCAAGTCTAACGTACAGATATCTTGCAAGTTTGCGTTTACATATCTGCTTAAATATTTATCCCATAAATATACAGGTTCCTCATATTGAAACTTAGATAATTCTACGCTTGAAAAATCATAAAGATAATTACCTATGCTATCTTTATATACTGGAATATCTAATATTCTATCAAATGAACCATCTTGCTGCTTTGCTATATGCAGCTTAGCAATATCATAATTGTTAGTTAGTGCATTTAACACTAATTTTTTATTGAACATAGAAAAAAAAATGCTCTTATTTTAGAGCATTTTTTTTTCTACATTATCGTCCTTTAGGTATGGCGTTTTATACGTGTAAAAGCTTATAGCATCATATACTGAAAATAGTATTACAGAATGCTTAATGTTGTAATCTTCACTTTATGCAAATCACAGCTTGCGGAATACTATTATTCGCATCTTCTCTAAACCATGTATATTCACCATGCTTGTACGATAAGCTAAGCTTTTCTTCTTTTTGCACATCTAGTTCATAGCCATATTTTGACAATACAGAGCTAATGGCATTAATTATTCTATTGAATATTTCTGGTTCTACAGCTCTAAAGCTTGACTTAAGCTGCATTTGTAAATCCTAAAAATTCAGTTATTAGTGTACTTTTCACTAGCCTAGTGATATAATAGTTTCATCTTAAATTAAGGAGACTTATGATGAAGCTCTCGAAACAAGACTGCAAGATCATCCGTGAAGTTACTGATGAGCTTGACTGCAAGCTTATCTGTAAGTATAAGTATGAAAATCAAGCTTGTATTGCTATCACTTCTGACTGTCTTCTTACTGTGCTTGGTCTTTTCTTTATGATGTATGCTGCGCGTAAGCAAGATTTTAGTAATAACATCTATACTACCTATAACGATGGCTATGATCTTGCAGCATCTCTTTATCAAATTAACGAAACGACTGCAATTTTTAAAGATATGCAGTGGTTTCGTTAAAGCATATTGCATAAAGTAAGTTTATGCATTAAATTTAATGATATTAGTACTAATATTATTAACAAAAATGCTTAATAGTTTACTTTATACATTGCTAAGCAGAAAGCCTGGTAAATCTTCTTTTACTTTTGACACTGCAGGCAAAGGCTTTGATCAAGGCATTTGGCATGATTCTTCAAATGTATTCTTTACATTTGATGATGCACAAAAAGCTTTTGATTTGTCAGTTTGGTCGAAGTATATTCCAAAAGCTGCAGCTAAAAAGAAAATTAGTGCAAAAATTAAAAAGAGCTAAAGAAAATGCTAAATAAGAGTAATTTATGCTTTTACTTTAAGAATTCCCCTCCCACTTCAACAAATGATGCAGGCAAACCAGGCTTTGGTGTAGGAATAGCGCCTCAAGCAGCATTAGCTTCTGTTGGTAATCTATCTCCAATGTTAGGATATGATGATCCATCAAATGATAATTATGGTAATTATCAAGGAAGTGATGGATCAATTATGTGTTTTATTCCTGCTTTTTGCTATAGAAGTGGATATGATACTGCTCCTACTAAGGAAAGAGATGGATTGAACGCATTAGAAATTACTTATGATACAGGCTTAGCAGGAACTGATGGCTGGATTTTTCATCGAGCTTTTATAAATGGTGGACAAAATATTAGTGGATTCTTTATTGACAAGTATCTAGCTAGTAAAAATTCAGATCGTACAGGCTGTGTGAGTGTAAAGAATGGTGATCCTTTAACTTTATGCGATAAATCAAGCTATAATGGAACAAGTCGATTGCCTGATTGCATAGGTAATCCTTCTGATGCTATTATATTAGGTAGAAAACGTGGAACTAGATATTGTTGTGCATCAATATTTGCTTATTCAGCAATTGCTATGTTAAGCTTGGCTCATAGCCAAGCTTGTGGTGATAGTAATACTGAGTATTGCGCTTGGAATGATGAAAACCCTTGGTGTAAAGGAAATAATTTTAGCTTAAAAGATTATAATGATTCTAGTGTTACGTATACAGCAACTACTACAAGTAATACAATGAAAGGATTAACTGGTAGTGGTACACCATTTGCTAAGACTACGCATAATGGCCAAAATTGTGGAGTTGCTGATATTGTTGGAAACTTGTATGAAGTATCATTAGGTGTAACTCAGCCTGCATCTAATAGTGATTCTAGATTTGGTAAACTATTAGTATTTAAGGTGTCATCTGATATCTGTGATATTGAAAGCCATGCAAGTATTGATGATGCTAAATTATATGATGAAGTAGAATTTACTAGAAATGCTAATTTTACAAGTGCAGGAGTTTGGATTAATTCTGAATCACAATTCTCACAAGATAACTCAGGCGCTGATTGGGCATTAACTGGGTGTTATGCTCGTAGAAATGGCGAAACTACAAGTTCCTCAATTCAATTTTTAATGAAAGGTACATATTCCCATGCAGGGGCAGCAGGTGAATCTATTAATTATTGTCCAATTATTGGTGGACATTATAACTTTAATAGATATACAGGACTTTTTTATCGTGGTGCTATAAGATGGAATAGTAGTAGTAACGTTAATGGTAATTATGTTTATGGGTTCCGTTGTATGGCAATGCCACAAGCATAAGTATAGCACGTATATTTTATTAAATAAGCTTAATTTTATATAGAAGAATACTTTAAGTCCTCTTTTATATAAAAGTTAACTTATAATATGGCAACTAATAATATTAAGCCTTTTGCTACTGAGTCTGGTGCTAATGTATATTCAGACAATGAATTAGCATCAATGACAGAGCTTCAAACAGGCTTTAAACCTCGTTCTATTGCTGACTCTAAGCTAGTTGGCAAGTTAGTACAAGATGCTGTAGCTGGTGCTTATGCTGTTGGTGAATTTACTGCTAAGCATGGCTCTAATAATGTTTCAGGCTCTAATGCTACACAATTTGCTACTTCATTTGAATCTGCTTTAGAATCTTTTATTGAAGAAAAAGCTCCAACTGCAGATCTTTCTTCTTATGCACCATTAGCTTCTCCTGCATTTACAGGCACAGCTACCCTTAATGGGCAAAATCTTGCTACAGAATCTACTCTTGGTAGTTATGCCACTACAGAAGTTGTAGAGGCGGAATTTGAGTCTTATGATAAGACTATTAAAGCGCATATTGAAGCTGAAGTAGCTAATTATCTTCCTTTATCCGGTGGTACTCTTACAGGTAATCTTACAGTTCCTACTGTTACAGGCAATTTAACTGGTACTGCTGATAAGGCTACGTCTGATGCTTCTGGTAATGTAATTACTACAACGTATGCTACAAAAACTGAAGTAACTTCAGGCCTTTCACAGAAAGCTGATAGCTCTACACTAAGTAATTATGCTGCTTTGGCTGGTGCTGCATTTACTGGTGCTATTACTGTTCAAGAGCCTACTGCTGGTACTAATCCTGCAACTAAGAATTATGTAGATTCTGCAGTATCTTCTGTTTATAGGTATAAAGGCTCTGTTGCTAACCAAGCTGCTTTGCCGCAGTCAGATCAAGTTGTAGGCGATGTCTACAATGTAGAAGATACTGGCCATAATTTTGCTTGGGATGGTTCTAAGTGGGATCAGCTTGCTGGTACAGTTGATTTAAGCGGCTATTTGACTACAGCAACTGCTGCTTCTACTTATGCTACTAAGACAGAGCTAAGCGCAAAAGCTGATAATAGCGCTTTAAGCAATTATTTGACTATTTCTGCTGCTGCTTCTACATATCAGCCTGTTGGTAATTATGCTACAACTTCAGCATTGAATTCTGGTCTTGCTGCTAAAGTAGATACTACAACGTATACTTCTGAAAAAGCTACTTTTGCACTTAAGTCAGAAATTCCATCACTTGCACCATACATTACTGCAGAAACAGCAAATGCTACATTCCAGTCTAAAGGTAGTTATCTAACAACTGCAGGTGGTACATTAACTGGTAATCTTACTGCACCTACTTTTATTGGTAATTTAACAGGTACAGCTTCAGAAGCTACACATGCTGCTTCTGCTGATACAGCGACTTCAGCAACTTCTGCTACATCAGCAACAACAGCTACATCTGCAGGCAAGCTTACAACTCCTGTGACTATTGGCATTAGCGGTGCTGTTACTGGTACAGCTACATCTTTTGATGGTTCTGCTAATATCACAATTAATGCAACAGCTGCTACAGACTCTAGTAAGATTGCACTTTCCGGTTCTCGTGGTAAGCTTGCAGGGTATGAAACTGTTACATCAACTGGTGCAGTAGCTATTAATGACTCTTCTGGTGACGATATCGTTGCTTCAGGCGCAGTAACTGTTGCTGCACTTTCTTCTGGTACGCAATGCTGGACAAAGACAGTTCTTCTTACTGCTGCTTCGCCAACAGTTACTCTTGGCTCTGGCTGGTCTTGGGTGGGTTCTGACTCTGCTCCTACTTTCTCACAAAATGGCATGCTCGTTCTCGCTCGTCGCGGTAATAAAGGTATTGCTAACTTCCTTTCAGCTGGTGCGTAATTTTTAGCATTAGCGAGATTGCTTGGTTGAATAATTAAAATGCCGAGCTAGAAGATAAATATTTCTAGTTCGGCATTCTTTTATCAAAAATTTTACTATTTTACGCATCTTCTGTGGTATAATAGCAATATCAAAATTTACTGTGCTGCACAGAGATGCTTATTGTAGACTTTTGTATGCCGACGAAGAAACGATACGACATTACTGCCATTGTACGAGATAAACATGGACATATTATCTCTAGAGCTAATAATTCTTATGTAAAGACTCATCCTATGCAAGCACGGTTAGCTGAAAAGGTAGGTCGAGCAAAAAAGATTTATCTTCATGCAGAAGTATTAGCTATTCTACGCGCAGGTAATCGTATTGAAAAAGCATACTCTATTGAGGTATACCGATTTGACAATAATGGTAAGCCTCGTCTTGCTAAGCCTTGTCCTATTTGTATGGAGCTGATTAGAACTACTCCTATCAAGCAAATCATTTATACTGTAGATGATACAGATGAAGAAATGGTAGAGGACTTGTAAAAAGATCTCTAATTTTATATAAAGTATTTTTAGTACTATTTTTTTGTATAAAATGAAACTTCGTTATCGCCAACGTCTTACTGCAGCAGCAGCAGCAGATACTCAACCTATTCCAGATCTTTATCAGCTAATACGTGATTTAGATGGCTTTGCACTTATTCAAATAATATTTGATCCTAATGATAGTGATCAAAATATTATTCGTGTTCTTAAGACATATATTAATCAGCTTAAGCAGCATCAAGCTGCATTTGCAGAATATTTATCAGGATTAAAAAATCGTGAAATAAAAGATATTATTTCTAATCTAGAAACACTTATTCGTTATGTGCCTAAACGATTTGATGGCACAGAAGAAATTCGTACAATTACATATTGTATTGACTATATTGAACGAGCTAAGCATAGAGCTTTTTTTAATAACGATTATTAATTTAGTTAAAATTTATACTAAAGTAGTGGTTGCTTAAATAAGCAACCACTATTTTTATAAATAAATAAAAAGCTTTATAAAAGAGAGCTAAACTATGAAAGTACGTATCCAAAAGAAAAAGTCTTACATAGCTTATGCAAAGCAAAGTAAGCTCGCTTTTAGCCTTACAAAATGCATTAAGCGTAAGCATTGTAATAATCGTCAATTAAAAAAGCATCATCTTCATCCTTATACTTCATATACTTTATATATTGAGTACATTCCAAAGGATGAAACTCAGTATGAAAGTAATCTAGACGACTTTATAGATAAAGTTATTGATTTTGCAGAAGCAAATAATGCATATGTAGCTGGCTTTGGTAGTTTATTATCTTCTGATCAAGATTCTAATATTAAATACTCTTTTGGATATATTGATCCATATATTAATGATTCTGCTAAATCTAAGCAAAAATGCTTAGAGCTTTGGGATCTATTTCCTGCAGAGCTTAAAGCACAATTTAAAGAATGCAAAATTGATATAGTTGATAGTTATTATTCAGATAAATAAAAAAAAATGCTGTTGGTTTTTATGCCAACAGCATTTTTATTTTTAACTAAGCAAGGAGAGAAATCTTAGTTAAATCTAGATTAGAAAGTACCAGCAGTAAGAGTTGTCTGATAAGAGATACCAGAGTCATCAGCAACTAGAACACCTGTACCCTTAGCAAGAGCAGTCCACTTAGTACCATCATAATACATAATGTCGCCCTTTGTAGCGCCAGCAGGAGCAAGAGCAGCGAAAGCAGCTTCAGCAGTCGTAGCACCTGTACCGCCCTTATCTACAGGGAGTGTACCTTCAATGCCAGATTCGAAACTGAATGTCTGCCAAGAAGCAGCTGTACCATCACCACCAGCTACAAGAACTTTACCTTGATTGCCTGTGCCTGATGCAACTTCAAGGTTTTCATTAATAACCTTGACAGTTGTGCCCTGTTTAACTGCGATTTCATTAGCATCAATGCTAATGCCAGCACCAGCAGAATATACATTTGGTGTGCTAATCTGAACGAAGTTGATTTCGTCAGTACCAAATGTAATGGTACCATCGTTCATTAGACGCCAGCTTGTACCCCAGAGATTACCATGTGTGATAAGGAATGTAGCACCATGGTAATTAATTGTTGGCTCGCCATCAAAGTCATCAGCACGAGTAAGAACTACCTGGCCTGTAGCTTCAGCTGGGAAGGTAGTAACAGTGTAAGCACCGTTCTGCTTAGCATCTGTCTGGCCAACGAGTAAGACACGCATGCCTTGGCGGAGAGTAAGACCACCAATCTGCGTTGTATTACCTGTATTAGCTGTAAGTGTAAATGTAGCACCTACACCTTTATCTTCGCCAGAGCCGTCAGCATAAACGCCTTCTACGTTTTCATTTGAGCCAGTGGCGCAAGAAACGTGGAAGACATAGCCAAGAGCAACAGAGTCAGCGTACTTCTTAGTGACAAGCGTATTGTCATCATAAGATTCTTCTGAAACGCTAGAAGAATACTTAAGAAGACCTGTCATTGTATCGCCAGCTTTGCTTACAGCATCTGTAATGCCATAACCAGCAAGCGTTGTTGGATTTTCACCAGCAGTTACACGGCCTTTAGCATCTGTGGTAACCTTTGTATAAGTACCAGCAGTGCCAACATTTGTGAGCTCAGCAACAATTGTACCAGCATCAGCTGTTGTGGTAACTTGAACACCATTCTGGCCAGAAACAGTCATTTCGGTGAAAGTACCATCAGCCTTACGATAAGCTAAACCTTCAGCATTAAGCTTAGCAACTTCATCAAGAACAGTGCTATGAGCTTGGATTGTATCACCAATCTTATTAGTAACCTGTTCCTGAATGGCATTGTCGACCATTTCCTGAGTAGCTTCGGAAACGTCGCCAGAGAAAGAATCAACTACCCAGCAAGCTGAGAAGTCTTCTCCTGATGGTTGAGTGCCTGTATAACGATAGCGTGTATCGTCAGCTTCAACATAAACTAGAGCGCCTTTATAAAGAACACCTGCTGTTACATAGCTGTCACGTTCCGTGATTGTAGCAGCTGTAGTCTTAAGGTCTACTGGAGCATTCTTTAGAAGAAAGCCAGAGCCAAGCTTAATAGAACTATTAATATTTGACATTTATTTAATATTCCCCAACTTTCTTTCTAAGATTAGAACTTAAACTGATAAGCAAAGGCTTGAATATTTGTTGTAACAGCATAAACATAGTAGTTCTGAGCTGTAGAATCAAGACCTGTAATCTGAACTTCAGTCTTAGTGAATGTGTCAAGACATTCGAAGTTATTTGGGTCGAGAATTGACTTAAGATCGCCGTATGAAGCAGGATAAGCAAAGACAACCTGCTGAGCGCCTTCAGTTGTGTAGCTATAGGTCTTATTACCCTTAGCCTGAATAACCTTATTAAGACCTTTAATAGCAGTCTGATCAAGTGCAGTGCCAGAAGCTACTACACCTTGATAGAATGGGTACACAAATGTAAAGTTAACACTACCACCATTTGTGGTCTTTGTAGCATCTGTAACTCGAGCGCTAAAGGAGGCATTAGCTGTAACTTCTTCAGTATAAGTAACAGCTTGAGAAGTACCAGAAGCAACAGGAGCTTCAGCTACAGGAGAACCAGCTTTAAGAAGTTCAACCTTAGTAACGTTTTGTGAGCCAGCAGTCCAACGAATTGTAGCACCAGTCACAGACTGCGTCGTGCCCATTTCGAATGTACCACCGTTAGTACCAGAAAGCGTAAGGCCAATGCCTGAAGGAGCAACATATGGATGGAGCAAGTCATTGATAATGTCAACAACGTTGGCATTTTCATACTTCTTGCCTTTTGCAATACCACCAATAGCAACTGTAGCGCCATTAGCATTATTGTCAGTATAGATTGTTTGCTTCTTAACTACTTCAACCTTAGTAAGCTCTGTAGCACCGGCTGTTGTAATATCCTGAGCAGCTGTAGAAATAGGTGTCTTAATGAATGTCTTAAGGCCATCAATAGATTCATCGCCTGTTGTATGAACAAGACCAACACCGTCTGTTACACCTGTAATTTCCTTAACTTTTTCAGCAAAGTCAGAAATCTTAGAGGAATCAAGCGCGATGTTATGCCACTTACCATCAGAGCCATAAACTAGAGCCTGATTTTCAGCAGCTGTTTCAATTAGAACATTGGAAAGCTGCTCAACAGCATATGGTGTAAGCTGGATTTCCTGAAGCGTATCAGAGCCTTCTTCACCAGAGCCAACACGGATAAACATGAGTTTATCAGCGATGTTGAGGGCAATTTCACCACGAAGAAGATCTCCAAGAGCAGGCTTATTACCAGCTGTGGTGCTGTATAGATTTTGATAATGGAATTCAGAAGCCATTATGTATTAAACCTCTTTTTTATACGTATAAAGTGGTTATTGGATTAAACAAAATAAAATTTAGAAAGTGCCCGCAGTTAAGCGATCACTAACTTTAGAAATTCTGCCGTATTTATCTACTGTAATAAATGCGCCATGTAAGCCTTCTTCTACACCTGTTTCTGATAGATTCCAAGTAAGTTTGCCTTCAGAATTATCAATAACAACACCAGAAGCTCCGCCTTCAAAATTAATAGCTTTAGTTGTTTCTCTATCTTCATTCAAGAAAACAAAACCAAAACCTGTTTCAGGCTTAGCAACAGTACTTGATGAGCTATTAAGAACAGACCAGCTTGTGCCAGTACAGAAGACTAAATCACCAGCTTTCCAGTTAGAAAAACCATCAATTTCTGTAGTGCCTTCTTTTGAAACTCTATAGATATAGCCTTTAGGTGCATATTCTTTAGTAGTTTCATCTTCTAACTTTTCAACAAGAATGCCACCGTTAGTAAAACTAACATTATCATTATTATTGATAGTATTTGTAGATGCATCCCATTCGCCAGCAAAATATAAACTACCATAAGTTAGCTGACGAAGCGGAACACGTGCACCAGAAAATTCAGCGCCATCTTTGCCTGCAATTTCTTCATCGCCTGTCTTAGAAAGTTTAAGCAGCGCTTCGCTTTCATTAAACGGACCTAAATTAGCAAAAAGACGATCTCTAGACAAATCAACATCTAGCGTACCATCTTCTCTAATGCTAAGATAATCACCAGGCTTAACGTCACCGATTTGCTCAACAGACGCAGGAATAGGCACATAATTCATTGTGCCATCTGCTTGTACTTCTAAACCTCTGCCAGCTTTAACAGCGCCAATTGTTTCTTCTGTTGCTGGTGGTAAAACAATATTAGTTGTAGAATTAGCACTACGACTAAATACAACAAATGTGTCACCTACAACAGGAAGTTGTGCTAATGGTGTAGAGAAGCTGATTGTAGCAGTACTGCCAACAATACTGATAGATTTTACATAGCGACAAATTGAATAGATCTTGCCAGAAGTAAATTCAATAATCTTATCGCCGTAATATCTTAGTGCAGTAATGTCAGAAAGCTCATCACTAGAAATGCCAGTTGTTTTAAACTGTATTGTTGTAGAAGTACAATTAGAGATAGTTAAAGTAAGCTGATTCTTATAGCTATAAGCATCAAAATACCATAAGCCATCTTTGCTAGTGTAAGCTAAAATCGAGCTCTGGGCAGATGATGCACCCTTAATGATATAGAAGTTAGGATATGCATCAGCAGTTGTGCTAAGATTATCAACTGTCTCTAAGATCGGAACAGAATACTGGTTGTCTGAAGCTAGTGCGTCAATCCACATAGCATAATTTTTAGCAGCCATTGACATGTATATGCCAAGAACTACTGAATTGCCGCCTGAACTGCCACTAGTCTTTAGCTTTGAAATAGTTGTTTCTGATACACCAACAGCAACACATTTGTCTGCACTATCATATAAAGCAACTTCACCAAAGCTAAAATTGCCTACATTATAGTCTAGACCAATTTGATACTTATATACGTTGGCATTAACAATTTCAATATCTGTAGGTGAACCAGAATAGACTTCATCACCTTGAATGCCAGCAGCATCCATTTTAGGTGTGTAGCCAGCTTCTGAACCGAGTACATATTTAGTGATCTCTAATGGCTCGCCAGTAGCAGCCATTTGCTGAACGCCATAATCAGTAATTTGAACTCTCATTTAAATATGAACTCTTTTCTAGAAATTATTCCTACTATATAAAATTATTTGTTAAAATGTGCCGCCATCAACCATATTGATAGTTATATCAAAATCATTGATTTGACCAGTTGTTTCATCAGCAGATAACGTAGGATAACGAATTGAATTGTCAGTAGATGTTATATTTCTACCATATGTATAATTGTTGTATACATAGAAGAATCCATTTGCTTTAGGCCAAGGAGTAAATGATCTATTTTCATAGAATTTTCTCCATATGCCGTTTAATGAAATAAGCAAGTCACCAGAGCGAACTCGATTCATTCCATCAAAGTTAAGCTCATTTTTGCCTACGCTAACACGAACAATCCAACCTTGCGGTGTCCATGTATCATAAGCTGGATCTTCATCTGTGCCAATATTATAAGTAATCTGACCATTAGCTACTAATTGCTGTTCAGGATTACTGTTAACTGTATTTTGATCAGCATCCCAATCACCAGCAAAGTAAAGACCGCCATAAGTTAGCTGACGATGACTAATACGACCAAAATTCAGCGCATCAGGATCATCATTAGCAACTTCATTGCCTGTTAATTGCGGTATGCCATCATATTGATTAAGAATAGATTGCAGCTGCGCTTTCCATTCTTCACCAGTTAATTCAATATCACCTGTTTTACCAAAAACACTTGTAATGTCAGCAGAAATAATGCCGTTGTCAACTGAGATGCCATCACCAATTTGTGCTATGCCACGCTCAGTTTTTGAAGCATATGGTATGCCTTCAGTTGTAATGAATTGACTCCAAGGTGTCCAGCTAGATCCTGTATTTTGTCTTACATATACAATGCCTGTTGAAAACAAGATTTGAACAGCAGGTCCATTTTCAAAGCCATCACTAATTGGCAATACTTGCAATGCTAAATCATTGCTAAATTCATCTTCAGGCGCATTTACAATAGTATTTGCATCTTCAGCAAGAATATAGTATAAGCCTGAAGCAGAGAATTCATTTAAATCTGCTTGTGAGTAAATTCTCTTTGGAAAGATTAAACCTGAAATTGCATCGTCAAACTTAATTGTGACATTGCCAGTATCAGGATCAGGCTGAGCATTATTAACTGATTTTACAGGTAAAAATGCAAGATCAATAAATCCACTATAGTCTATTTCAATATTAGACTCAGTAGAAACTCTTACACCACCAAGAGTATTTTCAGTTGCTACAGGCAATACGTATGGACTTGGAACATTAAGTAAGTCGTTATAATCACCTGAAGTAGCTACATCAGACAAGCCACCAAGATCATTTGCATCAATGACTACATCACCAACTTGTCCATTAACAGAAGTAACAGGAAAATCTACTGATACTACGCCTTCTGGCGTAATTGATAAGCCATCTCCAATCTGTACTGCACCGAGGCTATCTTCACTAGCGACAGGAAGAACTGTATCAGAAATAGAGAAAATTTGTCTACTATAGATTCTAATATGATTGCCTATTTCTCCTGCAGTAACCATTGGCGTATACAATGAGAACGTACCTACACCATTAATTACTCTAAAAGAAGCAATTGATCTACAGATAGACTGATTAGGACCATCAGTAAATTCAAGAATAAGCTGGCCTGCATAGTCAGGCTGAAGCATACTGATGTCTTCAGATGTCAGTTTATTACCATCAATAGTGACAGCACCTTCAGTACAGTCAGTGATTTCAAATTGATGACTATTATGATATTGATAGCAGTCAAAGTCCCATAAACCTGTTAAGCTAGCATATGCTAATGTAGAAGACTGGCCTCGTCCTGCATTTGTTATAATATAAAAGTTAGAAGGTGCATCTTTTACTGGCGGCAATGCATCAGGTGAACCACAGATTGGCAAGTTAAACTCATTGTCCGATCGCATCTCATCGATCCACATGTCATAGTTGCCATCAACCATTGACAAGTAAAGATCTAAGATGATTGAGTTGCCAAACTTCTCATCTTTATACTTTTGCTTATCTATGAGAGCATCTGCAACGCCTATGGCTACGCACTTGCTCTCTTCATCAAAGAATGCTGCTTCACCAAAAGAGAAGTTGCCTACTTCATAAGACAAAGTGCAAACATACTTTACTACGTTTGCACTACATGCAACAGGCTCTGTAGGAGAGTTTGTATAGACTTGCTCACCACGGATGCCTGTAGCGTCTTTTGCAGGAGTATAGCCTACTGCAGAACCAAGTACATATTTAGTGATGTTGAGAGGTTTCTTTGTCTCAGTAAGGATTGAGACACCATAATCAGTTAACTGAACAAGCATATTAAATACATGTTATAATAAAAAGGTACCTATTTTATAAAATTCAATGCATATTTCTTCTAGTATGACAGCTTCATTTAATGAACAGCCTATTGAGCAACAGTTGCACACTGATTTACAACAGATGTTTACTTCATCTATTGGTCAAAAAATTAGTATGTCTAGGCTGCTTGATGTGCATCCTTCAGAGTTGCCTATTTGTCCTATGCAGTATATCTACGCATGGCTAACTACAGCTCGACATTCTTTGTCATCATGCTTGACATTACGGGATTCAATTACACTCAATATTGGCACTGTTGTTCACCAAAACATTCAAAAATACTTGCCTATTCATTCAGGCAGTAGAATGATTGGCAATTGGAAATGCTCTAGCTGTGGACATACGCATGCTTTTTGTACAAAACCAGAAGAATGCATAATATGCAAGTCTTCTAATTTTGAGTATGAAGAACTGCCTATTAATTATAAAGGCTTTGCAGGACATATTGATACAGTATATAAAACGAATAATGGTTTAGCAATTGTAGATTACAAAACAACTACGCTTGATGCAATTAAAGAAAAAGCGCGTAGTCCAAGTTTGAACTATCTTATGCAGATTAGATCATATGCACTTTTGCTTAAGCTGCAATATAAAGTAACTTGTACAGATGCATTTCTTGTCTTTATTGCAAAAGAAAAACCTTCACCTACAAATTTTGCAATTTATCAAGAAAAGATAAATAGTAAAAAGTTACATGATACGTTTTTGTTTTTGCAGCATCAACGAGAGCTTAAGCGAAAGCTTATGTCTATAAAGACATTTGATGAGTTTATGGAGCTAGCACCTGAGCCTTGTGGCAATCCTTTTTGTCCTGTATGCAAAGAGTTTGACAAAGCATTATCTATAATTGAGACTCAATGGAATAACTATGGTATTTTTCCATTGAAAGAATTTATCAAGGAGAAAGTAAATGGCATTTCGGTATAAAGTGACAAAGACTGTGCAAATTCGGCAGTTTGAACCTCTTGTCATTGAAGCAGAATATTCTACTGACAAAGCGCTAACGCATGAAGGCTGGATTAAAGCAGCAAATAGAGTAGAAAACTTTGTAATGGCGCGTATTATTGAGCAGATGAAAGATTATAAAGATCTTGCAAATGGAAAGATGCCTGCTAAGATGAGTAAAAAGGAAGAATAATGAATACTACTGCACTTCATACAAAATATCGTCCTACTACATTATCCAAGCTTATTGGACATGAAGAAGCTGTCACTCGTATGAAAGGTATTATTGCTACAGGCAATGTGCCCAGTGCTATTCTAATTACTGGTCCTTCTGGTGTAGGCAAAACAACACTTGCTCGAGCATTTGCTGCTGATCTTAATGGTGGAGCAGAATCGCTGTCTTCTAACGATTATATTGAAGTCAATGTAGCAGACAATCGATCAATTGATGATATTCGAGAACTTGCTAAGCTATCTAAGCATCGTTCAATTTATGGCAAAAAGAAAGTTATTGTTCTTGATGAGGCACAAGCATTAATTGGTCCTGCTCTTGCATGTACGCTTAAGACAATTGAAGAGCCTAGCGCAGATACAGTGTGGATTCTATGCTCTATGGAACCACAGAAATTCAAGACAGGACAATATCGTGCATTAGCAAATCGTTGTGTGCAGTTTAATCTTTCTTTGCCTACAAATAAAGATTTGCTTAAGCAAGCAGTACGAATTTGCAAAGGTGAGGGCATGTCATACATGCTAGATGAGAAGTATGCTCTTCTAAAGCATGTAGTATTGTCATCTAATGGTGAAATGCGTACTCTTGCACAGCTGCTAGAAGCATGTCAGCAGTATTATAATGGATTAAAGACTAAGCCTGAAATCTTTGATAAAGCGCATTTATCTAGTGTTATTGCTTCTATTGATACACAAGATGATGAAAATGCTATTAGCTATCTTTCAGGCATTTATCATAAACAATATGCACAGTGCTGTAAGGCTGTACTTAATACAGATGACTATTTTAGCTTTGTAAACTCTATTATTCGTATGAATAACTTTATGATGTACTCAGCTATTCTTCAAGGTGAGAAGTCATCAAAAGTATGGAAATCTAGTGCAAATCTTAAATGTCAAAAGGAAGTTGGACCTCAATCTCTAGGCAGTTATGCATTAGTTAATGCTAAATTAGCTAAGCTTAAATCAGATATGATGCAATTTGCTGCAGGCACTGATATGCTTCTTACTGCATGTGCATATGAGTGTATTATTGAGCTTAAGTAATTATGCAATGTGAAACTGTTCTTACATTTTCTATAGACAAATCATATTCTATGTATGTTAAACCTGGATATATTCAAGTTATTGCAATAAATAATGTATCTGGTAAAATGTATGCAATAGAATTATCTGAAGAAGCGTATTCTGTGCTTAAAAAGCATCTTGAAACGCTAGAAATTAATCCATTAGCATTCATGCTTGATGCAGTAAAACTGCAAAATGACAGTAAGGATAAAGACAGCAAATGAAAATTACTGGTTTAGCAGTGCAAGGCATTGGTCCTTATGAAGACAAAGCCATTTTTAGAATTAAGCCAGGCATTTCTGTAATTTATGGTTTAAATCATACATCAGGAAAACAGTCTAAAAATTCAAATTGGGTAGGTAAGTCTTTATTATTCTCTACTATTTCAGAAGTATTATATGAGCAACCTATTGTAGGATCTAAGCAAGATAGAATTACAAAAGGCTTGCAGCAAATTACTTTTGAAGATAACCAAAATAATAAGTATCTTATCTCTAAAAAGAACAATAAGTATCTTATTAAAAAGAATGGTAAAGATGTAAAGTTTATTACAAATAAGAAAGGACCAAGAGAATTAATTGAACAGATTTGGCCTTTGACAATTGAAGAATATGAGACATTTGTGCATATTGATACGCGAGTGCCTCATCCTTTAGTCATGGGTTCAACTTCTATTAGAAAAGAATTCTTTACAAAATTCTTTGGTTTAGATAAAGTTGATGCAGAGCGTAAGCTATATCTTGCTGAGTTGAATAAGCTAGCTTCTGTTAAAGAAGCATATAATACACTATATTCTACATATAATCTTATTAAGAAAGACGCGTTGTCAAAAGATGCAATTGCTGCACTAGAAAAACTAGTAAAAGATCTGCATGATAGGCAAAATGCAATGAAAGCAGATATGCTTGCAATGCAAGAAAAGCAGCAGCTTATTGAATTTGCTAATAGCTGGAAAGATGGAATAAAAACTCTTAAAAAAGAGGGAATTACTACTCAAGAAAAGATTATTTCTACTAGAGATTATTGGTCTGATACAATTGCTCAGCTTAATCAGCAGCTAAAAGAAGCAGAAAAGTATAAGCAGTACTTACTAGCAAATAATGCATATTTGACTGCGTATAACAAGTTATCAGATAAAGAAAAAGCAGTTCCTTTTGCTAAAGCAAAGGAAGGACATAATCGATACATTGAAGCAAGCAATTCTTGTGAAGATTATGCATATGATGTCAATAAGTATAAGCAGCTTATTACAGATAAAGTAGAAAATCCTGGAGAGTTGACATTAGATATTGATGCTATTAAAGAAAAATATGCTATTACTAAGCATCAGTTAGAGCACGCAAAAAAGTTTAAAAATGGCATCTGTCCTACTTGTGGACAAGAAGTTAAGAATCTTGATATTGCTGCATTAGAAGCAGAATATTATGCGCTTCAAAAGCAGATTGCAAAGTATAATGAATATCAAGAAAAGTACTCTAAATATTTAGAGTACGAAAAGAATATAAATAAGTATAATGAAGCTTTGTCTAAGCTAGAAGATGCGCAAAAACAGCTTAAAAAGTATACAAAATATGATAAGCTGTATAGAAAGTTAGTTTATTTGCCTGAAAAGCCTGAAGAGTATACTGGTCTAATTGTCAATGCAGATGAAGTCAATCAAAAGCTAGAGCACGCTAAAAAAGAAGAATCTTTTTATAAATTCTTTGCTACTTTTGCTAATAAGATTGAAGCATACTTTGCATTAGATGACTATAGAGTTGACAAATCAATTTTTGAGCAATATACTACGTTATCCAATAAGTATTATGAGTTGAATACTCGATTAGAAAATGCTAGAGCTACATACCAAAAGCTTGAGTGCATTAAAGAAAAACTTGACAGTATGAAAGCACAGCTAGAAGATGTTAAGCCATTAGAATATTTAGTTGAGCTTTTTCAAGATAAGACATTAAAAAAGAAGATTGTTCAAACTATTGGCAATCGTCTTATGCAGCTTGTAAATAAGTATGCTGCACTTATCTTTAATGAAGATTATCATTTCGAATTAGAATGGCAAGCTTCTCAAATCAATATCATTTGTAAGAGAAAAGCAGGTAAACGAGAGTTAATTTCTGATGTTAGAAAGCTATCAGGTGCTGAATCAAAGCTGTTTACTCTGATTCTTGTGCTTTCTTTGATGTCATTTATTCCAACTGCTAAGCGTCCAAATCTTCTAATTCTTGATGAGCCAGAAGCAAACTTTAGTGCAGAAACAACATCACAATTCTATAAGCTCATTCAGATTATTGGACAAGCTATTGAATCAATTGTAATTATTACTACAAAAACAGATGATGTTTATGCAGGCTCTAGATGTTATACTATTATTAGAGATGGCAGCTCTAGAATCGTGCAAGGACATCCTAGTGAATTAATTTCTAAAGAATAAAGCTATGTATGGAATATATGGTATATACCATAAATCAATATATGAGATATGTCAAACACTATCTCAAATGAATAAAAGCTATGAGATTTATGGCAAAAAGTTTAATGAATATAAACAAGTTTTAGCAAAATCAACACGTCAAGCTTTTCCTATCTATGTAATAGACTCATTAAAACGTGCTAAAAAGCTTATTTCTAGAAATGCACTTAGCTCAGGCTTGATGATTATTTGCGATTCTCATCCTGCACTGCAAAAGACAAATACTAGTAAGCTATTGTATCCTGGTATTAAGCTAAAACAAGCGATAGCTAAAGCAATTGCTGAATGTAAAGATAAGAAACAAAATAAAAAGCATGTTTTGCTGCAGGTTGATGCACTTAAGCTGAAGGAAGTGCTTAAAGTAGCAACAACTTATTCTTTTCTTAATGGCATTCAGACTGCACTATATAAGATTACACCATACTCATTAAGAAAGAATACACAAATTGCTATTATTTCTTATTTCTATGGTGATTTGCCATATACAAAGCTGATTACGCATTTAGAATCTTCAAATAAGCTAAAAACACTATTAGAGCTTTGCAAAGATAAGCAAGCAAAAGCTCTTCGTGAAGCTTGCATTGAAGCAAGACAAAATCCAGGAAAGATAGAAAAGATAGCAAAAGCAAGTGGTTTTGCTTCTTTTGAAATTGTGTATATTATTAAATCACATCGTAAATCATTAGAAGAAGACGATAGCTATGACAACTAAGCTTGTAATAGAGCTGCCAAATAATAAAACAGCAATTGCATATATAAGTGATAGCGCACGTGTATTAGTTGGCAATCAAATAAAAGCTCTTAATGAAACAGACTCAATCTCAGTATTAAATCAAGTAGATCTTACTGTTGACAATTCATTAAGAACTGTTAATAATATTATTGTGCCTATTAAGTCAATAGAAAAAGTAGAAGGTGTAGTTGTAGGATATATTGATCCTGAGAAAACACGTAAAATTGCATCGCAAGTAATTAGTGTTTTTATTCCTAAGCTAGGAATTCCTTCTACAAGCAAAGAGTTAGGATACTCTATGTATTTTGCAACAATTGTAGAGTGTGATATAACAATATGATCAATACGAAAGAACCGTTATACAAGCCGGTTTTTCAACATTTAGTGCCTGTCTTAGTAAGAGAAACTAGTAAAGTTCTAGGCTTTGTTCCTACTGCTTATACTATGTTTTTACGAGCAGGCACTTATGTTTTATGGACTGGTGGTCCTGCAATTTCTCTTGAATGTGTAACTCAGCCACGATCTTTTGTAAATCATGGTATAAAAATAGTACAGTATTTAGCTGTAGTATACAATCAAGTAGAGATTAACAAACGATTTAATTTAAAAGGCTTTATTTCTATAGAGTCTATACAAAGGCAGTATCAAGCGCAATGGATTTCTATTAAACCAGGCGCGTATAAGCTGTATGACTTAGGCATATTTGAGTATTTTGCTACAGGCGTATGGGATACTAGCTCAGACTATGATAGAGCTCATACAAAGAATGAAGACTATGAAGGCAATGCTGAAAATATGCAAAAAGAGGGATATACCCTAAGTTGGTGCTTAAAGCTGTCTTTAGACAAGTTTTCTGGCGTGTATGACTATGTAGATACTGACTGGCTAAAGCTGTTTCATTCTTCTCTCGCTAAGCGCAACACATCAGATACACCTATTTCTGCTACAATTGCAGAATATCCTGAGACAAACAGCTTAAAGATCAGTCTGTTAGGCTCTGTCATTGAAGCAGGCAGCAGTAAGCAGTATCCAAACTCTACTTTGCCAAACATACTGCAGATTATGCGTTTACGAGATCTTCAAGCAGGCGTGTACAAGTTTGTTTTATGTATTGAGTCACAGACCAAGGTATATAATATAAAAGTTAGCTTAATTTTTAAAGACTAATGCTTAAGCAGAGAGCTAAATAGAATTTACTTAAACTACTTTATGAAGTAAAGAAGATGTCTGATACTGATAAGTACTATGCAGAGATTGTTGTAGAAAGCTCAGTTCTTAGTGAAGCAATTAAGAGCATTTTAAAGCTTGCAACACCTTATACTGGCTCTGTCAATTTTTCTGTGACAAAAGACAAAATTGTTATTGAATCTCGTGCAGAGTTAAGTATCATTATAATTGAGCTTCCTTTTGTAAGCTGCAGTCTTAGTCATGATAAGATTACTTTTAGTCTTGTTTTAGACCAACTTCGTATTGCTACAACAAGCAGAAAAGGAAACATTAAGCTAGTGTATGATAACTCTAAGTTTATCATTGCAGCTTCACGATATCGATCTGAGCTGATGACTACTGACTACGTAGAATATCCTGCTCCTGTATCGCTTAAAGATGCAAATGTACTTAAGATTACTGCAGCGCAAAGTAAGTGGCTATTTGATATCATCAACTCTGTTGCTCTTAAGCCTACTGCAATTTCACCAATTATGCCTGTTAACGTGCATATAAATAAAGCAAGTACAATTGTTGCATGCTATGCACGAGATCATATTGTCTTTATCAAAGATGATGCACTTACAGGTAATCTTGATTTTGCAATTCCTGTTGAAGCTTTTGCTGCAATTTTCTCAGTATTTAAGGATTCTGAATTTACACTTACTTCTACAGAAAGTTATCTTAAAGCTGAGAACAACAATATTGTTGCATATACTAGCTTGCCAGCAACAGATGCATATATGAGCAATGAGATTCTTTTGCCTAGAATTGATGCGTTCTTGCAATGTAATGAAACAGAACTTAAGATTCCATATAAAGAACTTGCAGCATTCTTTTCTAATACAAGAGCAGTTGCTACGGCAGAACGCGCTGAAATTGCAATTAAAGCAAATTCTAAAAAGACACTTTTAGAATGCAATTCAGTCAATGGTTCTATTAAAGCTAGTTTTGAAGGCTGTGTAGGACAAGAATGTGACATTAAGCTAGACGCTGAGTACTTCCAAGAAGCAATCAGTAAAAGCAATAAAGACCAAGAGGTAATCATCAAATGCAATCAGGAACAAGGCTTCATTCTACTTCCGCTAAAGAACAACGCGTACTCAGTGATTGCTCTCAATTCGTAATGCCTCTTATTGATGTAGAGCCTTTTTACTTCTTAAAGCTCAATGCATCACAACTTCTTTTTCTAAGCATTTCTATTAAAGCAGGAACTCAACTCCAGAAAAAGAAGACAGTTTTTAGCAATAAGTGTCTTGATTGCATAGCGTTGATATATAATAAAGAAGAAGTTGGATATTTGTTTGAAGTACGAGCTGACTTTCAAAACTCTGGATCATATATTGCAAGTATTTCTAAGAGCGCTGTAGCGAAAGAAGCCTCTCAAGTAGTGAAGCTTGCTCATTTAGTGATATATGATCTAGACAATGCATTTTTGGCTATTTCATCAAAGATGTCATCAATGACTCAATTTATTCTAGAGGAACAATAATGGCATTGAGAACTACAGGCAGTTATTCTTCTATCTCAAATGAGAACATGCTGTCTTTGATTAGAGATGATGCAGAGTATAAGAAGTTTAGAAAGGTCATTAAACTAGAGCTAGAGCGATTAAACCTTGAGCAAGATCAAAAAGAAGTTCTTTCTTTACATGCGTCTAGAGTTTCACGTACTATCTATGACAAGCGACAATATTCTCCTCATGTATTGATGGATGCTTCTACAATGGATCTAGCTTTTCGATCTAGAATTGTAGAAATTAGAGTAAAAGCAAGTCTTCATATCTCTATTATGGAAACTGCAATCAACTCTATTAAGCAATATGTATACTCTAAATACGTGCAAAATAGCAATGTATTTACTACAGAAAATTCTAGGCAGTCGTATATCAATACTGTGTTAAAAAGCTACATTTCTGAAGTAGACAAAGCAAAATCATTTATTCAACTTTGCGATACACTAGTCAAAGATATCGATCAAGCAGGATTTAATCTTAGAAACATGCTAGATTGTCTTAAGCTTATTAGTGAGACTAAAGGCAAAGTTATTTAAGAGGATTGATAGTTATGCTAAAGTGGTTTAAAGAAAGTCTTAATACAAGTAAAGTTGAATATTCTTCTCTTTTGCTTGAAACTTCTACATATAGAACAGTTGGATATTTTGAAGTAGATACTAATCACGTATTTACTGATGTACAGCTCAATCTTGAAGTTGCATGCATATTAGATAAGATTTATCTTTTGCATTCAAGCATGCATATTACAGGAAATCTTATCAAGTTTATGCTTGATAATGATTATCCTTTAGATGAATCTAAGTTCAAGCTTGTAGGATACCTTAGCTCTCAGCTTGATGATTTTACACACAATAAGAATACAATGCAGTATAATGGTCTTAAAGCTGCTAAGCAAGTGTACAAGTCAAAGAAGATCAATTTTGATCTTATTGAATGGTACATTGAAGCTAAGCCTTATACTCGTCCTATTAACCAAGTGCTGAGTACTCAGTATGGAACAGCTATCCTTTGATTTTGAAGAGCCAAAGATTAAGATTAGAGAAAGAGAGTGTCTATTTGTTCCTGCGCAAGGAGTAGACAAGAATTTCTTTAAAAAGCTTGATAAAAAGTATTCATTTTATTTCTTTGAAGAAAAAGCATGCAATGAGTGTGAAGTAGGGTCATTTAGACGACAGCAAGGAGGCTTGTTGCCTGAGTGTGAGACTTGTCCTGCTTTTCTTTCTGGCATGAAACTGTGCAAGAAAGTAAAGATTGGCAATAATTTCTATTATACTGTTCCATACGGTGACAAAGAAGGCTTGACTAAGCTTTTAGAGAAGTCTAAGATTGCTTATGAGTATAAGCCTCTTTATCAAGATCATCCTATTAAGCCTATTAAATGCACTGCAAAGCTGTATGATTATCAGCAAGAAGCAGTAAATGCAGCGCTAAAGCATAAGCATGGTGTAATTTGCGCTCCACCGCGTTCAGGCAAAACTGTTATTGCTACTGCAATTATTTGCAAGATTCAAAAGAAAACAATGATTCTTGCTTCTCAGCGTGAATGGCTTAATGGCTTTTTAGAAACATTTATCGGTTCTAAAACGCAGCAAGGCTTTACTGATATTGATAAGTCTAGAATTGGTTTTCTTAAGAATGAAGAAGACGCTGAAAAATACGATATTTGCCTAGTTACTCCTCAGACTTTATATTCTAGTAAAGGTGTTGAGCTATTAAAGAAAATTTATAAGCAGTTTAGCGTGCTTATGATTGATGAAGTGCACTTTATGCCTGCTAATCGATTTTCTGAAGTAGTATCTAAGCTTAGCTGTGAGTATAAATTTGGACTTTCTGGCACGCCTGATCGCAAAGATGGCAAATATGTCTTAGCCGATAATCTTGTTGGACCTGTAATCATTGACTTAAATGTTAAGCGTCTTGTACCACAAGTTCAAGTAGTAAAGACGCAGTATAGCAAGGTTACTCGAAAAGGCATGCCTTGGGCATATATTGTAGGTCCGCTTGAAAAAGACAAGAAGCGTCAAGAGCTGATTGCCAAATATGCTCTTGAAGATATGAAGAAAGGCCATATTATTGCTATTCCTTATTCTAGCGTAAAGGCAATTCTTCAGCAAGTAGAAATCATCAATAAAATGGCTGGCAAAGAAGTAGCAAAAGCTTTTTATGGTTCAGTCAAAAAAGAAGAACGTGATAAGATTATTCAAGACGCTCGAGAGCGTAAGCTAAAGATTATTGTTGGCAATATCAAGCTTCTTAGCACAGGCATTAATATTGCAAGCTTAAGCTGCTTGTATGATTGCAGTTGTACACACAATTTTCCAGTAGCACGGCAACGATATTCACGCGTTCTTACACCATGTGAAAATAAAAATATACCTCTCATTAGAATTTTTCTTGATGATATGGATGTAAGAAGAAATTGTTTACGAGGAGAATTTTGGCAAGTTTTAATTAAAGAATTTCATGCTAGCATGTCTGAAAAAGACATGCTAGCAATAAAATCTTATCTTAATAATAAGTCTAGTAGTTTTAAATTAACTTTAAACTCTGATATTTTTTAACTATCTAAAATGCTGTCATATCTGACAGCATTTTTTATAGCCTTTATGCTGTAACAAGTAAAAAGCTGAACACTTTTCTTGAAAAAGATGTTAAAATAGCTATAAATATAAATAAATTTTTGTTAGTACTATGGAAATCTTAGCAAAGCAAAGACTAGAAGCATCATATGAACTTGATGCAATGGCAACGATTTATCGTGATGTAAAAGGTAGATTTAGTATTGCAGTAAACCCTGATCCAAATAGACAAGGAGATGAATATTTTAAACTATATAACAATGCGAAAAAATCAGCTGCAACGAAAGTAGCACGAATTATGTTTCGATCAGCAAAGTATATTTATCATACAAATTATGATGGAAAAGAAGATTGGATATTAAATGCAAAAGAAAAGAAGTATCTTGTTACAGCGCTAAAAAAGAAAGCCAAGCATCCGTATGAAGAATATACAAATTGGCAAAAAGCAATTTTGCTGTTTAATGATGAAAAAGATTTAGATCAAGAAAAAACGTTAAAGAACTTGTTGCCTAAGCCTAAATATAAAAACTATCTTCCTTTTAACCTTGAAATGCCTGATTATACTAAGCTAGAGGAATAAATATGGAAATCTTAGCAAAGCAAAGACTTGAAGCATCATACGAGTTTGATGCAATGGCAACTATTTATTGGGATAAAAAAGGTAGATTTTGTATTTCAGTAAATCCTGATCCTAATAGAATTGGTGATGAGTACTTCAAGCTGTTTAATAGCTCAAGTGTTAGAACTGCTACAAAAGTAGCTAGAATTAGTTTTAAAGCTGCTAAGTATATACATCATACTAATTCTGATGGAAAAGATGACTGGATTTTAAATTCAAAAGAAAAGAAATACTTAGTAAAAGCTTTGCAAAAGCAAGCAAAAATGCCTTATGCACAATATACTAATTGGCAAAAAGCTATTCTTTTGTTCAATGAAGAAAAACATCTGGATCAAGAAAAAACGTTAAAGAACTTATTGCCTAAGCCTAAGTATCCTAAATATTTGCCATTTAATCTAGAAATGCCTGATTATACTATGCTAAAGGAATAAAAATGAGCACACAGCAAGAATATACTGCAGGTTTGCCTAAAAACATTAAAAATGGTGAAACATATCTTCTTAGAATCAAGTCTAATACATACAAGACATTTAGACATGTAAAAGCTACATATACAAATAAAGGTTTTGTATCAAAAGAAGGCTTTGTAGTAAATCCTAGTAAGATTTTAGGCTATTACAAATAATTTTATATAAAGTTGTAATTTTTTTTATTAAAAAATGAAGATTAATGCGAATTATAGGCTTAGTGCTGCTTCAAAAGAATCAAAAGAGCTAGTAGAAATGGCTAAAGCTGCTCTTAAAGATGCGCTCAATGATGTAGATGAAGCTGCATACAGATTTGGCTTTGCTTTTAGCTGGTTCTATGAGAAAAAGTATAGTAAGCAAAAGCTAGTTTCAATTTGCTTGGAAGCAATTTGTGATATCTTAGAGCTTAATGCTAATCTTGCAGAAAGATTTTATGAAGATATCTCTAACTTTAGCTATTCTGACTATAATGATTTTGTAGTTGATCAAACAGAAGGACGTTCTAAGTATAACGTTGTATCTGTTATGCTTATAGCTTTAGACTACTTTACTGAGCTAAATAAAGAACTATATAGAAACTTTGTAGAATATGTTAAAGCAAATTCATACGAAGATTATAAAGATAATGATGCTAGCTACTCATCAAGAGCATATAGAAATCCAGAGCCAGATAAGCCATTTGAAATCTAAAAAAGTTTCTTAAATCTATACACTTTTTCACTAGAGTAGTGTATAATAGCTTCATACCAAATAGCAAAGCTATGGAGCTTTACAAATGACGATCACTACCCGCCAAGATAAAGTTAACGCTACGCTTGAAAAACTTCAGGCTCGTCTTCAGAAGTATACTTCTGGCTATCTTGAAAAGAAGTATGCTAAGCTTGATAAAGATCTTCGTGCTCGTTACATCAAGTATGATATCGAATCTCTTCTTGAGCAGATTGAAGACAATCGTTACAAGCTTCAAAAAGCGATTGAAGCTGATAAGCGTGAAGAAGAACGCGCTTCTAAGAAGATGAATAAAGAACAGCGTGAAGCTGCCATTCTTGCTGATCTTCCGCAGAGCTTGTTGTCTTTTGCTGATCTCGTTTACGAAGAAACGATCAAGAATGAAGTGAATCGTTACGAATACTATTCTAAGCTGCCTCGTCCTAATTATCGTGATTATTCGCCTGAAGCTCGAACGATTCGCTACTACAAAGATCGGTTTGATCTTGAAAAAGTGAAGAAAGATACCAAAGTTCAAGTGAAGAACTTGCTTCTCAACCTTATGGATCGTGTTACTAAAAAGATCGGTAAAGTTGTTAACGCTAGTCATCTTTCTCTCGAAGCTGGCAACTTCTATGAAGGCACTGCGATTAACGGTTATCTTGAAGGTGAAAATGGTTGCTGTGATGTTTATTCAATCACTGCTGGTGGTTATAACATCCAACGCCTTCATGTTCGTGTCTTGGTTAAGTAAATAATAAAAAGCCTGTAGGTTAAATCCTACAGGCTTTTCTTAAATAGGAATTTATATTATATGATTATCAATGCTGAAAAGCGACTACTAGCATCAAATCAAGTAAAAGCTGGTGCTAAAGAAACTGCTGTTGCACAGCTTCTCAAACTAGCTAAATCTGATCCTTATGATTCAGATATGATTGAACTATATAACGCAATCATTGAGAACGAAGGTAAAAAGATTGCTACAGCTGCTGCACTTGATGCGATGCTAAAAACAAATCTTCTTGATAGAATGCTAGAAACTTATGAAAGAGATCAAGATCAGTACGATGATCCTACAATAAAGCGAAATTTGTATGAGTTTTTGTATCTTTCATCTGCAGTTGATACAGGCAAACGAAGTGATATGGTTGCAAATGCTTTAGTTGTTTTGCTTAGTGAAGATGATGATCTTGCTGAAGCTTTGCAAAGAGAGTTTGCAGACCGAATTTAAAAATACATTATAAAATAATCTTATTACCAATCTGAATAAGTGCATACAAGCTCTATATAAGGATTAAGCTCAGTAGCAATCATGTGATAATTTCCATTAGGATTCACTGGTACACTAAATCCAAATTGAAATATGTATTGCTCATATCCAAAAGATGTAGGTAAAAGTTCTGTGTTAGCAGGATTACCATCTGAAGAATTAGACTCTACAGATATAACATGTTTATTTTTAATTGCTTCAAAAGATATAGTCTCTAATGGAGCTATTATACCTATATATTTATAATTAAGGCCATAGAAAGAAGCAAAATATAAGCCTATTAATACGTCTGAGTTACTTCCACCAGTATTATAAATAGTCCAATGTGCTAATTCTACTGGTTCTTTGCATAAAAGAGAAGATCTTCTAAACATTAGATACAAAAAAAAAATGCTGCTAAGATATAAAATCTTAGCGGCATTTTTATTGCTTAAAATCTTATATTAGTATTTTCTGTGCTAAATGCGCGTATAATCAATGTAGTATTATTTACTAGCAATGAGAAGAATATTAATGTAACTGCAGCACCTTTGCTCTTAGCTGCTCTAGCATACATATATCCAGCTGATGCATTAAACATCTTTTTAATATCAGCTGGAGCATCATCTTTTTCGTACTTTCTTGTTTTCTTTAAGATTTCATCTAAATTTGGTGCAGCAGAGCCTTCAAACATACATCCAATTAAGCTAGGATTTTGGCTCAACACACGTTGTTCACTATGTTGTGCATTCAATACATCCCAATCTTGCGTTTGAATCTTGTTATTAGGAATAGGCATAAAGAGCTTAAGCTGTCTGTTTCCAGATGAAGTTTTAGCTCGTTTCATGCTTTCTGCTAATTTTGCAAGAAATTCAACGTCTTCAATGTAAGTTAAATGTCCTGAATAGCCTGGTCTTAAGATAAGCAGCTGAAACCTTGAGTATTTTGCATGCGTTCTTGACAATGCATACCAAGGCTTAGGAGAATTGAGCTTAATATATTGCTGCTCTATATTATCAAAGATGAATGCTCTGCCTTTAGAAGTAGGTTCTTTTAATACTTCATTATACGCATTAAACGTTGATGCAGTTACTTTTTCATCTGAAATCAAACCAGAGTACTGCTGATTAAAGATCGAGCCTTTCTTAAGAATAGCATAAAGAATCTCGGCAAGATCTTGCGCATCACCCCAATAGAAATTAATAGACAAATATGTATATGTGTCTATTGTTCTTAACGAGTAAATGAATGATGCAATATGTACATTGCCTAGATAAACAAGAACACGAGAACTATTTGTTTTTGCTTTTAGCGTATATGGCTCAATTCTACACTCTTGTTTTGCAACGTCTGCAGATCTTGCAATATCTTCTGCAAGTCTAGCATATCGCTTATCTGGCAATATTTGCGCTGCATTTACTCTTTTGCTAGCATAAAGTTTCATAATATTATATGAGATAAATCGTACGATATTATTAAATTATGAGTATTTATGAAAAACTATGGGCATGGCCTGAAAATGTAAAAGATATCATTACTCAAGCTGGTGATTATTTGCAATACATTTTACCTATTGCTTTTATTACGTATCAGGCATGCTTTGGCACGCATGACATTTCTATTAAGTTTGTTTTATCTCTAGGTACAGCACTTGCTCTTATGTCTCTTATAAAAGGTCTATTTAATAATGATAGGCCTAGAGAAGTAGGAACAGATGACAATCCTGACTTAGATTTTGATTGGAGTCCTAGAGAAGGAAACAGCTTTGTCTCAGGTCATTCAACTGCAGCAATGACTTCTGCTTTAGCATATTTTTGCATTAATGCATATGCTGGATCAATTGCAGTTTTGCTTGCTATATTTGTAGGCTTTAGTAGAATTGTAGCAAAAGCGCATTGGATACGAGATGTAGTTTGCGCTTTTATTCTTTCATTAATCGTATTTTACTTATATTTCTTCTTATAAAGAAATTCTATAAAATAAAAGCTCTCTGTAGACAGCATTCTACAGAGAGCTTTTTTCATGCAACGCTATTTTTTTTTTATTAAAGCTTAAATTTAGTAGCGCAAAGAACTTTGCCAATACCTGGAGTATGCTTACTTCTTAAAGCACGAGCAATTACATCTTCAGGTTTAGCCCAGTTATTGACAATACCTACACCAGGAATGCTAGAGCATGCTACAATTTTATCGAATTTTTCAACTCTGCCATAAACTTTAACAGGCACACGACCAGCAAGAGCAACCATTATACCATGTTTATTTTTTGCGCAGTTTAGAACGAGACCTGGTTCTGTTGAAACAACAAAGTTGGCATGTCCTCTAGCTGCTGTTACTTCTTTATCACCACCAAATGCTAAAAGAGTGCCTGGTTCATAGTCAGCATCAGCTTCATAGTATTCAGCTAAGTCAGCCCAAAGAGCACGTTGACATGTACCAATAATTGTTTGTGTAAACGTTTTTTGGCCAGTAATAGTTTCTTCACCAGAAAGATGAACGACATTATTGTCTTCTGCGCCTTCACGACCCACAAGATACTTAATTGTACCATCTATGGCTTTAAAGCCAAGAGATCGGTCTGCATGATTTATGAAGATTTCACCTTCAGCTAGCTCAGATGCAGCAGGCGCAGCAGTGCTAGTATTAGATCTAGCTGGGCAAATCTTTGCTCTGTTTGGATTAAGTGCCATAGCTTTCACAAATAGTGTATAATATCATTAAATTTAGCACTAAGTTTAATCTTAGGAGTATTTCTCAAATGCGTAAATCTTCTCTTTCGTACAGCTTTCGTCATTACTGCGCATATGTAGTAGATTCATACAAGTATGATAAAAATATTGAGTATCTCATGCTTTGTACTGAACGTCTGCAAAATATTTTGCATACTGAGCTTTTTTCAAAAGACTTTCTTTTTGAAATTTCGTATTTCTGGGTGTCAGAATGGTTTAAGACTTCTGGTACTAAATACAAGATTTCTCGTAAAAAGAAGTTTCTTGAACTAGATTCTCAAACTATTTATGACTATTTTATGAATAGTAAGAAATCAAAGAATATTATTGCTCAATATAAAAGTGAATGCAATGAAGACGAGCTGAAAGAGATTAATGCATTTTTATATTATCTTGAAGAGACTAAATAAATATGTATACTATTAATGAAACAAAGAAATTCAAACGAGCTATTAAGCAAATAAAAAAGTCTGGTAATTGGAAAAAGATTGAGCCGCATTATAATATGATTTTAGATAGGATTAAAAAAACAGGCAAAGCTCGTTTTGATGATCCTGATTTAAATAAGCGATATAATGATCATGATATTAGCGGTGGCAATGAAAAAGGAACTAGAGATGTTCATGTACGTCCTGATCTAATTCTAGTTTACATTAACCGAGGCAACAATGTAATTGATCTTCTTCATATTGGAAGCCATGCTACAACTAATATTGGAGCTTGCAATCTTTTTGCAAACTCTAGCAAACCTTCTCATGTGGCATTCCAAATTCAATCAAGAATCAGACTTACTGCTGCAGCAAAATTAGGTCTTTAAGAATGCGTTTTAATATAGTTACAGACAAAGGCAATTATAAGTATGATAATGTACTCAATACCGTATCTTTTGGTAATTCTGATAGTCTTATCGACTACTCTGCTTTGGCTGAGATAATTCCAGCTAAGCATTGTAATGATATTGTACCTTTTGATTTTACAGATGAAAAATATCCTTATCCAAAGAAAGATAAAAAAATTAGACATCTTAAAATTCAAGTAGGCACTAACTGTAACTATAAATGTGCATATTGCATTCAAGCTATGGGTAATTATAAAGAAGTACCTGTAGTGAAAAAAGACGATATTGATCGATTTTTTGATTTGTTAGATAACTCTGATGTAGAGTTATTGCCTAAAGCAAAAATTCATCTTTGGGGTGGAGAGCCTTTAGTATATTGGAAGGCTCTTATTTACTTAATTCCTGAGCTAAGAAAGCGATATCCAGAATCAGAAATTTGGTTTGTTTCTAATGGTTCTTTACTGACTGAAGATAAACTTCAATTCTTATTAAAGCATAAAGTAGATCTTTCATTTAGTCACGATGGACCTGCATACTTTTTACGTGGTAAAGATCCATTAGATGATAAAAATCTACATGCATTATGGGTAAGAGCAAAAGAACTGTATGCAGCAAATAGCCTTAGCTTTTCAATAAATGCAGTAATTAATCAGTATAATGCTGATCTTTATCAATTAGATAGCTTTTTAGTAAATAAGTTTGGAGAAGATATCCAGTATAAATATGAAGATACAGTTATTGTACATTCAGAAAATGCTGTAAATTATATCTATTTTCCTAAAAAAGCACAACAAGCTTTAGAGTCATCAGTTTTACGAGCTGTATTAGAAAAAGATGCTGCATCACAACGAGTGAATGCAGCATTATATTCTAGATTACTAGATATGCTACAGATGCTTGTGTATAGAATTCCTAGTGCTGTAATAAAAGCTCGATGCAATGCTGCAGATACTGATGTGCTTTCAGTGGATTTGCTTGGTAATGTCATTAGTTGTCATAATGTATCTGTAGAAAGTCAAACATTAGGCACTCTTTTAGAGTATAATGCTGTTAAGGTAAACAAGTTTAAGCATTGGTCTTTGCGAAGCAATTGTCCTTCATGTCCTTACTTGATTTCATGCAAAGGCAACTGCATTAGAAATAGTGATTTTTTACATAATCAAGGCTGTGCTTCTAAAAAGGCATTAGGATACGCATTGCTTAAAGCTTGTTGGTTTTTATTGAATGGATCAATTATCAAGGAGATTATATATGACGAAGAAGATTGAAGCATTTATGAAATGCTTTATGAAGATGCATTCTCTTACACTAGCAGAAATGGCTAAAAAGACTAATAAGTCTACTTCATTTATTCATGGTATGATCCATGGATATAAAGCACCAGATGATAAAAATGTAGATAATATTGCAAATAGTCTTGGTATGAGTATGCAAGAAACTCGTCAGTTTAAGCAATATCTTAACGAAAGTAAGCCATATATTACATTTAAGCTTAGTGAATTTACTTCTGAGCAAGCAGCGCTTTTAGCAAAAATTAAGCTTCTTGCTTCAGAGAACAATTCTCAGCTTTGGCATGTACTTAAACGACTTGAAAATTTATAATCAAAAAATTCACTAAAGTAGTGTACTTTTAAGCTAGAGTAAGGTATAATGCTTTTAAGCTAAGGGATGAATGTCCTAATGCTGCTAGTTTAAAGGAAAAGCCATGACGAAGTTCATCAACACGACGACTGCCAAGACCACATGTGAAGCTGCTGAAGCTGCTTGCAAGAAGTTTGAAAGCTTCTGTAAAGAGCATAATCTTACTTGTGCTTCTTCTGTTAAAAAAGCTTACGGTTTTACGTATTTTGGTACACGTGAAGTTGTTGGTTACACGGTTAGCTTCGAAGTTGAAAATCTTGAAGTTGTTGGTAAGTACAACTACAAAACGCATAGCTTCGAAGCAGTTGATGAACAGCACAATCTTACACCTGAAGAAGTTGATAAAATCAATGAAATGAAGACTTGCTCGTTCTGTGGAACGACTCGTACTCGTAATGAAGTTGCAGTTGTTCTGATCAATGATCAAATCTCTGTTCTTGGTCTTGAATGCTACAGTAAGCTTATTGCTAAGTCGTATTTTTCTCGTAAAGAAACTCGTGGCATTAGTGACAATCTTGATGAAGAATATGGCTTTGCACTCTACGCAACTGATCTTTATCAGCTTCTTGGCTTTGCTAATGAGTTCTGTGAACCGTACGTCAGCAGCTCTGTGAAAGAATACTTCTATCATGAGTTCAAATCGATTCTGCCTACGACGCTGTTTCGTCATGAAAACTATCGTGCTGAAACGGTAGCAACAGATGCAGAAGTTGAAGATCTTTATAAAGATATCGAAACTCTTGATGATAACAACTCTTTTGAATACAAGATTAAGCGTATTCTTCAGGATGTTCGTGAAGCTTCGCATAGCATTCACAAAGCTGCAATTCCTCTTCTTTTGACGTATTGCATCCTTCGCAAGCTGAATAAAGAATATGCAACAGCTGTAGATTTTGACAAAGATACAACAAAGCTTGATAAAGTAGAAGCTACGTTGATCTTTGCTAAGTTGTATTTCAGTGAATTCTGCAGCACGATTCGTACTAAGTATACGTTTAAAACTGCTGATAGCAAGATTGTGGTTTGGTATACTTCTTCTGATAAGTATACTGAAAGCATTGGTGAAAAGTTCATGATTTCGTGCAAAACTGCTTCTACTATGCAAGATATGAATCGTGAAGTTCTTAAAGCTAAGCGCCTTAGCTGCAAGATGATGTAATAGCTATACGAGGAGTTATGCTCCTCGTACGCTTTTATAAATACATATACATAAGGAGAATATTATGTTTGAAAGCATTAGGTCTTTTCTTTGGTTTTTGAGTTCTATTATTTGTGGGAAGTGGATTAATGACAGCGACGAACCATACTGATAATGATAAGATTTATGAATGTATAGTAGACTGTTATAGACAGTGTATGTTTGAAGCAGTTCTTAAATCATATAAGAATTGTGAAGCAATTGTTTTAGACAAAGAAAATGATTGCTTCTATTTATATGATGTGCCCTATAAGTTTATGTATTCAGAACAGAGTAATGATAATGAAAAGGGCCTTAATATTCTTTGCAATATCTCTTGCACTGATAATGAAAAGTTTTACAAGCTTTTGCCAAAATATCAAGAAGACTCTAAAGTAGTATTAGAGTTTATAATACAGCAAGGAAAAATCATTAGTGAAAAAATGATTAAAACGCTTAAGGATATTGCTAATGATAGAGCAAATCAAACCAATAGAGATTCAGAAAAAGCCTGAATTAGTTAATATTTTTCCAGGTGTATTTTGGGCAGTAAATAAGCCACTTACTCTTGCATACAAAGACTTTTCTACAGATGAGAATTTAGTAAAAAAGAAAATTGTTTCTGCAAAGATTCAAGCTCGATGTACTGAAAGATTCTTAAAAAGAGGCAATAAGCCACAAAACTATGTCATTTGTAGTAGCCCTGATTACGCTGCTGCTATGGTTTTTGCTGGATATCTAGTATCTGAATTTATTGCAAAATATGGATCTTCTAGAGTTATATGGTATCATATGAATAACTATATGCCTGATCCATTTTTGACAAGTTTAGATTATAGACCTTCTTTGATTGTTCTATCTACAATCTATCCTGAAATGAGCTTAGCTAGATTAACACAAGTTCGAGATCTTGTTTCAATGTATTGGAATGTACCTAAGCTTATTATTGGCACTGGAATGGATCCTATTACTCTTGCTGCTGCTAATCTTCATATTCCAGCAAACTCAGTATATTATCATCAGTCTTCTCTAGTTAAAACAAGCTTTAATGTAATGTAAAATCATGGCAAAGATTGTCAGCATTAAATCAGAACTACAAGTATTACGTGGCCTTTGTCATCATGATCGTAGTGTTTCTGGCTCTATTTTAGCTGCTACTGATGAATCATATTTTTATGATGAACAAAGTAAAGAAATTTACAATGTCATTAGAAATAAGATTAAAGAATCTGGTACACCACCTACTTTTAGAAATCTCTTGTCTGACCCTGAAATCAGTGAATCAGCTAGAGCATTCTTTAAGCAATCTACAGCAGATATCCAAACTAAAGAAGATGCAAAGAAAGCTGTAGAAATCTTAAACAAGTATAGGCAGATTCGATGCTTATATGAGATGTGTGTAGAAACATCTCGTAAGATTGAATCAGGCAAACTAAATATTGATGCTACTATTGACTTTGCTTCTGATATGGTAAGCAAAGCTAGAGCATCAAGAAAAGTAGATATTGAGACACTTAAGTTTGGCAAAGGAAACAATGCGTCTGCATTAGTCAAAGACATTCTTTATGGTGAGAACAAAGATGATCTTATTCCTACAGGCTATAAAGTCTTTGACGATGTAAATGGCGGCTTTCCTAGAGGAGGCTTAGTCACTATTGGCGGCAGTACAGGCGCTGGTAAATCAGTAATGGCTGTAGATCTTGCCATTAAGCAAGCAGGTATGGGATATCGTGTAGTGATTGTTCCTCTTGAAATGACACAGCGAGAAGTTACTGCACGTATTATGGCTAATGTTACAGGTACAGACGCGCTATTGATTACGCAGAATCATAAATTATCACCACAAGAAAAAGATGTCATTAATAAGAAGATGACTGCGTGGATGAAAAAGACAGCAAAACTAGGTGGCGCAGTATATGTGTATGAGCCAGACAGAGACATCTCAATTGAAGAAGTATATGCAGAAATTGCTAGTTATGATCCTGATGTAGTCATTATTGACTATATTTCTTTGCTAGCTGGCGGTGATGCAGATGATCAATGGCGTCAGCTTGGTAAAATGGCGCGTCTTGCTAAAGTCAATGCAAAGAATACAAATAGAGTCAATATTCTTTTATGTCAAGTAGACCAAGAAGGTAAGATTCGATATTCACGTACAATCTCTGAGCATTCAAACTCATGCTGGGTTTTTGTAGCAACGCAAGAAACAAAAGAAGCTGGTATTCTTAAAGTAGATCAATTCAAAGCACGTTCAGGTAGAGCATTTCCGTTTACTTTGAAGATTTCTTATGATAAAATGAAAATAACTGATATGCCGCAGGATTCTGTTGATGTAGCAATTGGAAACATTCCAGAGCCTGTAAAAAGTAGTTTTACTTCTGATCTAGAGTAACTTATCATGCTTCGAGCTCTTTATTCTGCTGCTGTTACTTTTACTGGTATTTTTACACTTGCCGTTCTTGGCTATATTTTTGTAGAACAAGCTACAGAAATGCCAGTAGCATATATTTCACACTCTGAAGGCGTATGCAAAAAAGCACAAGTAGCAGATAAGTACATTACATGTAAAGAGTTAGAAGATAACTATTCTCATTACGAAATTATCTATATTAAATAAAATGGGATTTTTTCAAACTTTAAAAGAAACTTTTGCTCTTATTCGAAAAGATAAAGATTATAAAGCTTCACAAGAAGAATTTGACTCTATTATTGCATTTGGATACAACTTAGCAGTTCTTAGCTCAGTTGAGCACCTTAAACAAAACTTAGAAGAAAATGATTGGTATGATCAAAATTTCTTTTATTATTGTAGATATGAACTTTTTACAATAAAGCGTCTCAATAATCTAATACGTATCTTTATTGAAGATAAGTATCACATTGAGCATGAGTATACTCCTATGCTAAAAGCTATTGAAGCAGAACTAGAAGAAGTAGATGAATATACATATTCTACTGGAGAGATTACAGAAGAGAAAAAGAAGTATCTCATTAAGATTTTAGACAGAATTTATGACAGATATGAGCAAATTTCTTTGCTTTGCAGAATGATTGCTTTATCGTAATAGGAGAAAACATGCTTGCTACTAAGGAAGAAATCAACAAGGCTAAGCATTTTATTATTAGTCTTGCAGAAGAAGCAATTACTGATGACTTTAAATATAAAGTAGATGTATCTAAAGTCACAGATGAGACATATATCAGTAATGAAGGTGAAGAGTTAACTAAGCTGACAATTTCATTTACTTTAGGCTCAGGCTTAGCATATCTTATGTCTTCGCTAGATAGTTTTTTGCATAAAGTTATGTCTGAAGATTCAGAATTTTGGAAATATCCTACAGCTGCTTCTTTTATGAGTCTTAATGAATGTGTAATTGTGCTGTCTAACTTTAATGATAAGCAGTTGCTAAAGTCAATGTATATTGATCATGCGCCTGAAGAAGATTATGATTTGATCATTACTTTGTATCTTAACAAGAAGGAATAAGCAAAGTGGCTGAACGACGAATGGAGCGACTTAGAAAGATTCTTAGTCTAAAGAAAAATCTTACTCAAGAAGACATTGATTGGGAGATTATGCTTAGACTTTCTTTTGTTTCTATTCAAAAGTACAAAAAGCTTTCTGAAAAAGACGTAGCGCAAGCAACTGCAAATCTAGCAAATCAATTTACAGAAACATCTAAGCTAGCAAAGCATGAGTCTGTAGATATTCTAAAAAATGGTTACTCTGCTCTAGAATTGTATTATAATGATATATGCAAAGGCAATGAGCCTAAAGCATTTCTTTATGATGCAATTGACAACGCTATTGAAGAATGCTTATTTGTTGAACGTATTAATCATACACGTTCACCTAGATATATGAGTTAAAGAGATAAAGATGACTGCTATTGATCTAGATAAAGTTACGCAAGCTCAAGATCCTATCATCGCAGAGCATGCTATTGCATTTGATGTAGAAATTAGCTACATTAATAACGATGCTACTACAAAAGCTATTTTTATGTTATATGACAGTGACGATTGGACTGTTATGTTTAAAGATAGCCTTAATGAAGATCTGCTTAAAGTAGTTACTAAGAATTTAGATACTATTAAAGCACGGCTTGCTCTTCAAGCTTTTAAGCCTAAAGAAAAAGATAAATATGAAATTGTAAAAGAATTCGTTAATCAAAACGTATCTTTTTCAGCATTGAACTATGCTAGTATTACTAGGCTGTATCTAGATATTGCTAGGCTTTTGCCTTATGGATATGAATATAAATGTATTGAATGCTCAGAAAAATCTGATGATGTATTAAGCACTTTACAAGATTTTGAAAAGTCACTTCCTAACGTATTAAGTCTTGATACTCGTTTAACTATGTTAGGATTGCTTTTTACTGAGCTTTGCAAGGTTCAGATTGTGGCACATTTAGACAACTTTGAGAAGATTATAAAGAAATATGCTTGCTAAAGAAAAAGACATAAGCATGTATATGGATATTGCATATCGTGTTTCACAAAGATCATATGCAAAAAGACTCAAAGTTGGATGTGTCATTGAAAAAGATCATTCGATTGTATCTTTTGGCTGGAATGGCATGCCTGTTGGTTATGATAACTGCTGCGAGCATATTGATGCTAATGGCAATGAAGTAACTAATGTAGAAGTACAGCATGCTGAATTGAATGCAATTGGTAAAGCAGCAAAAGCAGGTATTTCTACTAATAATGCTACTTTGTACATTACACATTCTCCGTGCATAGAATGTGCTAAGATTATTCTAGTATCAGGAATCAAAGCAGTGTACTTTAAAGAAGTATATCGTGATGATTATGGCATTGACTTCTTAAAGACTAACGGCGTTTATGTGGAACAAGTAAAATGACAATTACTTTGCAAGATATTTTTGATAAGCAAGCTGTACTTCAGAAATTTGCTTTTGGTGTAGATCTTCCTGCAGTAAATGAAGCTCTAGCACAGTATTATGGCTTTGGTCTTTATAATGAGATTGGTGAAGTCTTTTCTGCAGATAAAGAATGGAAGCCAGTCAATAAAGGTACAAGAAATCATGAAGAAGTCAAAGAAGAGCTGACTGATTGCTTGCTTTTTCTAGTTAATCTTATGCTAGCAGAAGGTATGTCTGCTAAAGATATCGAAGAAGCATATCTTAAGAAGTATGAGAAAGTTGTAGATCGAATCAATAAGGAGAAAGCTTAAATGTTTTATAAGTTTTCTAAGATTCCTAATCTAGATTCTTTGACGTATAGAGAATTACAAGAATTTAAAAGTGAACGTAATCAATATCTTATTACTGAAAAAGTAGATGGTTCAAATATTTCAATCACTTTTAATTTGGATAATGAGAACACTTCTGATAAAAACTTTGAAGTGTATACTAGGAATGGCAATAGCTTTAAAGAAGATATTCTAGAAGTATTAGATTTGGATCTTAGTAAGCTATATGCGTATCTTTCTTCTTACTTTGGATCTATCTACAAATCAGTAGTTCTTCATGGCGAGCTATATGGTTCATGGGTAATGAATCGTCTTGATTATGGTTCTACTTGTGCTGTATGCGTATTCTATTTTAGCTTTGTTAATGAAGATGATACATTTGCATTTAGAACTACACAAGAAGAAACTATGATGATTTTATCTCAAGCTAAATGTAGTGATAAAATCAAGTATATTCCTGTATTTGATTTTATTACACTTCTTGATAATGATAATGTAGTAGATAAGCTAAAAGAATACTGTAAACTTCCTTATGTTAGCATGCTTTCTATTGAAAATCAAGTAAAGAATCCTTGTAAGTCTGAAGGCTATGTAGTTTATAGTATTGATAATGATAATAGACTTAAAAAGATGGTAAAGATTAAAGATGAAGACTTTCGAGATACCATTAAAGAAGCTAAGAAAGACAAATTAGATGAAGTTACTGCTTTAAATCAAGATTTTAATAACTTCTTTAATGAGAATAGAGTCTTAGACATGATTTCTAAGCACGGTGGCGTAGTATCTTCTAAAGATATCGGAAATTTGATTAAAGATACTATTCTAGATGCTAAAGAAGACTTTACTCAACAGAATAATGAAAAAATTGAAAAGATTCAAAAGAATCTAGATAAACAAATTTATAAAGTAAGTGCAAATACTATTAATATGATTACTAAGATTATTAAAAATCATATTAAAGCTTAAAGATTAGCATTTTTTTTTGTTAATATAAATGAGTACTCTTTATTTTAAAACCCCAGGTATTGCCGCAGTATGGCTTTGTGAAATTCGTGGTCAATTTTCTGATGGTGTTTTTGAGAATCATCCTGCTTGGGAAAGAATGTCAACACGTGAAATTCTTTATGAATTCCTAAGAGCAGACGTTAAAGTTGGAAGTGGAAAGCATGGAATTTACTTGAGTAATGGTGAGTATGTGCGCTGTCCACTTAGCGGTACTACTTGTCTTGATGAGTTTTTAGCTTATTTATACAAGGGACACAATTGGGCATGGAGAGTAGTTGTTTATTATACTCTTGGAGAACTATACGGTATTAATATCGTAAAAAAGCTTGATAGCTGTTGTATTAGTGAACTTACTACTTATCTTGCTGCAGAAGCCTGGGGTTATCCTTCTTTTTATCTTAAAAGTGAACGAGCGCGTAAATTAGCTCTAGCAAATAAGATTATTAATGTTGAAGATACACTTGCTAAGTTTAAACAATTAGATCCACGCGAAATGCTTTTTGATCTGCGTCGTCATGCAAATGAGCTTGATGATGCTTTAGGATAAAAAATAAGCTCTATAGTAAAAGTCAGCTAAATTTAGCTGACTTTATCTCTTATATTAAAGATATTGTTATTTTGGTATAAAAAATGAAGATTTTAGCTAAGCAAAGATTACTTTTAGCATATGATCAAGAGCAAGTAGATAATATTCTTGATAAATATGTAATGAATTATAATACTAGTTATTTATATGATGATGAATTTTTGGATGATGCAAAGTTCTATTATGCAAATAAGAAGCCTTTAAGACTTTTTAGAGGTTTACTTTTTTATAATGAAGGTGCATATAAAAAATTTGTAGATTCAATTAAGTCAGGATATATAACTACTGATAGAGCTACATCTTGGACTAAGAGTAAAACTATTGCAGAAGAGTTTGCTACGTATGAAAAAAATTTAGATAATTCTGTAGCAATGGGTCTTTATCTTTCAATGAAGCGTGATCGTAAGAAGTATGATAAAATAGATGGCTATAAAGGTGTAGTATTAATTACTAATATTGAGCCAAGACAAGGTATTGAACTTAAAATTGGTGGAGAAGCTGAAGTTCTTCTTCCTCCTGGCAGATATAAAGTAAGCAGATATGAGATTCAGTCTTATGATGAAATTGTTGGTGATAAAACTGCTGAAGAAGTACTAAAATTAGCAGCTAAAAAAGACTTTATTAATCTTTTATGGTATTTTCAAGATAGAGGATTAAAGCCTGAAGATCTATCAGAAGATATTAAGCGAAAAATCTTTTTATATACGTATGAACCTACTAATAAGAAAAAAGATATACGTGCAGAATTAATAGCAGAACCAGTATATTATAAGCCATATAAAAATGTAGAAAACCCATATCGTTCATACATATTTAGAGTATATGTAAAAGCTGCTATTGAATCTATTCCTAATTTTGAAAGCTTACGTTGGTATGATAAATCATCTCAAGAACTTATATTAAAAAATGCTAAAAAAGATCTTATATATCTTTTTAATAAAGTAAAAAAGCTTGTAAAGCTAGATCTTGAAGAAGCTAGAAATATAACTAAACAAGCTCGTGATAAGATGACTAAACGTACTTATAGAAAACCAATTATATATAACGTATATGATGCAGATGGAAGTCCTTTATATTTTGCAGGTGTAGAATGGCAATTTGATATAGAATACTTTGTTAATAAATTCGATCTAGAACCAGAATACCGTAGTGTATTACGTACGATAGAAAAAGCATATGAAGCTTCTCCTGTAAAAGATATATTTAATAGATTTAGCTCTGGACATCAGGCTGCTCGTGCATATAATATGATTTCTACTGGCCAATATATGGAAAAGATAATGTCTATTAAAGAACCAAGTAAAAGATATCGAGCTATTGAACAATATAATAAAGATTTAGCTAATACTGTAAAAGGAATGGCTGAATATTCTGGATTGAACTTGTTATAATCTATAATAAATTTTATATTGAGTCTTTCATAATAAATCTCCTTTTTGGTCTGTCTACTGCTTAGACAGAAAAGGCCAGCTAGAATTAATCTAGCTGGCCTTTGTTTTATACATACTTATTAAACCAATTAATCTGTGCTGTAGTCTGCGCTATACAATCTTTTATACGCATGATAAAAGATGGACTATATTTAGAAGTCCATATATCATACTTTTGAGCATCTTTATTAACATTTTGCAATAGCTTGCGCTGCCTTTTGCTTAGAAATTGCAAAAAGTCTATAATTCGATAATATTTTCATATAAAAATTGCCTCTTTAGCGTTATTACTAAAGAGGCATAAGATTAACGATAGCTTGATAAATTGACTAATTGATGTATTTCATCTAGAATTTCATCAATTCTATCTACATCACGCTCTTTTAGTCTGAATAAAAAATCAAGCAAAGCTCGTTTCATTAATTTGCTTGATCACTTCTGCAAGATATGCAGGATCATAACCAAACAATTCATTATAATACTCTGACATCGTAGCTTTTACATCTGCATCAGTCTTTGCTGCAGCTCTAATACGTTTAGAAAGACTATGGCGTACAGCAGTATCTGTTTCTTTGTCGATCTCTACCTCATAAGAAGCAATAATCTGCTTCTTTGAAGCAACAACAGGCTTGAGTGTAGTCTTAGACTCAATTTTAACTGAATCTTTACCAAGAGCTGTTACAAAGCCGTAATCAACATCACCAGCATCAGACACGAAAGCAACTAGTTCATTCTTCTGAGGATTGAGAGAAGAAAGAACACGAAGTTTTGGCGCATCTAACGTATTAGTATTTAGAACAGCAGTGACAAGATCTTCTAGGTTGTCAGTATTTTGCTTAGCAAGATACGTTTGACCACCAACCTTTTTTACTTCCCAAAGAGAATCATCCTCATTAGACATAAGGATATTAGCACTAGCAGACTTATAGCTAGCACGAATCTCATTTTCTGTAACAGGTCTAATTTCTCTGTTAGCACGAATATAACCAACTGCAGATGAAGCTGTAAGCTTTCTAAAGCTATTTTCAACAATAGAAGCTTCATTCCCAGTAAGCTTAGCAACAGCAGCAGCTATTTTAGATGGTGTTTGACTGCCAGTATAAGAGATAATGACTCTTGCTACTGTTGGTGATACCATTTCATAATCCGCAATAGCCACGGTATCAGTGATGCCATGCAGACCTAGTTCAAATGTTTCACTCATTTATTTATACCTTTCTATTGCAGGATTATTCATCAATATAGTCATAGGAGAATGTGACGTTCAATTCACCTGGACCTGAAGTATTGCCTTCAAACTGGACTTCACCAATTGATTGAGGCCAAACTTTTTGAAGCTTAATTTCTTTCTTAACATCTGAACCGTCATCTCCATAGAGAATAATTGTTGCAGATGTAGCATATACATCAGCAGAAGAGCCTGTATTGCCTTTCCAAGAACGAATAAGCTCTCTCCATTGGATAAATGCGGCACGCATATCCCAAGCGTCAGAATCTAAGAATGTCGCCTGGAAATGATGATCATTTGTTGCTCTGCCTGCACGGTTAATAGATACACCGTGCAATTCAATTAACATGTCTTCAATTTCTTGTGAAGGAAGTGTAGTAGAACGGCAACGGAAAGTCATTTCACGAAGCGATCCAGACACTCCTGTAGGCAAGTTATCAAAAACAAGGTCAAAATTCCATAGCTGAGCAAACGAAGCTAGAGATTCAACATCGCTAAGTGAGCTTCTTGTAGCCATTTATATACCTATTAAAATAATATTTAGTTATTATTAAATTTAGTCTTTCTAGCAGCTGCTTTTAATCTATTTATAGATTTAATAGAAAAAGTGGCTGCTTTCATTGGCAATGGATATGGATTTCGATAGTTATAAAGCTGAGTAGAGATTTCAGAATCTACTTCTTTCTTTTGCTTTTTCTTTCTCATATCAATAGCCAATTGAAATGATCATTCTATTGCCACAGCCAAAAGTTTCGTATCGTATAATCACTGTATTAGTAATTTTTTGATTCTTCTTACTTAAGTATGTATACTCACTAGAAGAAACAATAGCTGTATACTCAAAACCTTTGACACCAGCAATAGAGTCTGTAATTAGCTTTGCTGTTTTTGTTTCTGAATTGATTACATTAACAGAGTCTGGTTCAATGCCAGATTTTGATGCAATTTGCTTTATTACATCAGAAAGTCTATCAATATACTCTTCGATATTGAATCTGCCAGTTTCTCTAAAGTCAAATGCTACGTATAGCTTAAAACCTGGTCCAGGACGACGATTACAAATATATGCAAGTCGATCACGTCTGGGCACCATGTAAGCAATAGCAGCTTCTAAATCTAGATATTCAGCATCATTATTAGCAGCGTGTAATCTTTTTAATGTATTGATTCTCATATAAAAAGAATGATGCACAAAATATTGTTATAATTCTTAATTAAATTAACTGGAGATTTACTTTATTAAATCTCCAGTTAGTTTATACTATTAGTTTACTTAGCAGTCACTGTTGGGAATCTAGCTGCTGTTGCTTCAGAATAATCAATAACACCTTCCCACTCAGTATAGAGATAGATTTGATGATTTTCAACTAGATCTTTTGCAGTACCTACAATTTTTACACCATCAGGACCAGTTACATTAACAAAGTTAATTGTTAATTTACCAAATTGATTTGCTGTTTGAGCAGCTTCTGCAGAGCCTGACGTGTAGTCTTGCATACAGATAAATCCAGCATACTCACCAGAAGTCCAACTATCAACTGTACAATTAATGATATTAATTGTAGCTGGCTTATTACTACGATTTGAAATACGAAGTGGATTAGAGACATCAGCAAAATGACAATTGGAAATCGTAATTACTGCATTGTCTTGCCAATCAAAAATTGAAATTGCATTATTATCCATCTTAGCTGCAAAATCAATATTATCAATTATAACTGATTTTGGAGTAGAAGATAACCCAACTTCAATCCCATTATATCCAGTCTGTTGCCAATTAGAAGATGTAATGTTTACATACTCATCTGTATTGACAGAAAGACCTGCATTGGCTGTTGATTTAGCTAATGTGCCTAAAGTTGAAAGGTTTTTAATTGAAACATCACCACCTTCTGCTGTGGCTGAAAGTCTACCACTATCAATTATTGCATTGCTTGATTGAATTGACTTAGCAGTAATTGTAGCTACGTAAGAATCTATAGCACCAGCAAAACTTACATCTTTTTCAGGTTCAGAAACTGCAGCAGCTTCTTGTGTAAGCTCAACGGGTTCAACAACTGGAGTTTTAAGCTGCTGAACTTGATCTTGAAGTGCTTTAATCTGATCTTGAAGAACAGCAATTGCAGACTCAGAATCTAATGACGCTGATGTAAGGTTAGAAATTACTTTATTAGATGCAATATTTGCACTAGTTAATGCAATGCCCTTTGTAGCATTTCTTGTTACTGAGTATACGCCAGCTTCTGTAATGTTAATGGCAATACTCATAATTGTAGGATCTTGCACTGGATTAGCAAAACCAATATATGTCAAAGTAAATGCATTACCATTAAACCCAACAAATATTGAACCAGTTTGCATTGAGTATTCACGTAATGTATACCCAAGCGTCAAGCACTTATTTAAATCATCTAATGTAATGGCTTCATTAGAAAGAGGAGAAGTCAACGCTGCTTTAACAGTGTCTGAATCTGCAGAAGTAGTTAAGCTAAACAGCGTAGGCATTACAGCACGATTAGGAAGTGCTACATACCCATCATCAGACGCCCAAGCAGAAGCATGTGCTTCTTCATCAAAAGTAATAGTTCTTGTATACCGTTTGCCTTCCCAGTATAAGAACTGTACTGTTCTCTGATTATCTACATTATTGATAATCTGCCCATTCTGATTACCATTTACAGTATAAACTAAGATAGAATAATCTTTATTATCAGAAATTCCCCTAGCAGCAGCGGCAGCTTCAGCTGCACCTGAAGAAGCGAAATTACCTAGATTGTAGACCGCTTTTACTTGTAAACTATCGATGTATTCTTTAGCAGAGCTTGTATCTTCTTCAGAAACAGGAATTGTATCTAAGTTGACGATAAAATTGCCTGTTTCAGCTGTAGAACCATCATATGTAAACGCTGTTGTGCCGTTATACTTAATAGTTAATGCATTTGGATTAGGCAAAGCATTAGGAATTTCTGACTTAGATGCAAACTTTGTATCTGCAGCAGACTTCAAATAGACATCTGATACATTTGCTTTTTCATTAATAGCTGCAGTAAGCTGAGTAGTCAATGTGCTAGCTGTAGAGCTTAGCTCTTCTTTAGTTGCTAAATCTGCTGCAGCTGCAGTAATAAGCGCATTTACGTCAGACGATGTTGTAAAATCTGCAATAGCAGCCTCTAGCTGCTTATTATCAATGACAGTCAGCGTGTCATTGATTTGAACTACCCCATCTTTAGAATTAATATTAAATGGAAGCTGCGTAGATCCGAAATCAGCTTTATTCCACTTTGATACCATTACCAGGTTAACACCAGTACTGCCATCTGTCATTAAACCAGAAATGGAATCAAAATTATTTAGCTGAATAGTCTTTCGCTGATCTGCAGTTGAGCCTGCAGAAAAATTTTGATACTTAGGATAATCGCCTACAGGTTGCTTTTGACTTAGACCTGCTTCTAACTCATCTTTTGTAGCAAAAGTATCAGTGGCAGTTTCAGAATCTAGCTTAGTAGATAAACTAGCTTCTAGCTGTGTTGTTGTTGCGTAGTCTCCAACTGGTTGCTTTTCAGACAAGCTAGTCTGCAGCTCATCTTTTGTTGCATACTGTGATGCTGCGTTGCTTTGCGTAAGATAAAGTTCTGCAGCAGCGTCAACAGTAAGATAATTACTAAGATCAGCAGTACCGGCAAGTTTATCCCATGCAGTACCATTCCAAGCGTAGTTATCACCAGTGTCTTCTACATTGTAAACGTCACCAACCTCAGCAGTTTCTGGCAAATCTTCAGCTGTAGCAACTGATCCTTTGTAATGATATACTGCAGAGAGCTTTTCATCTACTTCTTGCTTTGTATACACATTAGCTATATTAGCTTTGTCTGCTAAAAGCTTGTCTGTTTGCTCAATTGTGTAGACATTGCTTGAATTAGCTTTAGCATTAACTAGTTCATCTACTTGCTGAGTAGTATACACATCAGCTGCATTAGCTTTTTGAGTAATAGCTGATGCATTTTCTGATACTCCAGACACTAAATTGTTTAAGTCATTAGCGTATAGAGTATCGCCATTTTTATAGTTTTTAACTACAAAACTCATTTTATAAACCCTTAAGATTTAACGATTAGAGCATTACAGCAGAGCCAAGTTTACATAATCCAATAATGCTTTCTGCTTCTGCTGGATCAGAAGAGCTGTCTTCTCCTGGATTTTTAATAGGAAAAATCTCAGAGATAGTCAAATCTTCATCTAGATGCTCAGAGGTAATATGAATATTAATAGCAGCGCCATTCTCAGGCACGCATGAGATTGGAACTCTACAGCTATGCTGATAGTTGATTTCAAAGGTAGCTGGAGCTTGAGTGTACTTTATGCCGTCAAATGTATATAATGGTATAGACGAGTCAAATGTACACGTCTCAGTCTTATCTAGCATCAAGCCAGGTCTGACTTTACATATAATCGGTAAGTATGAACCAACACGAGGAAGGCTTTTAATGATAAACTTTACATCAGGATCTAAAGCAGACTTTGAATGAGAAAGCACTGCAAGCTTAATTTTTTCGTAGTCTTCAGTGATCTGATACTTAAATAGTAAGTATGCTTTTAGTATGCTATCATCTGCATAAGAGTATGGCTTATCATCTACAGACCAGCCATCTTCTCGTGCTAGATTTTTAACATCATCTAGAGTAAAATAAGTCATTTTTAATGCATTAAGAGTACTTATTTTATTAAATTTATCCAAAATGACAAAAATGCTTCATTCTTACACATTCTGCATTCGTCCAATCCACTTTTGTCAGCCTTTTAGCTGCTTTGCTTCAGATGTGGTTGTAAAGACTATAAAAGATGGCTATTATACACATAGCATTCAACTTAAGCATGTTCCCATTAAATATAGCGCTCTAGGCTGTCTTGATCAAGAATATCTTTTTACAAAAGCACTGATTGATATTATTTCTTGTCTTCTAGATGATAGTGCAGTAGAGATTTCTAAAACTTCGTCTAGTTCTGAAATTGTCATTAAAGTGCAGTCAAAGAATGACTTTGAGCCTATTACCCTAAACAATAGAATCATTAATGCTGTTGACAGCTATTTAGAAGACAGTTGTGTAAAAGAGCAGTTCATTTCTGGATATATGACAAAAGAAAAGAATGCATATAAGTATTATGTATCACTAATTGAGCGTCAATACATTGCAAAGCATTATCGAGATACTGAAAAGAAGACTGTATGTGTAAAGACTTTAGTAGAAGGACAAGAGCAAGAAAAATCAATTTTTGAAAAGCTATTAGATGTAGTAATGAATTGGAATAAAGAGCAAATGGAGCCCGAAGTATTTCTTTTTAATGCTTTAGAGAATACTATGCTTAAGCATGTAGAGCTTTCACGCATTGCTGATGCTGGAATGACAGAGCTGTATTTGTGCAATCTTAAAGATAGTTATCTAAAAGAACATGTAGATTTCTTTATTGCAGACAATGCAGATGTAAATTCTTTGTTTTCTTCATTGTATGAAGATTGCTATATAAGTCTTAATAAGTAATAAGAATATGCTTAAAACTAAAGTTGCTTCACAAATTGACAACAATGGGTACTTTGTAGGAACTTGCGTTGTTAATAAAGATCCCCTATCACAAGATGAAGATGCTTACATTTTACCTCATAATGTAATTAATCTTGCACCACCAGAGAATCTTAATAAAATAAATACTAGATATAAATACAATAAAGAATTACATGCTTGGGATGAAGAGGTTGATACGTCTTCATTCTTTAGATATAAAGATAGATTGTTTAGTGCATCACAGCTGGACATTAGAGTAGTACGTCTATTGCTTGATATGAAGTTAGAACAATATACTATTCTTGATGTAGAAAATAAACCTATCACTATATCATTTCTTGAGCTTATTGATTTAAAAACAATGCTTGCAAGAAAGATTATGTTGATGCGTGGCTACTATAATATGTTTTCTGAAAAAGAAAAAGAGACATTCAGCGACTTGCTTATTTATAAGGAGTAAAAAGTATGCGTACAGAATATCTTACTAAAGAAAAAGGACAATGTAAAGTTGAAGTAATTCAATATACTAAGAGTCCGTATAATGATACAAGCATTGCTACTCTTCGGTGTACATATCCTCGATATATTCACTCTGAAGTAATGACGCATAGAATGTTTTCTAGAAATTCAGCAAGTAGTCGTGCTACACCTACAAAAGTTTTGCTAGAACGAATTCGTAATAATCCTGTGTTCTTTACTCAGCTTGGAATCAATCAATCTGGCATGAATGCAAGTCAAGTACTTGATGAAAAACAAGCTGAAGAGTTTAAAGCTGAATGGCTAGAGATGGCTAATCTTGTAGCAGACAAAGTAGAAGATTGGACTAAAAAGTATAATCTTCATAAGCAAGTTGTCAATCGCATTCTTGAGCCATTCATGATGACAACTACAATCATTACTGCTACTGAATGGGATAATTTTTTTATGACTCGGTATGCTGAAGGCGTAGAACCTACGATGCATGACTTAGCAGAGTGCATGCTAGATGCGCTGACAGCAGCAAAAGTATTATGTGAAACTCAGAATCAAGAGTACTCTAATATTGTAGGACGTCATATACATTTGCCATTTGTAGATGTACAAGAACTTCAGTCTAGAACTGTACAAGAATGTATTATGCAGTCTGTTGCTCGATGCGCACGCTGCACGATTATGAGTAATGTAACAAAAGAAAAATCTACTTTAGAAGAAGACAGCAAGCTTTTTAATCGACTTATTACAGCAAAGCCCACTATGCATGCATCACCGTTTGAGCATCAAGCTGTTGCCACAAAGTCTAGAGAAGCATATTTCAATCTTCGTGGTGGCTGGATGAGCTATCGTTACTTTTTAGAAAATCAAACAGATTTCATGATTTTTAGCTCTAACTCACTCTAATAAAAATGCTGCTAGTATTGTTAACTAGCAGCATTTATTTTATGAATAAAATTCACTAGAGTAGTGTACATTTACGTAGAATGTGGTATAATAACTATATCAAATACATCAACACTCTTCTGAAAGGGAGTAAGAATATGTCGGATTTCACGTCTACCGTTAAGAATACGTTTAATGCAGAACAAGCTGAAGTGATTTTTGATGCAGTTGACTCGCTTAAGAAAAGCTATAAAGACGTCGATATGCTCGAATATGATGATAAAGGCGTCTGCTTAGATATTATGATTAATGATGAAGATCGTGTAAACATTTGGATTCATCTTTATGATGAAGAATCTTTTGAGCTTAGTTATGAAGCTTTTAAGATGAGTACGTGTACGACTCGTGTTCCGTATGGTGATACGTATGCTTCATTTGATACTGAAGATATGAAGCTTGTTGCAGCAGAAGAAGGTATGATCAGCTATATTGATGAGCTTGAAGATGATCTTCGTGCTATTGTTAAAAATAATGATCATAGCGATGAATTCTATGATCCGTACTATTAAAAAATTTTATTAAAAGCTAAAGAAAAACGCTGGTTCTACAGCGTTTTTTTTTGTAATGAATGCATACTCATGCTAAATAAAGAAAATCTTCTTGTAAGATCTTCACTTGTAAATGAATGGCGAAAGCTATATGTAGGTAGACGTTTAACTGGTAACATAGATGATGAGTATGATATCTATGGATTTGACAATGGCTCATACGGGTATCTATCAGATCGTTTCTTAAATGAAAGGGAAATTTCCTCGATCGACTCTATCGTTTATCGAGCCTCCAGCAACTACGACTATACCGCAGTTATCTTTTCTGAGAGAGATGTTCCTGCAGAGTCGACTTTGTACTTGAAAAGAAAGGATAAAGAAACAATTGCTCTCGTAGATGAAACTGGTAGAGGCTATTATTACAGGAAATCTGGTGTTACCTATTTCACGAAGGATGATTGGGGCAACACCATAGATATTTACGTAGGCTTTACCCCCCCCCCTAAGAGAAAAATTAAGAGAACTCTTCAGTCTCGGAGGGTTCTCTCATGCTGAGCAAAGAAATACTTTTAAGCAATCCTTCCAAGCTTCGAATGGGCTGGAAAATCAACGTAACTCTTCACGAAGAGTCCAGTGGACTTATAAGAACGATAATTGGTGGAAACTCGCAAGAAGATATTGTTCCGTTTGGAGGAGCAATAAGTCTTCGAAAATTTCAAAGCGCGCGAAAGTTTTGGACAGGCCTAATTACAACGTCAGACGATTTACTCATACATGCAGGAGATGGATTCCAAAGAGCAGATACGGGCTATTTGCTTATTGCAGACAATTCTGGCAGCAGCGTAGCTCTTTCAGACAGCGGATCTGGAAATTTCTTCACCAACGCAGATATTGGAAAAACCGTTACGGTTTACTATATTCCCACGTAAGCGACGCCACCTTCTTTGGGGAGGTGGTATGTTGAACAAAGAGAACTTGCTGAAGGCTGATGGGAAAGTTATTTACACACTCGTTTGCCTTGGAGGATGGGAATTTCAGGGACTTGGCGGTTCATCAACCGGAAGAGAGAGCATGACTCCTTCAGAAATTGCGGGATATCCTGTTCGAAGGTTTTATAATTTTTGGGAAGGTACATCAGTAAGCTTCTATGAAGCTACACCATTCTCGGCTCTAAAGATAACTAATATTGAAACAGGAGAATCAACGGTAATTCCAAAACTATCTGGATATAACGCATATCAGGGTAGTGGAATGGTTTGGGATAATATACACGAAAATAAATTGTATACCGTTTATCTAACTATTGAACCGATCTATTAAGTTAACCTCGCATTCGCGAGAGTGTGGGGTTTTCCTGGCTGTCAATATCAAGATTGTCTATCTACGATCTCTCTGGCACACCGATCCATTTTCATCTTTATTCTAGACAGAAACTCGTTTGCCTTCTGAGCGGCCTCATGCTTTTTTGCATGATAATACTGATTAAGAATAAATATCTCTTTTTATAAAAAAAATGCCTCTCTATTGCTAAGATAGAGAGGCATTTTTTAATAATTAATTAGCAGACAAAAACAGCTGTTTTTCTATTTCTCTTCGTCGAACTAATCCAGGCAGTACAGTCTTTCCTGAATATACCCATTTGTTAAACTCTTCTGCAGCACCTACATAGTCTCCAGCATTTAGCTTTTTAAGAAGTGTAGAAGATTTAAGGCTGCCAATACCTAAATTGAATGTAAAATCAATAAGAGCATCTAGCTGACTGTCTGTAAGAGGAACAGTTACTACTGATTTTACTTGTTTTGCAACTTTGTCAGTATCAGAATCAAGAAGTTGTTCAGCTTCAGCTTCTGTGATAACCTCACCTTCTTTTACACCTTCAGTATGACCATAGCCAATAGTTAATACACTAGCTGGACATCTGTATGCTTCTAATCGCAAGCCTTCAAACTCTCTGATTAGAGCTTTTGCTTTTTCATACATAATTAAAAGAGATATAAAGTTAACTATTAAACTTAAATTTAAGCTATAAGAGAAAATGCTGTGCATAATTTAACAGCATTTTTTTTTGCATGCAGTTAAAGAAAGAGCTTCTTTTTAATAAAAGTAAACAAGAAAACTTAGATTTTTTAATAAATTTTACGTTTGATCTTTATAATTTACCTTCACATACGCCTGATACATTAACTTTTCATAGTCTGAACATTGGTTATTATGACTATGATGCAGTCAAAATAATAGAAGACTACACTATAGCTACTTTTAATCCTGCAATATACATTAACAAGGATACTCGGACTAGCTATGCAACTGCATATTGCAGTAGAGAATATGTAATAAGTCTTTTAGATAACTTTTTTAGTAAAAACATTAATACACGTCAACATGGTGATGTTGTTGACTTAACACACTCTGGTGTATATTTTTATATGACAGGTGATTTCTTTGAACCTTGCGTAAGAGACAATTATGGTAACGAATCTTGGCTAGTTATAAATGATATTGTCGTATATACATGGCCAGGCTTTCCTAATGTACCCAATTTTAGTTATAAAGTAGTTCAAAATTATAATTTAGATCAAATTATAAATCGTTTTACAAATAATGATTCAATAGATATTGACGTTCTCTATCAAAATGATTAAATAAAAAGCCTCTTTATCTTTTTCTTTAAGATAAAGAGGCTTAAATTTATGGTGCGAGTAATCGGAGTCGAACCGATACGATTTTCATCGGAAGATTTTGAGTCTTCTGCGTCTACCAATTTCGCCATACTCGCAAAAAGTGCTATTTCATTAGTTAAAATGAAACCGTCAATAGCATTTTAACGTATATCCCATGCTTTTGCATAATGAAATAGCATTAAAGCTTGGCAGGGCTGGAACGATTCGAACGTTCGAAATGACGGAATCAAAATCCGTTGCCTTAACCAACTTGGCTACAGCCCTATAAATTCAATGAAGGAATACGTATAAACTGTAAACTTAGTATTCCAGAAAGTTTTTGTAAAGAATAGCTGTACTACTTAAACTTTACCGTGCAGCATGTAAATTTCTGATTTATCATCTCATTAATTTACAGCTAAGCTAGATAATAACTTTTTGATATAACGCTAGCTTAGACTTATATCGTTATATCAACTTCTTAAGCTAAGCTATAGATTAGTTTAAGAACAAAACATCTGAATTTACGATTTGACGTACAATCTCAGGAATATCTTTTTCTGTAGCAAACTTAACTGTTTCGCATACAATGCCTTGTCCATACTTAGGCATAGGTGGATTACACCACTCTAAATCTGAACCTTTTCTAAAGACTTTCCTATAGGTATGACTATTTCCATAGTCATCTTCACTAGGTCCATCAGTATACGGCTCTACAGTTTCGCGTTCTGCATATTCTATAAGCTTATCAGGTGAAAATGATGCTGCAATAACTCGAGTGTTCCAAAATGAGCCACGCATATCATTCAGCTTAAGAAAATACACATCGATACTCATCTACAAATCTCCTTTAGCGTATAACAAGGTGTCTAACCTTAAAAAGAAAAGCCTTATCTTCTTCTCTTGGAGGTCCTATTTACCGAAATTGTATAATAAATTTCGCATTATGCTAATCCTTTCTTATGCAGAAAGGTAAGAAAATAAGGCTTTAAGATGCTGTCTAATTAACACATAGTACATAGCGAACACTATCACGAACACATTAAACAGCATCTTAAAAAGAATTAACTTGCATCATAAACAGAAGCAATAATTTTCTTTTCTCTGCTGGTTTTTACTTCTGATTCAATAACAGAAGTATCTACACCCTCAATAGTGATTTTTGGTCGAAATGCACCATCACCATCACTAAAGAAAGCAACCCATTCGCTATGTCCAACCTTGCCATTATATTCCATTCTTTTAAGCATAGACACAAACTTACGTGCAAAGTATTTGTCCATGATAATAGAAATATCTAGTTTAACGTTAGACATAGCTTATATCCAAAGATTATTGTGGTGCCCACACTTGGAATCGAACCAAGAAATCTTCATTACAAGTGAAGCGGTATACCATTTACCTATACGGGCATAATCAAATAATTAGAAAAGCTCTATTCTGTTTGACAGAACAAACTAGATGCTTAATTACTCAGGCCTTTTCATCAAGCAATACGTCATTTGCTCCAACAAGCTGATCATTTACAAGCGTAGCCTAGGCGCAGATCATTCAATGTATACCCTGTTTACCGTATTCCTGCCGGTGAATAGAGCTTTACTAATTATTTATATAGCTTTATATTATAAGTTAAATAGCAAGGAAAGATTCGAACTTTCACTCCTTAGAAATATTGCAGTTTTTCTAAGTTATCCTAACAAACCATTGTCATTACTCATCTTACTCTGCAAAATAAGATTTTCATCAAGTTAGCTTGCCCGAAGCTTATGGCGGAAGAGATAGGATTCGAACCTACGTTCCACATTAATGGAAACATCCTTTCCAGAGATGCGCATTCAACCGCTCTGCCACTCTTCCTTATTTAATATCTCTTAACTTATACTTGAAAAGGGATTGAACTCTTCTTGGAAAATTCTTAATCTTTTGACTAATAGTATAACTACTTTCTACTTCGTCTAGCATAAAAGAATACTTTGCACCAGTACGAGGTTTAGTAGCAGTAATCACATTGCCTTCAACAGAATACTTCCAAGGATTGCTCATTTTTATATCTTATTTATAAGAAAATCATATAATATAGTGCTCTAATCTAACTCAAGTAAAACGACCAAAAATTAAGCATAGTTTAAAGCACTAAATTATATGATCGGAAAAGCAATTAAAGAATCGAACTTTTATCCCCTCAAGCATTTCGATGCCTGAGTTGCCTTACCAAAGGTATTGCCTTATTTTTCACTTGATTTTCTATGCGATCTAGAATGGCTAAAATCAAGCGCCGATATTTTGGTGGGCCCAGCAGGACTTGAACCTGCGATCCTCCGATTATGAGTCGGATGCCTTAACCAACTTGGCTATAGGCCCCAAATACTTGGTGGAACCAGTGAGGATCGAACTCACACTCTACGGATTAAAAGTCCGGTGCTTTACCAATTAAGCTATGGTTCCTTTACTTCTTATAGATAGACTCTTTATACAGAATAGCTTAAAAGCAATATGTTCCACGTTGCCTTCAGTTTTTTAGTCCAAGTATTGCTCTAGCCACTCTCTAGTCATTTAAGCTATTGCTCTCACTTCTCACCAAGTGTATAAAAAGTCTATTTATAAGAAGAAAAAATGGTAGGAGCGGAGGGACTCGAACCCCCAACAGAAGCCTTATCTAGACTCCGCTTTGATCGGGTATAAGCCGATTTCTTTACCATTAAGCTACGCTCCTACTATGCTTTTAGCTTTATGAGTTTTCAATCTAACAACTCAATCGCTCTTGCTGCATTTCTACAGCCGCTTAGACATTATTAGAAAGAGAAGCAAAACTCATAAAACCAAAATTCTTTAATTAGCTTTAAGCAGCCGCTTTATCTTGTCCCAGTTGGTTAGAATGGAGGTCGTGACAATAAGATAAAGCACTAATAAAGTATAAAGTACGGAGAACTACTTTACTAGAATGAGCTGCTTAAAGCTAATTAAATGGTACGTCGGGTGAGGATCGAACTCACAACCACCTGCTTAGAAGGCAGGTACTCTCTCCAATTGAGCTACCGACGTACTCAAAAATATCTTTAAGAACTTTTCCAAATTTTTAAAGAGCAACGTTTTGTTTAACGTTAGAATTATTATATACTAACGCTCGAGCTCGTGTTAAGCTAAATTGTAACTAAATTGTAACAGCTTGGTTGATACTCTTCTTAGCAGCTGCTAGATAGACATTTGTCATTAGCTGAAGCGTAGTCAGAAGTCCTACACCACCAGGCACAGGCGTATAGTATATACGCTTGTTCTCTAAGCCAAGCTTATCAATGTCACCTACTAAATGATTGTCTACTCTAGAGATGCCTACATCAATCAAAGTCTGTCCATCTTTAAAGTATGTTCTATCAAAAAAGTGTGGTTTACCTATTGCAGAGACTACAATATCAGCAGACTTTATTTTTTCTCTAAGATTCTGCGTCTTAGAATGACATAAAGTCACTGTGCAGTCTAAACCTGTTAAAAGAAGAGACAAAGGCTTTCCTACAAGATCAGAACGACCTGCAATAACTACATCTTTGCCTGAAAGATGCTCTTTAAACAGATGTGTAAGATAATTGACAATGCCTGCAGCTGTGCAAGGAACTGTGCCAGATTGCAAATATCTTAATGTACTTTTATTACTAGAAGTTGCTGCATAAAGATCTGCTGCAGATGATAAAGAAAGACCATCTACATCTTTAGCTTTATCAATATATTTAGAAATGCATTCTCGATAAGAGAATGACTTCTTATCTTTAGTAAAGACTTCATCATCTAACTTTCTATTAGCAGGAATTTGAATAATAATGCCATCGCAAATGCTGTCTTTCAAAGAAGACAAAGCAGCGTCTAACTCATCATATGCTAATGCATTGATATTAAGCTGCTGTACACATGCATAAATGCCAAGCTCTTCTGCTAAACGAAGCTTATTCTTCATATAGCTTTGTGATGCAGCATCTTCTTCTAAAGAAATAATGCTTAGAACAGGCTTCTCTACTAGTACATCAATTTTCTCTTTAAGGTCTTTCTTTTGCCTTTCTACATATGACTTTACATTTAACAGCATTTCGATCCTCTTTATTCTAATTCATACTTTGAGTTCATTTCATCTTTATCATATATAACCCGATCTTTGGCGAGTATGTCATCAATCGTTGGTTTATATTTATCTCTAAACGTATTAAGAAGTGAGCATTTTATAAGCGTGGCTTCATCATTGCACACAGTTGCATGATTTTTATCATTCAAAAGCTGCGCTACAAGAGACTTATAAAAATATACTACATAGTCTTCTGGCCAAGACTGTCTAGCAATATAATATTGCCGTGGTGATAAAGATAATGCTTCTACAGCTTCATGTAAATGCATAATATAGAACTCAATAATAAAAGTACTATTAAACTTATTTAATATGTGCTAGCATATATGTAAAGAACAAAAAGCTAGAAACTACATATATCACAGTTACTATAGAAATAAATCTAACTTTTGTCAGAATTTCTCTGACTAGCTTAGCCTCATCATCTCCTTTATGAAGCTTATAAATGCTAGATTTTACTTGAAACTTTGTAGAAATAAGATAGATAAAAGAAAATACTGCGCAACAGCCTAGTATTACTAGAAAATAATTCATAAAAACTTAAAATCTTGTAAACATATTGCCAATGGCAGCATTTGTTGTTTGCTGCTTTGTAGCTACTCTTTGACGACGTGGTAAAAAATTATACAGCTCTTGTGGCTGAATAACACGAGCATTGCATTCCCAGCCAAGCATTTGACGCTCTTTTGTATTATGCCAAGACACATCTTGAATCATCAATGCTTTGCCCCACATTGACTCTGTAACAATATCTAGCTTATCTGCATGAGGTATGTTTGGTGAGAGCAGAATCTGAAATGGCTCAGTAGAGTCAATTACTGTAAGATTTGATGACTTTGTCAACCGAGGCACTTCCATATAGACAGATTCTTTTGACAGATTCAACTGTATTTCAAGATGTGTAAATTCTACAGGTGTACTTGAGATAAAAGTAAGTGTATGCTCTTTACCATCACAAAAAGACATTACTGTAGCATAATCTGCTTTCTTTCCATCTATAAACATCGCTGCAGATTCTATAATCTTCATCTTATTTAAAAGCCTAAATGAGTCTATTGCTACAGCATGCTTAGGCAAATGAATTTTGATAGTTGCAAAATTTGATATTGCAGAAAATGGAGAATTTTGAATTTTAAGCTCTGCTTGAGCTGGCAAAGAAAAATCTTCACAAGGTATAACTAATCTAAAGCCATTGTAAAGAGTAAAGCCTCCTACAAAGCCTGTTCCATAGCATACAGGACATGCAGAGTCTGTAATGCCAAGAGCTACAGCATCAAAACTGCCTACAATATCATCTAAAGATACCAGTTCATCTTCTAGCTGCTCTTGTACAGCTTCTGGTGATGGTATCTGAAGATCATACTTAGGATTAGATGCTGTTTCAGGTACGTAAGATTCAGCACCAGTAGAGTCATCTACACCAAATTGTGATGTGCCAAATGAAGTGCCTGTTAAAATTTGATTGATGAATCCTTCATCAGCTTTGCCGTCTTTATTAAGGCGAGAATTGATCTTTTTATGCTTACCTTGGCAAGAGCAAATTCTGCCTGCAGTAATATGATTATATAAGCAAGCTTCAATGCCTTGCACACGAAATGCTGCCATATTTCTTTGCTGCATCACTGGAGCAATTTTGCGCAGCGCAAACTCAGCTACATCAGCGTTTCTTTGATTTGCTGGAAGAATATTATTATTACTTTGATAAATTACCATAAAAAGTCACCTTTACATAGCCAGCATTATAGATTTTATAAAATTTGTTATTTTCTAAATTTTCATATGCTGTTTTAGCATAATCATAGCTCTTATTCAGAGCTTTTGCTAATAGCTTTTTATTAGATATTATACTACTGTCTATTTTTACTGCTCTATTTACAAATAAATACTTTGGCGAGATATATGACTTTTTACTACATTTTTGTAAAAATGTGCTTAAATTTATAGGATAAGCTAAATCTTCATGTATAACAACTTTATTTATAGTAAATAATTTGTTTATCTTAGAGATAATAGAAAAAATAGAAATGTTATGTAAGTAGCTATGACAATACTGATATATTTCTAATGTTGAGCTTAGATAGCTATAATTAGCTGCAAAAATAAGTTTTTTATTATAAAAAACGCCTAAGTACGATGTATATTTTGGTGATTGCTTGTAAATGCAAATAGAATTACTTTTAGTAAACTTATAATATTCGTCTTTACTCAAAGACTTAATAGAACAGTCATCTATTGAAACTTCTACATCATTATAAATTGCTCTTTTTATAAGAGTCTTTACTTTATTAATATCATTAAGTACATCATACTCATAAATATGAAAAAGCTTAATTCCTTTATTAATACATCTTTTTGACTTATCAAATTGATAATTTTTATCAATTCCATTGTTTTCAGAGTGCCAAAAAGAGCCATTTATCTCAAAAGCAATATTAAGTTCTGGTAAATAAATATCTAATTCATATGGACTAATGGCTTTTCTTGTATTTTTTAATATTTTTCCATGATAAATGCTTGAAATATACTTAAAAATATTATTTTCTAAATTAGATCTATTAGTATGGCGTACTAAAGGCTTGCAATGAGGACAAGAAACATCTGCTAATATAGCAGAGCTTGGATTATAAATCCAAATAGTACTACAATTATTACATCTAAAAATTAATGGCTTTAAACTTAAAAAATCTTCTTTACTAGATATACATTCAATATTTTTAATTGATAAAAAATCAGTATATGTGTTTACATATCGTTTCCGTAGTGTCTTTCTTGTTTTTTCTCTAGTTATTTTTGATTTTGATGCATGATTTACACCATATTTTTTCAAGCATGTAGCTTGCATTTTTTGCTGAATACTCTTTGATTTGCTACAATTATCTACTCCATACTTTTCAATTAAAATATCTTTTACTTTTTGCCTGAATTCTTTAGCTAAAAATACATTTTTTACTCCATACTTTTTCAAGCATGTAGCTTGCATTTTTTGCTGAACTTTTACTGACTTAGCTGGATGCTCTGTACCATATCGCTCTAAAGAAGTTTTTTTAATTTGCTCTTTAATTATAGAAGATTTAATAGGACTATCCACGCCATAATGTTTTAATAAAGTTTCTTTTATTTTTCTAATAGATTCTTCTGAGCTATTTGCACATTTCCAAGAGCAGTAAGATCTTCTATTTATTGCTTGCTCAGTACTTAATAACTTTCCACAATTTTTACAAGTTGCTGGAGTATATGAAAATACTCCTTGCTTATATGATGTAAGATATACTAATTTAGGAGTAATTTCAAGATTATACAGTTTTTGAAGACTAAAAAACCAATTATCTGAAATAGCCATACCATTAGGTATGGTAGAAATTGCATTTATATAAGACCGTTCATTCCAATTTTTACCTATATACTGATATGCCTCTAAAACTGCAGATGGAATCTTATGATATTTTTTCTTAGCCATATATACTCCAATTAGCAACATCTGCATTTCGCTGATTAGCTGGCAAAAGCTGATTGTTAGAATGGTAAACTACAGCCATTTTAGAATAAAAAGTAGTATTTAGATATTATCAAATTACGCTTAGAATCTTATGTTTCTACAGCGTTTTTTTTGTATCTAAAATAAGCTTTTAGCTGTTTAGGTACAAAATAATAGTCAATGCTTAATCAGGAACTATTATTTTTATCTGGGTTTTTAATTAAGAATGGTATGGCATTTTGGCCTTATAAAAGAATAAATGTTACAATAAGTAATTGTGATCTCAAAATAACAACATCTAATGGAATAGTAAATGGTACATATACTACAACTGAACCTACTTACTTTATAGATGCTATGCTGCGACCATCAGGCTATTGGAGAGGTTATAGACTTCCATGGGGAGAACAAGTTACTTGGGATGATACAGATAAATGGCCAGATTTTCTTTTACCTACAGGTACACAATTTATTGTTGAACGATCTAATTATGGATTTACAAATATCTACTTAGATAGACCGAGATGGATTGAAATGCCTGAGCTCACTACTGGTGGTTAAAAAAGAAGCTCTCTTAGATATTACTTCTAAGAGAGCTTTATAGCATATGCAAATACTTAGTAGCTTGATTGAGCAGTTATTGACATTCTAGGCATTATACGTACAATATCTTTACCAGAATCATCTTTGCCCATTAGTGTAAAACGAATATTAAGCTTAACTGTAAATCTATATGTTTTTTGTCCATATAGAAATACAGGATTAGCAATGTCAGCAGAGATAATTGCTTGTTTATCTGTTTTCCTTAGCTCAACTTCTTGACTATCATTATACACTTCTGCATCACTTGCATCACGATACTTTAGTGTATCAAAGAAGCTATAAAGTGTTTCAAACTCTTTAGAACTATCATTTTGTACGCATTTCTTAATATGACTACTAACCTTTTCTACATATTCTTCAAAAGGTGTATTCAAATATAATACTACCTTCGAAGTAAACTGGCCATTATTAGTAGAAATATTAGTAAAAGCGTTAGATGGTACGCCAGTAAAATATCGGAAGCAGCGTTGAGAAAGCTCTTTAAAATTCATTTAAGTACTCAATTTAAAAATTCTTAACAAATTTATTATATCATAAATTTAGCAAAAGTTTATCTAGAAGGCGACTTCATAAGATTTAAGCCAGTCTTATTTCTTTTCTTAGAAATAGACCTATTTTTAATAGACTTTTGCTGTTGCTGCTGCTGTCTTACTTGCTGCTTAGCCTTTCTGTCAAAGTCTTTTCTGCTTTGATCAGCTTTGCTGCTGTCTTTAACAGAAGTTTTTCTTTGATCCATTGTCTTCTTACGTCTTTCAACTTCGCGCTCTGCTTGTTTTTGTCTAGGATCTTTAGGATCATTTGCAATGCTCTCAAGAGTAGAAAGAGTAAGACTATTGACAGGTTCTAAAAGGTTTTTATTTTTAGCAGCAAAAAGACGAGCTTGTGAACAAATCTTAAAAGAAAAAGCCATATCTGTAAAACTCTCTAGTAGCTTCACCAGCTTCAGCTTTCTTTTCGTCATCTAAAATAGGTTCTCTGAATTTCTTTTCTTTTTTATCTTTTTTCTTATCTTCTTTATCAGATGGACGCTTAATCAGATTTTGTGTCTCATATACATTATGAGTGCTTTTATTAAGCTGATTTTGCTGATGCTGTTGATGATCATTCTGATCTTTACGTTTTTCTAGTTCTTGTTCTGCTTGATGCGCTCTTCTATCTTCATCATCTTCAGCAATTCTACGCAAAGAACTGTCTGAAAGATCTCGAACTTGCTTTTCTTCTGCTGCTTTTAAACGCAAAGAAGCTTTTATAAGAAAAGACATATCAATCACCTAAATCTCTATTAAGCCTATCGAGCTTATCCGTTAGGGCATCTCGTTGCTGATGAATTTCTTGTCTACGATTATTGATGTAGTCATTCAGCTTACGACGACGCTCATACTTATTTTTGCCTTCAAAATCACGCTCTGTTGGACCAAAGAACCAATTACTTGTATTCAAATCGTTCTTTTCTTCACGATTAAGTTTATTGATTTGTCTCTTTGTATTCCAACGACTTAGCTTTTTATATCCTTTTTCTAAAGGATTCATTTCTTTAGAAGCTGATTTCTTAGGCTTTTTAGAAGATTGCTGTTTTTGTCTTCTTTTTAACTCTTGTTTAGCTTGAGCTGATCGCTTGTCTGATTTATCATTAGCAATACGACGAATAGATGAATCAGACAAGTTTCTTAAAGACTCTGCAGCAAATAATCTAAACTTTGCTTGAATCTTAAACATGCTATTCCTTATAAGATGTCTGCTAATGCATCAGCATTGTCTGCAAGAAAATCCCATGCATCTGATGCTTTATCTGAAATAGCATCCCAAGCATCAATTGCAGTATCTTTTATAGTATCCCAGCTGTTGTCTACAATGTCACTAGCATCATCCCAAGCATCTTTCGCTGTGTCTTGAGCTGTATCCCAAACATCTTCAGCAGTATCTTTAGCAGTATTGTACGTATTTTGCATGTCTGGATCCTGTAGAAGATCTTGTCCTTGCTGACGAGCTGAATCATACGCCTGATTTGCAGAATCTTTTAGAGAATTCCACTGATTTTCTGCATTATTTAATGTATCTTGTGCAGCGCGACTGGCATTATCATATGCAGTGCCAGCATCTTTAGTAAATTGAGACCACTGAGCTTCATTATCCTGTAAAAGGTCTTGGCCTTGCTGCTTTACAGAATCCCAAGCTTGCCCAGCAGCATTAGAAGTACTATTCCAAGCCTGACCTGCAGTGTTTGACACACTATCCCAGGCTTGATTGGCTGTATCTGAAGCACTATCCCAAGCCTTGCTAGCCTCATCACCAATAGTGTCTAAAACACCATCATGCTGTTGCTGATCTAATTTATCCCAATATCCATCATTAAGATGCTCATAGCCTGTAGGTCCACTAGTACCAGGAGTGCTGTCAATGATTTCGTCAATAGAATGCTTTGGCCAAAATTCTTGGTAAGCTTTTGCTGCACCTGCAGCGCCAGCAGCACCAGTACCTACGCCAATAGCTTTCATTGTCTGGCTTCTAGTTTTACTGCCTTGACGACGTTCTAATTCTTTTTGCGCTTGATTTGCACGCTTATCTGATTTATCTCGAGAAATTTTACGAAGAGTAGAATCAGATAAATCTTTTACTTCACGCTGACGTGATTGCTTATTAGAAGATTGACTATTTTGCTGCTGTTGCTGTTGCTGTTCAGCACATAAAAGACGAGCAGCTGCTTTTATTAAAAAACTCATAATAACTAAAAGTACTTAAGTACGAAAAATTAACTAGTTATTATTAAATTAAGAATTTTATATATGCATAGAAAAAATAATTAAGGAATTTACACATATGAATACTACTTGTAGATCAGTACTCTTGAAGAAGGGGGGAAGTAAGCACCTATGTGCTGTCCGCATTATGCCATCTAATCGCTCGGTTTTCGAGGAGGTGGCGTGACTTTTGGCAGGACGAACATTGCAAGCATGCTTACGAGTCTGAGATCGAACGTGCTCAACTACCACCGGAGATGAGAGATGCTAATGAATAAGGCTCTGTTGATGGGCAGAGCAAAAGAGAAAATTAATTATTTTGAGTTCGTTGCTTCTTCCGCCGGAAGCGGCGTTGATTTCTTTGGCGGAAGCGCCCCCTCGTCGTGGGTTGTTTCCGTGAACGGCGCACCTACCTCTCAAAGTGCTAGTGCGTTGACGTTTTCGTTGGGGGGATACGGTTCGCATCGAGTATGATGAAACGCCTGCGGAATTATTTAGCGCAAATAGTGAAGACTATTTTAAAACGATTGACGGCGCAATCCCTGTTGTAGAAAGTACGAGCTTCTCGCGGTGTTTCAACTACTGCTACGAACTAACCTCGGTTCCCGAGGGGTTGTTTGCGAATAACCCTAATGTTACGGACTTCTCGCGTTGTTTCTACACCTGTTATGTACTAACCTCGGTTCCCGAGGAGTTGTTTGTGAATAACCCTAATGCTACGGACTTCTCGAATTGTTTCGCCCTCTGTCGCGCGCTAACCTCGGTTCCCGAGGGGTTGTTTGCGAATAACCCTAATGTTACGGACTTCTCGCGTTGTTTCTACAACTGCCCAGCGCTCACTGTTCGTGTTCGGATTTCGTCTGCTAAAGTCTCGAATGCGGGCTACTTTGCTGATCGCACAAAAGAAATAGGAACGGCGTACGTCCCTTCCGGGTCTACAACGGCATCAACATTCAAATCTGCATCCCGCCCCAACGTAACGGTTGTTGAGGAATAACAACTATTGGCAATCGCCTACGGCGTGCTATATCATCCTCCGTGTGTTAACAAAACCCACGGAGGATTTTTATGTTTGCGGGGTTAAAGCGTTTGATTGGCGCGGACGATAGCGCCTACAAAACTTGCTTACGGTATTGTTTGATTTTTTTTTACGTATCTCTACACCATATGAACACGAACCCCCGCACTTGTCTGATGCGGGGTTCTCTTCGTTCTCAGATGTCCTGCTTCATGCGGTTGCAGTCTTTGTAGAATATTTGAGGTTTTTCATTCAGATTAATATTAGAAAAAATAAAGCCTTCGAAAGAAGGCTTACGATTAAAAAAAAAAATCCTCCAAGGAACAGACCAAGGAGGGCTATTTGATTGATTCTTATCTTACTTTTTTTGTCCCTTTCGAATACAGGAAGCCGCTAATCGCAACAACTGCCAGTAATATAAAGATTACAGTATGATTGAAAAACAAATACAGGATCAAATCTTTCTAATAGCTCTGCAAAGAACTTATCTAGAGTTAGTCTGCTTCCATTAAAAGCTTCAAGAAGCACTGTTTAGAAACAATAAATAATGCTAAGAGAAACACGTATGTAAAATCAATTTTCTTAGCATTTTTGTACTTTGAAAAAGAATTATTACTTTCTGTAAAAAGCTAGAACTTTTGCAGTCACATTTATTGTGAACAAATTAATGATTCACAATATGGACTAGATCTTTATATAAATGGTACTTGTACTATAAACATTTATACATATTAAAAAATGCCTGCTTTATAATTAAAGCAGGCATTTTCTTTATATTTAGAGTTCAATGGGACGGCTATCAGTCAATTCGCGATCGTCGTACTCTGCCTCGTAATCGTAGAAGTCTTGGCATTCTTCTTCGATCTTACCATACGTTTCAAAGTGATGCACATACGTCACTTTCCACATCATCTTATCATTAATCCAGCACTTTTCTTTGACGATTTCACCGTTGTGTTCGTTGCAGAATGCCTGAGCTTTTTCGAACTCTTCTTCATCAAAGAATTCATCAAAGAACACATTTACACCGTAGTTGACACCATCTTCTGCACGAAGAAGAACCTCATAGTAGTCCTCGTAAAGATCGTGCGGTTCATCAAAGATGCGAGTGTAGCAATCATAATCGCTATCATCATAATCGTAGTGATAATCACGACGAACCTTAGTGCAACGAAGCTCACCATCTTCTTCATACACACGCCATGAAGAGACGCGTTCAAACGTGTCTTGACCATGACGATACTTATGACCAAAGTTGCTGCGATTGATGTAACCGATGTGCTTTTGCATTTTACAGCTCCTTGCTGTGTGATTGATTTGTTATGGATATAATACCACAGCTTGAAGCGTTTGTACACTAGTCTGGTGAATTTTATAAGAAAAATTTTTTATGCCATTTAGTAAGCAATGCATAAAATCATCACTATCCAAACTAGTCAACAAGCTAAGCACAGCAGCTAGGTACAAAAAAAATGCACTAGTTTATCTAGTGCATTTATATAAAAATTATCTAAATCCAGTACTCTTTACGTAATCTTCAAACACTCGAAAATCACCTGTTTGATAGTACTTTTCACCATCAAGATTTTCAAAATCAAAATTTTTAAATTCTGGAAATACTTGATTATCCAAAGCCTTGGCCTTAAGAAATAATAAAGCAATCAGTCTTTTATCTGTCTACGAGCAAAATTATAGTATTGCTGAAGAATATCTTGCATTTCAGAGTCTGGTGTAAGATCTACTGCGCCTTTATACGTTTTAGATCCCCACTTCTTTATAAAATGAAATGCACTTCCATGAATAGGCAAATCTTCTAGAGTAAAAGTATAAAAGTTCTTAGAACCTTTTCTAGAAAGTATTTTAGATTTAGATCCACTAATATATGCTAAAAAGTACAAGCCATTTAGCTCTTTTAATGCTTGATCTCTATATTGAGAATCAATATGCATACTGTCTAAATACTCGTCAGATACATAAAATACAGTCACATATGTATTTTTGCTAATTTGCAAAAGATTATTGTTCTTTCGCAGCAGAGTATACAACGCATCTGGTGCGTTAACTTCTCTACCTAATTCAAAAATCTTATTGACTTTCTCTTTGCTATAGCCTTCCCAAGCCTTAGTATAAGGAGAAACTCTTACAGCAGAAAGACGATATTTAGACAGTATTTGCATATTATTAAAAGTTATCTAAAACCAGTGCTCTTTACATAGTCTTCAAGATCTCTATAGTCACCAGACTTGTGATATTGTTCAGCATGTACTTCTGGATCAAAATCATCAAATTCAGAGAAAACTTGCTGATAATAGTAAGTATCTATCACTGGATATACATACTTACGATATTTAGTCTTAGCTAAATTAAGATACTCTTTTTCCAAAGTTCTAATTGCTGGACGCATATTGCCATAATTAGCATCTTCAATTAGCCAATTGATAAAATTGACTGGATCTCGTGTATCATTTTCTTCATGATACCATTCTAGATCATATCCAAAATTACCAGTAAAGCCATGTGCTTCTTTAAGCCAATACTTTGCTAATAGCTCTAAAACATTGTTCTCATAGGCAAACTCAATTAAGCTGTTAGGCTCAATCTTATAATCACCCATAAGATCATACTCTGCGCCAGAATCTTCTTTATACAAATCATAGATTACATTTGCATCTACAACTTTAGCAGCAGTAAGCAATCGATTTTTAGCTAGAACTTTCATCTTTTTCTCTTTATAAACAAGCTAATTATCTAAAACCAGTACTCTTCACATAGTCTTCAAGTTCACTGTATTTGCCTGTTTGATTATATCTATCAGCATCAGGACCATACGCGTCAAAATCTTTAAACTCAGGAAATATTTGATCGTAAGAATATGTATCAATAACAGGATATACAAATTTACGATACTTAGTTTTAGCTAAATCAAGATATTCTTGCCTTAGCACTTTCATTGCAGGTCGAATATCACCAAAATTAGCATCTTGACGAAGCCAATTAATAAAGCCTATTGGTGTTTTCTTTATATTTCTAGAAGGATCACCGCCATAGTATTCTAGATCAGCATCTAAATTGCCAGTAAGACCTTTTGCTCGTCTAATCCAATACTTTGCTAATAGCTCCAAAAGATCTGTTTCATGCGCAAGCTTAAGCAAGCTATCAGAAGTAATCTCATAGTCGCCCATAAGATCATATGTAGATTGCCTATTTTTCATAAACATTGAATAAATGACATTTGCTTCAATAGGCTTTACAGCTGCAGTTAAACGCTTCTTAGCTAAAATCTTCATTTTCTATAAAAAAAAATGCTATTTATCTTAAGGTAAGTATAAAAACCATTCTTTTTAAGAAAAGCTCTATATACATAAATTATATCATGCTCTCAAGCAAAAGTACACTAATGCTGCAACTTTGCTTTAGTATACTGCTGCGTATAAATGTTTTGATGTAAAGCAATTTGCACTAAATGACAAGCTTTGAAAGGAAGTACCTGAAGTGCAGCACAGAGGATATGACCTCTTTGAGAAGCGATGCAATTAAAAGATTTTGTTAATCATGGTTCTTCGATTTCGACTGTAAACACAAAAGATTGCTTCCATGTATAGTTACGTAGATAGGTATAGTCTGCAGTCATAGCAACATATGCCTGTATAAAAAAGAATGGAGTCATTGTCGCAGTTAGACCATCAGTTCCATCGAATACTAATACGGGATCCAGAAATGAATCCTGAATAGAAGTGATACTGTCTTGTATATCAAGATGTTCAAAGTCGTCTTTGAACCTAATAATTATATGCTTATCTTCACCATTTACATCCGGAGAAACTTCAGAAAAGCTAGATGCTTGCATATAAATTCTAACAGGCCTGTTATCATTTTCTGTAATACTAAGCCAAATAGGTTTGCATAGGTTTAAAGTCTGATCATCCTCAAACGTAGTTTTTGTATCAAAAGTACAATTTTCATTGAGTTTTAAGCATAATGTACATTCTGTGCTTAGCCAACGTAACTGGTTTGTTAACATAGACCTATTACTATAGTTATTATAAGCTGATAACGTCCCGTATCTAGGACTATACTCAATTACTTGCTCTATATTACTGCTATCTACGTAGTCTTCAGTATTTATCTGATCTCCCTTTACTATGGGGGGGATTTGACAAGAAATAATTTATTGCTAATCATAGTCACTTTCCGTAATCAATATGATTTTTGTATATAAGAGATGTTCATTTTACGCATACACTGAATAATATCGTTACCTGTAGCCTCATCTACATCAATCTTCGACACCTTTATCTCAATCCAAATTCTGAAGTTATACTCACCTTTTATTTTCTTAAGAAAAATAGCTTGGATAGCCAGAGTGAAAAACAAAGAGTCACTTAAGAGGCCTCTTTTATAAGTTTAGTAGGTTCGAACGTTGACGTTGGCAGATGAAGTTGAACTAAATGCTTCATACGCCTTTGACCCTGCACGGCAATACACTGTGCCTTTTGCAGCAGTTCTACAAGCAAAATAATAGACATAAACTCTATTAGTTGTAGTAGAACCAATTTGTACATTGACTGTAAGGTTTTCACAATAGGAGAAACAATTACTAAAATCAGTAACATTTGTATTTTTATCAAACAGCCCAGCTGGAATCGATGTTAAAGAGGTACATTCTCCAAAACAATTACTAAAATCAGTAACTTTTGTATTATTATCAAATAGCCCAACTGGAATCGATGTTAAAGAGGTACACCTCGTAAAACAATAGCTAAAACTAGTAACGTTTGTATTATTATCAAATAATCCAGCTGGAATCGATGTCAAAGAGTTACAACTAAAGAAACAACGAATAAAATTAGTAACGTTTAGATTATTGTCAAACAAACCTTGTGGAATCGATGTTAAAGAGGTACACCCGTAAAAACAATAACTAAAATCAGTAACGTTTGGATTGTTATCAAATAGCCTAGCAGGAATAGATGTCAAAGAGATACATTCTTGGAAACAATAACTAAAATCAGTAACGTTTGGATTGTTATCAAATAATCCAGTTGGAATCAATGTCAAAGAGATGCAATTATAGAAACAACCTCGAAAACGTGTAATTTGTGGGTTATTGATAAAAAGATTTTCTGGAATAGATGTCAAAGAGGTGCAATAATAAAAATAATTACTAAAATCGTCATTGTCCATAAACGGTAACGGTTCTTCTATCGAAGCAATATAACCATTACTATTAGGACAGAAGAAAGGATATGGTTTAGAACGGGAAACTATCTTTATATCGTCACCTGCGGCGGCAGTGAGAGCGTTAGCTGGAATGTCAGTAAGCTCGTCGTTGACGTATACTTGGAGAAAAGAAAAATCGTAGTCAGGATCGGTGACGCTCTCGAAAAAATTAACTCCATCCATCGCTTCCGATGCTTTGAAATGAATGCAACCTTCTGGAGGTGTTGTCCCCCCCCAAACATTAGTTTTTCATTAAACATTTTTAATTTATTAGAAAGTTAAAATGTTAGCATTAGCATTGATTGATTCGCTGAATGCTGTGTAAGCTGCTGATCGTTCTCAGCAATAAACAATAATTATCTGCTCAACGCAACAATTTTAATATCATCGTTTGTATTAGCCAGTAATCAAAAATGCTTATTGATATAGTTATCCAGTTCTTTTAACAGAGCAGACGTACTATTTTTGAATAGTGCTGGCTGTGTACGGAGCATGCGATCAATAGTATATATATTAATCAAAAGATTGACCAAGAGACGTGAGAACAGTTCATCAACTTTTTCTGCATTGGTTTATCCCTATTCAGTGTGTATCAATTTTAGATACAAGCCAATGACGGTTTCAAGTATCTATAGGATTGCCCTATAGAGAAACTTTCATCCTGTGAAAAAGCAAAAGGAATGGAAAACTCTGTCCCTTTCTTTTAATGTTAACAAGGACCTTCAAGTACTACTGTAATTGAAGCAACAGCAAAAAATCCAGGTGTCTCCGCAAAGCTTATATAGATCTCTGTACCGCAATACCCATCGCCTAAGTCGTAATAACTTTCTTCTTTGTCATAGAAAGTATCACGAAATGTGATAGCTGCAGCCTGAGCTGATTCACCTACGATTTTATCCCTACACCTGTCCCCCATCTACCAATAGTTTACAGTTAGGGTTGATTTGTTTAATCAATTTCTTTACTGGATTAAATACTCTGCTTACTGCTTCACCAGTAAGATATGGTACCGTACAGATCACACAGCAGCATTCGTTCGATCCTTTGCTCTTGTGGAGATCTTATTAGCATGCAAAAAGTCCTTAGCAATAGTTAAAGCAACTTTTTCATTGTCTTTATACGTAAATTCAGGCATATATTTATCTTGAATATATTGAGTTGAACAATAAACTTAAATTTTTAGTGTCCCTTTAACCTGAGAGAGGTTTACAGCATCCAATGATGTCTCATAGTAAACGAGTCCTCACCGACTTTAACCTGAATACCTATATGCTTGGAGTACTCAGTCAGTGTCAAAAAGTTTTCCTTATTTTATGCCATCATATCAACTAACAACAACTTTAACTATTATACAAACTCCTTGTGAAAAATTTATTCATATATAACCAGCATACTAGTGTATATACTAATACTTTATAGAATATATTTAACTTTTAGATTACCGCAATCATAAACTCGATCCCAGTCATTTAACAGCATATTCTCATACTCTGATTTAGCTGGATCAAAGTTTTCAAGAAAAGCCTCTAGCTTATGTTTCTGACACTGCATACGAGACTTAATCTCATCACCTCTAATGTAGATATATGATGGACTAGTTACTTCAACTAGCTTGAAACCAACTTTCTTGTAACCTCTACCAGAAAAATGAGCTAAATCAATGTACGAAATAAACTCAGAAATATTGGCATCTTTACAAGCATGCTTGATCAATTTAGAGAAACCACCTACAATCTGATAACCAGCTTTTACACAATAGCGATGCAGTTCAACTTCACCTTTCTTAAATCTAGACTTACCAAATCCAATTACTGAGACAAGCTCATCTTTATAGTAAAGACCATATCGAGCAGATGAATTGACAGCGCCTTGAAGATGATATGCTTCTAGAAATTGCTTGTATTCAAGAGAAGATATTGGCTGAATACTGCATTTACGAGCATAAAGACGAACATCAAAAATACCAAGAGCAGATTTGATGAGATTCTTAATCTTTTCTTGATTAAAAATCCATTCATACTCAAAAATATGAATTAGACGTATATGCTTTCTATTACAAAAAATAGACTTCTGCTGATGATAATTTTTTGGCTTGCACTGATCTGAATGCCAATATGTTCCATTGAATTCAAAAGCAAGCTTCTTTTCAGGCAGATAAATATCTAATTCATAAGGCTTAATAATCTTTCTTGTATTTTCGATAATAGGACCAGAATATAAGCTCTTAATATAAAAGAGTAAATCTTTTTCTGCTTTTGATGCAAATTTAGTACATTTTGGACAATAAATGCAACGTACGCTATTTACAAGTGGATTTGCTTTAAGATCTCTATCCCAAATAGTTCCACAATTTACGCATTTTAGCTTAATATAATAGCTATCAATATAATCTTCTTTTGAAGAAATAAGCTCAATATGCTTATTTTGCAAAAGCCGAGCAAATATAGGATAATGATTTATTCTTTGAGTATGCTTAGACTTTGCAATAATATCAGAACTTTGGAATCCATATTCCACACCATATTTTTTTAAATTAGTTTGCTTAATTTTTTCTTTAATTTGTTTAGCTCTAGCTGGAACATCTACATTATAATGCTTTAATAAAGTTTGCTTAGCTTTTTCTCGTATTTCTTTATTTTGTATAGCATATTCAGTTCCATACCTTTGCAAAGTAGTTTGCTTAATCTTTTCTTTTATCTCCTTAGATTTAATAGGAACATCTACGCCATAGCGCTTTAGCGTAGTTTGCTTAATTTTTTCTCTAATCTTTTTAGATTTAGCAGGAACATCTACATTATAGCGTTTTAGCAAAGTAGACTGAATTTTTTCTTTGACTTTGCTTGCGCAAATAGGCGCATTACCACCATAGCGTTTTTGATTTGTTTGCTTAATCTTATTTCTAATTTCTTTAGACTTATTAGGATTATCTACACCAAATTTTTCTATATTAACTTGTTTAATTTTTTCTTTAACTACTTCTGCTGCGTAAGTATTTTCTACGCCATAACGTTTTAAATTAGTTGCTTTAATCTTATCTCGAACAATTTTAGAGCTTGCAGCATGCTCTGTACCGTAACGTTTTAAGTTAGTTGCTTTAATTTTTGCTCTAACTTCTTCAGATCCTAAGCCTTTTTCACCAAAATGCTGCTTAAGTGTATTTTGCACTTTAGCTTTAATATATGGATCAGATTGCGCACATTTATTAGAGCAATATTGCACACCAATTTTTACAGAATTAAGAGATAGTAACTTACCGCAAGTAGGACATTTTGCAGGCTTATACTCAGTTAAATGATGCCTAATACAAATCTGAAAGATTTCATTAGGCATTAGATTTAAGCCTGTTTCTTTACTAATATATTCAAACCATTCTTGAGCCTGCTTTTCATAATTTAGCTTAGTTAAAGCATCAGCAAATTGTCTTCTAGGAAACTTAATTTGCTTAGCATCCCAATTAACATTACAAGCATTGTATGCATCTAAGATAGTTTGAGGAATAAGATAAGAGTCTAGCATAGAATAACATTAATAAGATTTATTGGAATGATTATTATAATCTATGCTTTAAGCTTAAAAAACTATATAATATGTAAAAGTATGTAAAAAAAAAAATGCCTCTCTATTTTCAGAGAGGCATTTTAGCATGCTATGCAATATGCAAATTAACTAGCTTGTAGCTGAGCTAATGCTTCTTCAATTGTAATTGATGTTTTACTAATACCGATATTAAGCTGAATAACATGTATTGGAATCATCGGGATGATGACGATATTTACCCTACGAAATCCAGCATCAATCTCAGTAGCAGGTGTTGTTGTATCTACTGTAAATTGACGAATTGCACGAGCATCCACTAGACCTTGCAAATAATTTGAGCAAGAGCTAACAATTGATCTCACAGTGAAATCATCATTCGGTTCTTGAATACTATATACTAGATATTCTTCAAGGGACTTTTTCAAAGTATTCACAATACGTCTAACTGACAACCAGCTAAGAGCACTGTATTGTGACTGAAGAGTTTGCTGTTCCCAAAGAGCAATGCCAGCACCAATGAAAGTCTTTGTATAGTTAATTTGTGCTTGATACAAAGGCTTCATTTCTTCATCTTTGTATGTATAACGAGTATTCAATACATTGAGAAGACCACGGTTTAGACCAGCAATTGAGTAAGAAGGATTCGCTACTCTATCAGTTCTAGCGCAAAGTGCAGCAGCCCAACCAGATGGTGGTACATACAGCTGCTTACCGTTGAAGTTATCAGCTTCTAGTAGATCTGGCATAAAGATAGCAGCGTATGTGGTATTTGCATTAAGCTGAAGATTACGATAATCTAAAGCTTGTTGCATCTTTTGACTAGCTGAAGGCATGTCAAGAAGAGCAACGCAGTCACCACGTTTCTCTGCTAGTTCAATCATTGCTTTCTGGACAATAGGATTAGCTTTGCCAGAATTCAAAAGAAGCGTAATGCCATAAACTTGCTTGTCATCAAATTGACTCCAAGCAGCAGCAATGTCATATGAAGTAGGAGCATCGCCAGAATCACCACCAGCCATATTTACTGCTGAAATAGACTGAATTCGTGGCAAATCTTCTAAGTCATATGCAAGCGCATTAGATGCTACATTTACGTACGTAGAGAATGGATTGATTCTCTCTGTTAGCTCAGTAGCATAACCAGAAGCGTCTATGCCTTGGCCAAGCGTGCAAGTATATGTTTCTAGTGGTGTAGATGTATTATATGCAAGGTCGTAAATCTCAACAGTAAATTGAGAATCTGCACCTTTCATTTCTGAAGAATCTACAATAGGCTGAACTTCAACATCTGGCAAAAGTGCACCAGTATCTGTAAAAGTAGTATCAGCAGAGCCTAATTCAGCAAGAAGACCAACATCATCTGCTGTACGACCATACACTCTATAGCCAATAGCTAATTCATCAGGCTCAATTTCAAGAGTAATTGAATTTGACTGATCATCTGATGCAATCACTACAGTTACTGGATTAGAAACAAGAGATTCTGATCCGTCCTTACCAATCTTAGAAACTTGATAAGTATACGTACCTGCAGGAAGAGAACCATCAGAATTAGATGATGTAGCTTTTATCTGATCAACTTCAAATGGCTCAACTACATTAGACTTAATTGCAATTGCATAAGTATCTGCATAAGAGCCAGGACCACGAGTTGGATAAAATACAGCAACTGGATTAGAATATCCAGAAGGCAATACTTTATTCCAATCGATGTTGTCTACATCAGCAATACCTGTTGAAACAGGCACTAGTTGAAAACCGCCTTGATCAAAACAAAGTGCTACAGCAGAAGTAGTTGCGCCTTCACCAGCAACGCGTACAGCCCAAAGCTCACTACCTTCTCTAAAGAAGTCAACTGCACAATACTGGTCGAAAGAAATTGCAGAGTCAGGATTACCGTATTCTGCAATATAATCATCAGCAGATACGAAGAACTTAGGCTTCGTAGAACCCTGCTTAGAAACAACTACTTGAGCAACAACGCTCGTAGATGCTGTTGTAATAAGTGATGATAAATCTATTTCTTTTGTATATACACCACTTGGCTTTTGTTCAATAAGAGACATCTTACTTCTTTACCTCCTTGACGAGGACTTTAGGATTTCTAACAAGAAAATTGTTAGATACCTTACAGCCAGAAGGCAAGAAGCAAGAGCTTCTAGCCTGTAGAAACACAGCATCTTTCTTACCATCAGGCTTAACAATATCGACTGATAGTGCAATCAGCCCTGTGTTAATAATTTTTGTCTTTTTCATGAGTTTGCCTTATTCGGGATTGTCCATGTTTGCTTCCAAATTGATGTAGCTGTACCTGTAGTAGAACTAGGCGGAACAACTCGTATATCATGAAGCAAAGGCTTAGTCTCAATAAGCGACTTACTTACATATCCATGAATAGATGCTGTAGTTTCTATTGTATATACAGATTCATTTTCTGTCTTATCTTCACGAATTGGAATAGATGCAGAATCTGCAAGATCTACATTACATCTAACGTTTTTTAATTTACCGTATTTGATATTAAATTTCAAATGTCCAAAACGATATGCAAACATCCACAATTTTGTGTATTCTACTGCTTGTGTATATTGATTTGTCACAAATTCGCATTGAACATTGAACATTGCTGACATAAGACGAACACGCTGTGCTAAAGTTTCACCTTCATTTACAGTAATTGCAATCCCGCGTCTGCCTAAAGATGAATTATTTAATCCAGCATCTGTGTCATATGCAACAGATTCTAACGTTAAAAATGCATATGGATATGTAAGATCTGAATTTCCCACCGCTCTTTTAAGAGCTAATAGCTTATCTGTAGAACTAGCCCAAATAGCAGGACAGTGAAAAAATACAGATTGATAGCGCTTAAGAAAACCTGCAAGAACAAAATTCTCAATTGGTTCTATTTTCACTTAGGCGCTCTCCATATATGAAAAAGGGTAGCGTCACAGTTACGAGACACTACCCATATAGGACGCTGTATCTAAATTATCAGCAAACTAATTAGCGAATGCGTGACTTAGAAGGACGCTTGCGAACAGCAGCGGCCTTAACACGACGAGCGCGAGCACGAGCCATTACACGATTAAAAGCAGCATCGAGTTCAGCGTCATCAGATTCTTCATCTTCATCATCTTCTTCGTCGTCTTCATCTTCGACAACGACATCTTCTTCATCTTCTTCTGGAAGTTCTTCAGCTTCAGCTTCAAGAGGCATGGTGTCATCTTCAACCATTATGTCATCAGCGCCTTCAGCTGGAACAATGCCTTCATTTTCAGCAGCAAGACGAAGTGAAGCTTCAAGAACGCTCATGCCATACTTAACGTCAGACTGCTTGCCAGCTTCAAGAATAGAGGCAAGAGCCTTCTTCTGGAACATACGCTTAGCAGTAACAGAACGAGTCTTAGCAGCCTTATTAGCGTAGTATGTAGCCATAAGGGCATGATCAAGAGACTTTGTATACTTCATTTTAAGTATTAAATCCTATAGGAATTTTTTTAAAGCTTTAATTAAGAAAGCTTTAAAACTACTAGAGAGAGAAACTAGTAGTAATAAAGCTCTCTTAAATTTATTTAAATCTTAACTGAATCTAAAATTAGTAAGCGCGAACGCCCATAGCAATAGAACGGCTATTAGCAATGCACATTGCCATAGATTCATACATAACCCAACCACGGCCGGGAATCTTTTCAATTGAAATATCTGTTGGCTGGCTCTGGATACCATTACGATCGGAATAAGCACCGTGTGTAATAGGATCAGAAACAACGAAGAATTCGCCCTGATTGAGAACCTTGTGAGCAGGATAACGGTAAGCATCAGTAATAACTGTCATGCCATACATCGTACCAAGTGTACCTGTCATCAAAAGTTCATGACGAGCAACAGGGTCAATAGCAGCCTGGAACTCATTGTTGCCGATAACATCATTCATGATGTCAGAAGCAATAAGAAGATGAGCAGCTTTGTTGCCCCAGCGAGTAACATTGTTACGTACTTCAGCAACAATTAGTGGTGTAAGCTGACCAGCAACAACTGTGAGATTGTTGTCAATACCATTGAGAGCAACAGCCTGATTGTACCAAGCGCGGTCTTCAGCAACCATCAAAGCTTCAGTAGCTTCAACAAACTTTTCCTGAAGAACATCGCCAGCTGACTGATTGATTTCATTCTGAGGAACGAATGGACGAGCAACAATCTGGAATTCAGGAGGAGTGAACCAAGGATCACGAGTAATCTGAGATTCAATCTTCGTAGGAGAAGTTGAATAAACAGCAGTCACGTTCTTCATGCGCATTGGGAAGCGAGGAATAGAACCTTGCTGAACAGTAACCTTAGCAAGGAACTTACGCATAAAGCCAGCGCGATTAGCTGTAACATAAAGTTCGTCAGCCATGCGTTCACCAAGAATGCGATGAGCATCCTTGTCATTGAAAGCAGCAGCTAGAAGCTTAGCATTCTGGGCAGCATTCTGAGCTGAAGCTTCAAGCATCTGAGCACGTTCATCAGATGTAACCATGCCATTTGACATGGCAGACATGAACTGAGCCTGACGAGCAAAAAGTTCCTTCTTAGATGAAGCATTAAGTTCACCGTTGGAACCGACCATTGTAGTTGATTCGCCAGGAAGCTTAAACTGCGAAGCAGCTACTGGATGACGAGTATTTTTAATCTTTAGCATTTTTATTGTTTACTCCAATTATTAAGCAGCGCTGAACTCAATACCAAGGAAGGGTTCATCAACATTAGGCGCAGCAACAACATAAGCGCCAGGAAGAACTTCACCAGAGCCAGCTTCATTGGTAATCATACCATTTGCAGCGAGCTTAATCTGCTTAGCAGTATGCCAGTTAACGGCTGTATCAAACCATGATGTAAAGATTTGGCCGCGCTTAGCACAACCAACCTGACCAAGAAGATCACCAGCCGCGCCACCAGGCTGCTGATCGCCAAAGATTGAGCGAGCCTGGACTACAGTAAGAGCATACTTATAGACAACTTCAATTTCCATATCATTCTTGAAGTTGGCTGAAGAGATAACCTTACCTTCAACTGTTGGAGAAGCGATAACTTCACCAGTAGCGCAATTAATTACACAAACAGAAGAAGAAAGTGGTTCAAACTGAAGCTCAACAGAAGGATCACCTTCTTCAGGAGCAGCGACGACAAAGCGTTCAACCTTTGTCATGTAATCTTCAATTACAGGAGCAGCAGAAGTACGACGCATGACAAAGCCAGCGAAGATTTCGCCAGAAACACCTTTAGAAGGAGCTAGACCACCTTCACCAGGAACATAGACAAGAGCCTGGCCTTCAGCAATGATCTTGGCTGACTTCGCGAGGCGCATGTCGCTTGAATCAAAAATACGAGTATTGATATTAAGCATTATTTAACCTATTATTTGGTTATTAAGTTATAGACCAAAAGGCATTGTAGCCTCGCGGTTCTTTAGAAACTGGATAGCATCTATTGTCTGAGCAGAAGCCTTAAGCTGACGAATTGGCTTAGAAACTGCAGCTGTAACTGTTTCAGGCATTGGATCTTCTGTAACAGTAACATCGATATTGTCTTCTTCACCAAGAAGATCAGGATCACCAAATGTTTCAGTTGAAGAATCAGCAGTAACTTCAGGCTCTTCAGTCATATCAAGCTGCTCAACGAAGCCATCACGAACTTCTTCTGGCATAGCTTGAACTTTTGTAGCAAGAGCAAGAACTGTCTTGAGATATTCAACACCCTTAGAAGCAAAAGCAGCCTGAACAACGCGTTCAGCATTAACAAGACCAGCTTGATTAAGATTCTTAACTAACTCAGCACGAAGCTCGTTCTTATAGCCCTTAAAGATGCCACGATTCAAGCCAAGACAAGCAATTGCTGTAGCTTGAACCATTGCTTTATGCTGCTCTTCTTTAAGCTTAGCAGCAGAAGCAGCCATCTTCTTAGTAGCAGCTTCAACCTTAAGTGTTAAAGCACGATTAGCTTTGATCTTAAAAGAAGCAAGTTTAAAGCCAGCGTTTTTAAGACCAGCACGAAGACCATGCTTTTGCATTTCAAGGCGAACAGCAGCTTCAAACTGAGGCTGTGTATAAACCTTATCAACACCAGCAGCAAGAGCCATCTTCTTTGAAAGCGTAGCAATAACTCTATTAGCTCTCAAAGCAAGAACTGTTTCATCTGGCGTTTCAACAAAATCAACTGCCTCAATATCAGTATCTGGTGTAGCATCAATGTCAACTACATCAACATCTTCATCAACTGTAATTTCTGAAGCAGTGCCTTGATCAGAAAGCGTTACATCTTCTTCAGCAGCTTTTACTTTTTTCGCAGAAGCAAGAGCTGGTGCATCAGCATGTGTATCACAACCAAGAACTTCTTCTTCTGACTCTGGTGAAAGCATTTCAGCTGCATTCTGCGCAGCTTCTTCATTTGCTTGAACTTCATCAAGAGAAGGTTCATCGATAAGATCTACATCTGGCAAATCTTCTTCAAAAGAATCATCTGCAGGAAGAGCTTCATCACCAGCATCCTCAATTAGATCAGATAGAATTTGCTTCTTTCTTCCTGCAATGATAGGAAAATGAGTATCAATCTGATCAAAATCCTCATCAGGATCGATAAGGAGATTCATAGGAGCTTGGTTGTTTCGAAGTTCTACATCTGATTCCATAGGCGTGGGCTTCTGATCTACATCTAGATAAGTGCTTGCGCCCTTAAGAATACGACGTTTTTTCATTATGATTTTAACAACCTAAAGCAAGAAAGTTATAAATAAATTAACTTCTACAAAATAAAATTATTTCAAATTTATGCATTTTGCAGAAATTTTTCTATTTTTCTTTAAAATAAAATTTCTAATTTTTACAAAGAAATAGCAGTTTTTAAATCTTTTCTTAGCTATAAAATTAATAGCTTTACATAAAAATAATGCCCAGAACATATATTCTAGGCATCTTTATGCTTGCATAATTTACCAACGATTTCTATATTTGATGCGCTCTGGATTTTTCTTATTAAGCTTCTTTGCTTTCATGCTTCGTAAAAAGCGTCTTGCACCAGCAGCAGTCAATCCTAAGTCTACAAGAATATTAAAGCCATTTCTATAGCCGATACCATTAAAAATGATATCCCAGCCATGAATTGCTAAACCTTGAAAACCAAAACCTAGAATTGCACCAGTAACGAAATCATTAATATCATTACTAGTAGGAAAGCTTCTTTTTAGCAAGCGTTGCGCTTGTTTTTGCCTAGGATCAGTATAATCTGAAGCAATTTTTCTAAGTGTTTTTTCAGATAAATTCTTTAAATCTCTTTTAGCTTTCCATTTCTTAAAAAAATCTAATCTAAATGCAGCTTGTATTTGCATAAAAATTTACAACCAAGAGTAATTAAAGTTATTCCACTTAGAACGATTTGGATTCTTTTTATTCAATTGCTTTGCACGATGTCGCATATAGATAGAATCTAATCCTAAAGCAGTATTTGTAAGACCTAATCCTACAATCGCAGGATTACCTGTATATAATCCGTACGCAGCACTGCCAAGACCTGCAGCTGCTCTACCAATGTTTAGAGCATTATTATGCGTATCATTTAGCGTAGGAAACTCTCTTAGCAAAATACGCTGTGCTTGCTTAGACCATCTATCTTTTGGATTATTAGCAATATGCCGAAGCGTAGATTCTTTTAAATCATCTAAACGCTTAGCAGCTGATAATCTAGCTTTAGCATATATTTTCATACTCAATAGTTAAATGTTAAGCTTTTAAAAAGATCGCTTGTTGAAGGAGAATCTTCAACAACTTTTTTCACTTCAAAAGGCTTATCACTTTTATTAAGAATAACATTGCTAGACTGCGCAGGTGCCCAAGCAGGATCAGCAACAGCAGAAACTTCAATTGGAGATAATCCATGCGCGTTCAAAAACGCAATATGTGTATTACCTTCATAATCTTTTACAGGATTAAAGTTTACTGCATTAATGCTAGAAATATGCTGACAGCAATGATCATCTGTGCATTCTTCACCACAGTATGAGCAAGTAAATGTATCAGCTAATGCACCCATTGAATAAGTATTGATTTCGCCTGTAGCAATCTTAGAAGCTAATTCAGGATCTTTAGTCTTATCAAAACCTAGAATACCTGTAACTTTCCAAAGCTTTCCTTGCCCATAGCCTTCTACTTTGCGTAAAGAGACGTCAAAAACAACACCTTTTGCTTTAGTGCAATCTGTGTTCAAATGCTCAGCATATGTGGGGCAGGCGAACCAACCCTGATATGCTAATCTATTTCTAGGTGGCTCATCAAAACCAACTAGTTCTCTTAACGGAAAGGCAATACCATTACGATTCGGTATATCAGAGATTGTAATGATTGTATTAACCAAGACATAATCATCAATATTAGGTGAAATATGATAAACAGGTGCAGCAAAAACAAGCCAAGACAAATCTAAATGATTTGTATCTTTCTTATCAATAATTTTGCCTTTGCCTTCACCAAGAATCTGCACTTGCTTTAATCTAGAAGCAGCTTGAATTTTCATAGCTTTTCTCCTAAATTATCTAGCATAGATATAAAAAGAAGCATCTTCTTGGAATTCTAGCTTAAAACAAGTAATGCAAGGAGTGCTAATTAATGTAACTGTACCAGGTTCAGCAAGTGTTTCATTTGCCCAACTAATGCTTTTCTGCACAATTTCATTAGGATTACAAGCTTGTTTTGGATCTTGCAAAGTAACGTAGTATTTAACAGGACCACGAACAGCTTGTACGCAAATACCTTGATCTAATTTAGCTGCAGTTACGCCTTGCATAGAAACATATACTACATCTCCTGCATTGCCAGTAATAGCAATTGGCGTACCTGGCATAATAGAACGAGGTCCATTTACACCTTGAAAGGAAACACTGCCACCACGTACAAATACAGGTGAGTGATTACCAAAAATATGAGACATAATTAGAATAACTTAGTTGAAAATATCGAAGGACTGCTCATCTTAATAAGAGGAATATACATAACATCTAAAATAAATTTAGTATATTCTGCCTGAGATGGTGTATAATTGTTTGCTATCCAAGGTAGTTGATCAGACTTAAGAGAATAGCACAGCTGAGTATACGATGCATTATTCATGTCTGAGCAGAGCTCTACACAGACACCCGAGCCTACATCTTTTCTGTAACAGCCTTCTGATACTTTAGAAAAACAAAGCTTTTCTGCTAATTCTGCAGTTTCAATAAAGTCTAAACGCAGTCTAGCTTTACAGCAAATAACAAAACCAGAGCCTAAGAAAACAACTTCTCTACTGATTCTAGAAACAATTGCAGTTTCTATAATCCTAGAAATATCTGCATTAAGCGTTAAAAAGCTAATTACTGAATCTCTTTGCTTTTGAATTGTAGATAAAATAGATTCATTAATTGTGTTAGGATCTCTCAGAAAAGCAAATTTATTCTGATCAGTACAAAGCTTAACAAAGCTTCTAATGCAGATACCCCAAGCTTCTAGACCAAAATATCCTAAGTCTAAGACTTTATTGACGACTTCAGACCATTCTGCAGAACAATTTGGATTTAAAGCAGACGGCATAGAATCTGCTCTAGGATCTTGAAGTTGTTCTTTTTCAGAGATACCTAGATTACATAAAAATGGTTCTGACATTTTTATTACATCCTAATAGAGCCATCATGCACAAGAAGATCTTGATCTACATCTAAAGCTTCTTCGTCCTCATCACCATCATTTGTCAGCTCATCATAGAAATCATAATGATCTCCAGGCATCTCATCATTGATTAGCAAATAATCAGGTGATAAATCTTCAGCAGCATACTCATCTTGTAATACTTTTTCAGTCTTTGTTGCTGCACGTAGAAATGCAGTCAATCGAGTTCTAAACTTAGAAACACCGTACTTTTTTACAAGAGCTAAAACTTCTGCTGCAGATTCATTATCAATGCCTGAGTCTGCTAACATTGTTTTCGCTTCTACATATGTAGGACGAGGATGCTGACTTAAAAAATCTGCTACATACCTAAGACAATAGGAATAATCTTCTTTTTTAATAAAATCATCCATAGTTATTCTTCCTATTTCTTAAATGAAAATGTTGTTTGTCATGACAACTTTTGCATAAAGAAACCAAATTAGACATAGTTGTTGTTCCACCACGAGAAAGTGGAATTAAATGATGCACTTCTTCAGCTTTATTGCCACATTGCACACATTTATAACTGTCTCGTTCTAGAACACGCTTACGAATTTCCCACCAACTGCCTTTTTGCCCATTGGCATATGTATCACGAACTAAATGTCCATAGTAAGATTTAGCAAGATGCCTATGTCTAATCATAACTCTTTATTTAATTGGTAGTATCATTCTGAGAAGAATCATCTTCAACAAGAGAAGAATCATCTTCTTTATTGTACATCGTTGTAATGACTACAGCGTTTGAGCTTGTATATGCATTTTCAATTGTAAGCTCTTGAAGAGTAATGTCAGCAATCCATAACTGTCTGCACATATGCTGAACAATAACTCCTGTAGAAGGATCTCTATAGCTTAGCTTTACAGGATATTCACAATTAAGAATAATTGTAGTAAATGGACCTGTAAACTTTTGAGAATGCACTACACTACCATCGTCTGAATTAGCTTCTAGATAAATATTTGTAGTAGAAAGAGATTCTCCAATCCATGTAGATCTAAACTGTTGCTGCTTAGTAAAAATATTAGCAGTACCAGAACGAACAGTAAAATCTACAGAAAGAGCGCACTCTCTAGAATTTTCAATTACGCCTAATCTTTCTAAAGGCATATTATTTCCTTCCTGAAATCTGCTTTAGCTTTTGCTCATGCTCATAATCATCTCTACATTCTTTAGAACAGAATTTGCCAGGATGATCAAGCTTTTCGCCGCAATATAAGCAAAAACCTGTTTCTTTTTCTAAAGAAGACATTACAGCTTGCTTATGCTGATCTAAAGCAGAATTCAAATAAATTTCTTCGTAACGCGAAGAAGAATCACAAAAATCCATAATTAGTTAATTGCTATTGTTTTCTGGTAATTCAGGAGGCAATACATTAATAATGCCTAAAACTAAATCAATTTTACTTGATTTTAATGGATTTGGCTGACTAATCATTTCAGCTTTAATAAAGTACATGCCTGGATCAAGAGGAGGAATCATAATTCTTTCATGCTGAACCATAGAACCTCTTGATTCCAGTACTGTAGGTTTATATTCAAAAACCTTTATGCCTTTATTATCTTCAATCCACTGCTTATAGGTAGCTTTACCTGCACCAGAAATAATTACGTTAGGATAGTATGTATCGCCTTTGCAAGAAACATCAAGAATAATAGGAGAACTTTGTGTTACTGCATAAAAGAATTGTGGTTGGCCTATCCAATATCCGATAATGCCAACCATTGCGAAGATTGCACAAATACAAAATATTCCCCACAAACTATTCATAATGCTCAGGTAGTGAGCATACTTACTAATTGTATTCCTATACCACTGCATGCATACACCCACTTTATTTGCTTCCCATCTTTCCATCTGCTTGAGATGTTGGTTTGTCTAACATATCAGAAGTAGGTGGTAGAATAGTAGTCTGTTGCTGCTGCACTATTGCTGTTTGAGAATCTTGCTGAGTTAAACGATTACTTGGAATTACCGTAGCAGACGGCATTCTTAGTAGAATTGATTTTAATAAAACTTCAAATTCAGACCAAGCACGATTGCCCATAATGCCTGCAATAGTTACGATAACAGCATTAAGAGGCTCTTTGATAGAGAAAGAATCACATAGCCAAAATGCCATTAAGCCAGAAACTACACCAGATAACACATCTCGTACAAAGTATAAGATCTCATTTCGTTTTCTTGTAGGAGAATCAGCACGAGAAACAAACTCATTCAAATACTTTACAGTTCCTGATATGCTAGATAAACCAATTACCCATGCATATGTTATGATAGGATAGCCGAATAATTCAGTATCCATCAAAAAAGCACCTTAATATAAATAAATATTATCTAGTTGCTTATAATAAAACTTTTACACTTATAATGATGAAACATACGATTTTTGTACTAGATGGCAACTGGTACTTACATAGAGCATATGCTGTAACTCGTGCTGTGCATAGAGACTTCTCTGATGCTTTATATGCTATGTTTATAGGCATGCTATGCAAAGATGCTATGGCAGTACAGAGTAAAAGAGTGTTAGTTTGCTTTGATGGACCTACAGTATTTAGATATGCTATTTATTCATACTATAAAGCAAATAGGCATGAAAATCATGAGCCTATAGACAATACAATTCCTGGCAGAGAAGGCGCTAAAGAAATCTATACATATTTAGATGGTTTAAAAGCACTATTGACTGAGCTTAAAATTGCATGGATACAGCATAATAAGTATGAAGCAGATGATTGCTGCTGCTCAGCAAGTTATAAGTATAAAAATGAGTATAGAGTCATAGTAGGTACTAAAGACAAAGACTCTTACCAGTACCTTGATGCTAAAAATGATGTGCAGCTATATGACAGCTCTTTCAAAGTAAAAGGTGAATCTAAGCCTAGATATATAGATGCAGCTTTAGCAGAAAAATTAAAAGGCATACCAGTTTCTCAAATGAGAGCTTTTCAAAGCTTAATTGGTGATGCAATAGACAATATTCCAGAAATTGTTAATGCTCGACAAGCAAAAAAGATACTGCTAGAGTATGGTAGTGTAAAAGAGGCGTTAAAATCATCTGAGTATAAAAACATTTTATTGCCTAGATTAGAAGATATTAAACGAAATGCTAAGCTTGTTACATTAGTAAAAAATGTAGAATTGCCAGAAGCATCTAGCCTTTTAGCAAAAAGAGCAGTTTTAGATGAAGTTCTAAAACGAAATTTGCCTAAATCATACTTTAACTATATTGAGTATGCTTGTCCAAAATCAAGGAGTCTTTTTTAATGCAAGTAGAATATTATCCTAGCAAAGAGCCATTTTTCTCTTCAGTGCTTAATAAAGGCAATAAATTTAATGCTAAATATAACTGCTTCATTAAGCTTGTTAATCCAGAGGATGCCGCTAATCTAGTTCTTTATATTAAAAGATCGCCTGAAGGCAGTACCCTTGAAGTAAATAGCGATGTCCTTAAAAGAGAATATTGTTTTATTCCAAAAGGAAGCACAATCTTCTCTAATTTAAAGAATATTCCTATGAAAGCATATGAAGCATTACGTGTAGTGATCTCTACTGAAACTGGTAACAATAAAGAATAGAAGTAGTGATTAGCCTTCACAGTTATAACTCTTTATAATTAAAGTTTAATATTTTTTGTTTATAAAATGAGTAACGCTGCAGTAATTGCTTATCAAGACCGAGGATATAAATTTAAGGTCAATACTGTTCAATTCGACGGTGCACCAGAAAAGCTTGGCGTTTCACTTGTACTGCACTATAATGATTTTGATACAGTAAAGATGCTATGTGAAGCAAATCAGATCCGTCGAATTGATGTTGACGGTGACGTAGATGAATATCCTTCTAAGCTAAGTAAAGCACTAAGAATTGTATATACTGAGTACGCGCATATTGGCAGTATTGAAGATATTGCGCAAGAAATTGCTCAACCATTTAGCGTAAGATTTACGTATGTTTTCATGCGTAATATCTGGTTTGTATATGATGCAAAGATTGAACGAGTACTACCGCTTAAACGTTATCTTGGCAGCACATTGAATAAGTATATTCAAACAGTTTAAGATAATGTATAAAGCTCAAGTAGAACAATTTGTTGAGCCTACTCTTTTTAACTAAGAAATTAAAAATGATTCTTACAGATAAGTGGATTAAAGAACAAGATGGTATGATTGAACCTTTTATTGATCATACTGTACGAGAGATTAATGGTAAAAAAGCTTGTTCTTTTGGCTTAAGCAGCGCTGGATATGATCTTAGACTATCAGATAAAGTACTTATTAAAGCAAAAAATGATATTGCTGCAGATGATCCTAAAGACAGCAGTGTAGTTCAAACTAAAGAATTAAAAGTTTTTGAAGACAGTAAAGGCAAATATGTAATTGTTCCTACTGGTGCTGCTTGGACTTCTAGTATTGAATATATTAGAATGCCTAAAAATGCAGTAGCTTTACTTCAGCCTAAATCAAGCTATGCTAGATGTGGCATCAGCATTATTAATCCGCTTATCGAACCAGGCTGGTGTGGCAATATGACAATTAGTTTCATTAATGCTAATCCAAATCCTGTAAAACTATATATTGGTGAAGGCTTTGCTCAAATGATTTTCTATAGTATAGATGAAGTTGAGTTAAGTTATTCAGAACGTGGTGGTTTATACCAAGATACAAAAGGCATTGCTTTTGCAAAAGTTTAATAATTAAGAAATTCAAGAAGAAAAAAAAAATGCTGTTGAGAATTTGTCTCAACAGCATTTTTTATTGATGAATAAGATAGTATAAAGCAAAAGCTGCTTAAAGGCCTCATTTTATTGCTAGTTCTAAAAAGAAGACTTTTCTTCAAAATAAGTACAAAAAATGCTCTAAAAATAGAGCATTTTTATTTAGATTTGAGTAAATAACAATCTAGCTACTTCTTGCACTGTATAATGATTTGCAGCAATATTTTCAAAAATAGTAGCGTATTGAGATTTATCTTTAATATTAGTAATATTATTAATATTACATATAGAAATAAACGTTAAAAATGCAGTTCTTTTATTTGCGTCTAAGAAACAATGATTCTTTATTAAAGCATTAATAATTGAAGCTATTTGCTCTTCTGCTAATTCATAATAATAGTATGAAGAAAAACAACTTCTAACTTTTTCAATACGAGTACTATCTACTTTGATGCCTAATAATAACTCATTAGTTTTAACAACTGCACTAGGCTCAGGTATAATTAGATCTATACTCATATTATTTATCTTCCAATTCTTTTAATACAGAAGCATATTTAACTATATTCATTTTAACAACTTTCATATAGTCAGTAGTAGAAATAGCTTTAGCTTGAATTTTTTTCTTAGATGCAGCAATAAGACGCTGTTTAGACTTAAGCTTCATTTATAACTCCTAAAAAGTACAAGTATAAGTATACAAGTATAATTATACATCATCTCCACCAGCCTGGACCAAACTGCCACCACCAACCATATAGATTAGAACCGTAACCATTTGTTGGCGTAAGACTTACACCTACAGCACCCATAGCTCCAGCGCCAAGAGCATTAAGATTACCTGATCCATCTCCACCGGTTTGGCCTTTATTTACTAGATTCTGCTTAAATGGCTTGAACTCGTTGTCAAGCTCAGATTGAATAGCAGATGCAGCAGACTCAAGATAGCCTGTTCTATCTACATTAAGAGAAATTGCAGCGCCTGAGTAATCAAAAGCTTTTTCACCTTCTGCTAAATACTGTGCTCGTATAGCCATTAGCTCTGTCCACATTAGCCAGTATTCTCTAATGCCGCCTTTAGCATTAGTCATTGTAAAATTGGTAAAAATGCCATAAGAACCATTAAATCTATCCATACCTCTGCGCATCCAAAGAAGGATTGTAGGAATAGGATAAAGCAAGTCAGGTGAACCATATAATGTAGTTCTAGCCTTATTGACTCTAGCTAATATGTCTCCGCAAGCTGTTTGAATAGAAGCATTAATTACCCAAAGCTTAGAAGACTCTTGATATTCATTTACACCATTATTTCCATATGAAAATACAACAGTGTAATTTTCAAGAGAAACAGGCATATTTGCAGTATCTACATCTGCACCATATAGCCAGCCAGAGGCTACTTTGCAACCTTTTTTAATTGTAGTAGTGCAAAGTGCAGTATTATCTTGATATACTGTGCATTTTACATGCTGATATGGCTGTGTTGTAACTAATGATAAATACGCTCTTGTTCCTTGAAGTTCTACTACATCTGGCGTACCAACAGGAATAGTTACATTAGAATCTACAGTAAGATTCTCAAACTGATAAAACTCTTTATCTTCTACATGAAGAGTATATCGAATCTGGTATTTAGAATCAATTAGTGTAGGTTCTACATTGGAAGGACATGTAATAACAGAGCGTGCAATCAATGTATTTGAAAGACCATTATTTTTAATGATGCATTCAAATGCATTGCCTGATGCAAGAATAGAATTAGCAGAATCAATAAGATCCCAGTCTACATATGCATTTTTAAGATCTACGCCAGGAAGAGTAAAAACAGCAGATGCAACAGCAGATTGTCCTGCTTGAATTCTTCCTACTAAATCTTGGTATTGATCTGGTGCAGAAGTCTTATATGGAAGAATATTTTGCTCAGAAATTGCAATAGCAAATGTAGCAGAGTCTACTTCTCCTGATTCAAACTCTACTGCAGCAGTTACACCAAAAGTAATGCCATTATTACCGCCAGAAACAGCAAGATAAAGCTTATTCTCTTCAAAAGAAAGAGTAATGTCAAAAGACGAAGACTCAGGATTAATTGTTAAAATATCAGCAGATATAATATTTTGAGGAAACTCTGCTTCAAATACAGCTTTTTCTTCTTGAGTCTTACTAAAAATAAAAGTAGACATTGTTTTTCTATACTAAAGTTTATTAGTATAAAATTCAAAGAAACAAAAATACCTCTCTAATTAGAGAGGCAATTTTTTCATATCCACCATTTATCAATATTGTTTGTAAGAAGCATAAAAAGCTTAAGACGAACTTGATGACGTTTTGAATCTTCTAAATGCATAAGCTTAGAATATTCTACACTAGCAAAAGCCTTTTCTTCTATTGTTTTTGCTTTAGAGTATGAAAGACTTATTTGATCTAAATTACACTTTCCATACTTTTCATCAAAAGCTTTTTGCTCAGCTTTGATAAAATCATTTTCAATAAGCTGATCTAAAAGCTTTATGCAAGTATCAAGTCGTTCTTGCTCACCTTCTCTCCAAATGCCTTTACTTAATATCATTTCTTCTTTAAAGCATTGAAGTTTATGCTTTATAAGAGGATATATTGTATCCATCTCATATGGATGATCATACTTCCAAAGAACAAAAATCCATCTTATAATATTTCTAAACTTTTCAAACATTTATAAGTACTTATATGCGTATTGATTATAACTGAGTGTAATGCACTTAAGCTTTGTACGATCTTTTTGCAATGATAATAATACTTTAAGAAAATCAGATTTACTTAGCTCTTCTATAAAAATGCCTACAGTTGCACAATGCCGTGCCATTAATGGTTGTTTATATGAAAGCACATGCATATCTTCAAAGCTTATTTGCTTAAAAGGCTTACTTAATGCAGAATCTTTTACTGAAAAAACAATAGCATTAAGTACTGAGCATTGATATGTGCCGGGCGGTACTAATATTTCATCTTCACCATAATCAGATGCACCAGCATAATCCATATCTATAACATGTTCACCTTTTACATTTGCTTTTAATGTGCATCCTCCAACATAATTCATAGTATTATGTCCTTGTATTGTATGAGGATCATGATATGCAAATGCTTCTGCAACAGCTTTGTCTAAAGTCCAAGATCTAAACTCATTTGAAGTAATAAATCCTTTAGACAAAAGCTTAATTAAAAGCGAGATATATGCTTCTATATGCTTTTGTGAGTAAGATAAACCTCTATAAATTGCAGCAGAATTTTTACGTAAAGGAAATAAAGCAGTAGCATATGGCCAAAGCTTTAACATTTCCTTTTTCATTGCTTTGTCTTCATAGTTGCTGCTATAATATGTTAGATAATGTTTTATATCTAATTTATGAGGCTCAGCTTCTTCTTTTGATACAGGCTTTAAGTAAAAAGAATCTATTTTATTCATTATATTAGCATATTCTTTTTATAAAGAAATAGATACTCATCAATGCTTGTTAGATATTGAACTCGATATTCTGAACTACTATATTCTGGATATCTATTACGAGTTCTATTCATGCTTTCACAATACTTTTCTAAAGACTTTTTAAGCTTATTATGCTCATCTTCATAAAGCTTAGAAGAATAAGAATATATTGTATTGTTTGGACTTAAAAACGCTGCAGATTCTACTAAACAACCCATTGTGCAAGGAGGCATTAGAATCTCATGCTCATTTTCACCAAATTTATGCTTTAGCTTTTTATGATCTAATAGATCTAAACCTTCACCTGGTTTTACAGCAGCAGTTAAGACAAGAGAAGCAACAATTTCTTTATGATTAAAGAATACATCTCGAGATCCTACGTAATAATACCCAAACTTATATGCAATAGCAGGATCCATTGTCCATGATCTAATTGTTTTAGATGTAACTTGCTTTTGCTTAGATGCTTTTTGCAAAAGAGCATAATACTTATCTTTATCTTTTGCTAAAAAGTTCATTCCTTTAAAAAGCACAGCGCCTATATCTTGATTGCTGTATAAGTAATAGCATTCAGGCCATCGCTTAAGCACTTCATCTTTTACACTTTGAATAGGAAAAGATGTCATATACTTAATAATAGCTTTATGCGCAAGATATAGCTGAGTCTTAGTAGGAAACTCTGCAGCTTTCTTGTACTTAGGATCTATTTTGTTCATAAGCTATCTATAAACTCTTGAAGAGATGCTGCTTTAATCTTGCCAGCTAAAGCAGCATCAGAATATTTCTTGTTATTATATACAAGATTTCCTTTATCTGCTATTGCGCTTATAGAAGCAATTTCTACAGCTATTCTTTTATCTGGCAAAATAAGATTTACATCTCTATTCATAGACTTATCTAAATCTAACATATTAGCATAATATCTTTGTGTGCTAATTGCAGATTTAGAAGGCACTTTAGTAACTAGTACAATCTTAAATGCTTTTCCATTGCCATAACTTCCAGCGCTTGCATAATATACTGCAGTTTTTGGAATAGTACTCCAAAAAGAAATAGCGTTATAATCTACTGACTTAGTCTTGATAATAGAAGCTAAAAGGCTAAGAAAAGCATCAGATTCTGTCAATCCAAAAGAAGCGCCTCTATATGCTATTACAGAATTAGGATTTGATCCTCGTTCTAAGTAATACTGAAAGTTTTTAGTTACTTTCTTTTTAGCATTTTCGTATTGAGCTTCGCTAGAATTTGGATTTAAAATATTATCCAAATACTGCTCATATTTTGTGTTATATTCCATAGCTTATACATAATAAATGCAAGGAACTAGAGCAATATTCTTTGGTCTTACTTCATCTGCAACTCTAACTTGCCTCGAAGCATCAAAGTCAATAGTAATCCATTGGTCTGTAGCAGAAGCTGCTTTAATGCCTGTTTGAGGACCAAATGAATGCAAATCAAATGCACCTTCTGGACGACCTAAGAATGCAGCAAAATTATTAAACTGGCCTAATTCACCAGTGATATTTTGCTGAGCATCTTCTTGATATGTTCCAAGTTGTCTATTTGAATCAAGTCCTCTGCCTAAGTCTAAGCCTCTAATAAATACACCACGAAGATCAGGAATATTGAAAGTTGTACTTCCATCACCTTCACCATAAGTAGTGCCTATATCAGCAAAAAGAGCAGCATATGCTTCTCTTGAAACAGCAGCACCATTACAAATAAGCATATTGCCAGGAATATTTGTAGATGCTCTATAAACAATATTGCCTACTTGTGGAAAATCATTTTGAATAAATGACAATAAAGGTAGCCAATATGCTGTATTAGTACCTGGCTTTACTACAGTTGAAGATATACCGTTATCTGCAACGCAGAAATACAACTGAGTTTCGCAAAAGACTAATGACTTATTTGCCTGATAGTCTAATTGCTCAGACCATGCAAAAATACCACCAGATTGCATGTAACAGCAAACTTGTGATAATGCATTGAGAATTCCATTAAAGTCTAAGCGAGAAACAGGAGAGCCACGGCCATTAGGAGGCAAGCGCTGGCCGAGCTCAGAGCCAAAGCCAATATTCCAAGCAGCTCTGCCATTCCCCTCGACTGCTTGTTCTGCCAAAATAACATTTTTATCTCCTTCCTGTGCAAATGGCATAGGAATGATTTCTGGATAAAAAGACATTATTCATCTCCATCATCTTCAATTGAATCAAGAGCATCTTGCGTTTCTGATTCTTCAATATGGATATCTGCCATCTCTAAAATAGCAGGATAATCATCCATCGTTAAGCACTCTTTCTTTGTTCTAAGATCAAGAAGCGCTTCTGTCAATGTATGAATATGAATGTCGTCTTTAATAGTTTCTTTACAAAGCTCAAAAATACGCATTGTCAATGGTAAATCCATTGTAATAGTATCTAAAGCTTCAATCTGTGCTTTAACTGTCTTTCTCATTTTAGCATGAATTCTAGTAGGTGTATCTTGATAGTGCTCTTGCAGCCAAGCTAACATTTTTCTAGGCTGCGCATTGTCAAATTCTGTTTCTGCAACAATATAACCCCATTTATTATAAATGGCCATTGCTACATACTTTCCTGCAGCGCCTTTGCAATATGATTTTACTAATGCAGGATAATACTTAACAGAAGTATTCATTACGCCAAAAATACCACTGACTAAATCACAACGAGCACCATCAGTAAGACTCATAAACTTAAGCCAAGAATCATCTCGACCTGTATTCATTAACCAATCAATCTCAAGAACATCAAAATGATCTACTGCTCTATCTGAATTAGGCTTAATTGTACTGTCCCAATGACGACCTGAGCCATCTAGCCATTTACCATCAGGCATAATATAAAAAGCTTCTTTAGCATAAGGAGTTACACCAAAATGCTCTTCTGCTAATTCTACATATTTTTGCATAATTAATCAGCAAATGGATATTCGCTAAAGTTACCTTGATTCTGTCCTTCAAAGCCAAAGACTTCAGGCTCTTCATAGAATTTATCTTCATCTGCAAATGGAACATAATCAAGCTGACCAAGATTTTGATGTTCAAAGCCAAGAATATCTCTATTGATATCAAGAACTTGACGATATCCAACACGCAGCTCTTCATTAAACCACATCCCAAAGCCAATAGCTAAAATACCATTTTCTTGAGGATGTTCCATAGCTTCTTCCCACTCAGGATCAGGCGGCAATGGATTGCCTTCTTCATCTACTCCTGGTGGTGTAGGCGGTTTAAAATCAAAAACTTGCTCTATTGTGTCTAGAACTAAGTTATAGTTAGAAATCTCATTAAAAAGAACAGCTAGTAGTTGGACATCAGCACCATAATTATTAGTAGAAACAAAGCTTACGTGCGTTGTTGGATACCACTCGCCACCTTCCCAGATAGGAGTGCCAATCTCCTCATCACCTTCTTTATAAAAATGCTGATAATCTTTAGTCCATAGATTTGTAAGCTCATACTGCGTTCCACAGCAAAAGTTTACGAAATCCATAAAGTTAGCTGTACCTTTTTCAAACCAATACTGTCCAATAAATCTGCAAAAAGCTAAGTAATTCTGTGTAGTAAACAATCCTGCAGTTTCACCTAATCTTAAACCTAGCAGATTTAATTGATTAACTACTGTTGCCTGCTCTGGAATAGTCCAATCTGTCAGCTTAATTAATTCTTCACTATCAATAATCTTTTGCTCTAAAGCTGGATTTGACATCCACATATTTCTGATATTTTTAACAGAATTAATAGCAGAATATACTTTAGAATCAAAAACTTGATCTATTGCATCAAAGAAATCAGCAAAAAACTTAGTATTTCTTATATATGCAGGCAGAATAGTTTTAAAAGGTAATTTGTATCCTAACCGTATGTTTTTTGATATATCTACATACGGAAAATCTTCAGTAAATGTAGACATACATTATTTTGTAGTTTTAGAAGGAGTACTAATTCTTTGCTGACGATCAGCAAACTCAACTCTAACATCTAATTTACCAAGAGTATTATATCTAATCTCTGGCATTCTATACTTTACATATTTTGACGTATCTGGTGTAATAGAACCATCATCATCAAAATACAAATAGCCTGTTTCTTCATCAAGCTGTGCTTGTTCTGCTTTAATCTCTTTAATTAGCCCAATACTTTCACTCATACGGCCAAAAAGCTTATATGTTACTGCAGAAGGAACAGACTGCCAGTATAGTCTAACTTTAGAATTATTAACTGTAACTTGTGGATGCGCCCAAGCATTTTGCTCAGATTCTACTCCTGTATTATCTACATATGTAATACCATATGAGTAAAAGTATGGAGCTAATGTACCACCAGAATCTGTAATTTCAAAAGTCAACCTTGGAGATGAAGGCTGAGTTACAGGCATATCTTCAACAGGCTTATCAATAACTACATAAGCAATGCCAGAGTCTGCATTTCTCACAGTTGTAATAATGTCTGATCTATAAAAGTCAGTCATTAATATACCTGGTCTAGCTCTAAATAAAGCCCTTATTGCAGATTCTACATTCTGCTGTACAACGCTTAAAACAGATGAATTATAGCAAAATACTTGTAAGCTAATGTCTCTTGGAACAGGTGTTGCATCAATCCATACAAATCGAGTTGTATACATTGATTGCTGCTGACACCATTCACAAAAATCTTGTTTTTGCTCTTCAGACCATGGCGATGACGTAATACCTGTTACGGTAATTACATTCATTAGCTTAAGATCAGAAGGATTTCTTTCTCTCTGCGATTGCGTATAAGCATCAATAACGCCTGGATAAGTATTGACAATTGCAGAATATTGTGATTTAGTTACAGCAGAACCATATGTGCCAAAAGAACCTGCAGTATTGTTTTTGTATGCTAAAGCAGATTTCTGATTAGCACCACCAGAAGGATTTTCAACTGCAGTTCCACGAATGGCGTTATATCCTTGAACAGTTACTTGCGAACCTGCTGTATTATAGTTATTGCCAGCTTCGCCTTGTGTTACGCAATAAATGATAGCAATAGTATCATTAACGCCAGGTACAGAACCAAATTGTGATGTACCAAATTGAATTAGCAATCGGCCTTCCATTGTGGTACTATCCATATATGCAGGAGCATTTTTATAGTTCCACAATGAACCGTATGCTTTTGTAATAAGCACATTATTGATAAGTACGTAAACGTCTTCATCTGACACTGAGAATAAAGACTCATCGCTTACCCATGATTGAAGATCTGTACCACTACCACGCAAGAACTTTGTATTTACTGTGCCTTGATACAAAGTAACTTGCAGTGGTTTGTTTGCTTCAAGCTCAATAACTTCTCTATTAAAGAAAGCATAGCCTGAGCAGATAAACTGTGTAAATGTAGAAATAGTGACATCTGTATCTGATGTTAGCTCTACTTTCATTGCAGCAGGAAGACGTCTTGTCAACCGAATCCCTTGCATAATTGCAATTGCCCTAATAGAATCATCTAATGTAGCTGTTTCTTGAAAGCAATTTGCATATGCATTATTGATTTGATGATGACAAAATGCGCCTAAAGATGCAATAGCATCAATTAAAGCAGTACCTACTTGTGTTGTTAAACTACCTTTCCAAGCATTGGAATTAGAAAGAGCAGTTTGTAAATCAGATTTGAATTGTGTAGGGTCTGCAGATAAGTCTGAAAAAATTGTCTGCTCAGCCATGTAAATGCTTCTTTAATAAAGTTATTGATATTAATTAACAATAGTCAAATCTGCAGATTCAACAGTATTCGTTTCTAGATAAACACCTTCAATATGCACTTCAAATCCAGGTAAAAAGATATTAGGTGTAACTGTAGTAGCAGATGTATTAAGCTGAATACGTGGTTCCCATTTAGCAAAAGTAGTAATCAAAGACATCTTTACTTTTTCTGCAGTAATCATATCACAAGGCTCTTGCAAATACCAGTAAAGATCACTACCGTATTCAGGTTCAAAAATGCCACCACGATCGCCAATTGGACAATTTAGCAATGCGTAAAGACTACAATACATTACAGATTGTGCATCTGGCAATCTCATAGGCAGACTATTTTCACCATATGCAGGATTTATGTCTACCCAAGTACTATTGTTTAAATCAGTTTGAGATTTTGTTAATCCTGTTGCCATAATATCATTAAATTCTTTTATTTAGGACCAGAAGTCTCGCCATCAGGACAAGTATGCGTATGAGTAGTCATTTCAATGCCTGCAGCAACCAAAGAATCACTAACAGTGACATTTTGCAATGTAGCTGTACCTGCGCTTCCACCATAGCCTGTAGCTAAATTAGCACAATTTACAATACCTGAAAAATTATTTGTAGGACAGTTAAACTGTGTTGTTTGTGCAGTAACGTTAAATTGCTCTGCTTCAATATTAGAAGTAGTGCACTTAATATTAGAAGTTTCACAATTTACATTAGATGTTTTTTCTGCATTAATAGTAGCATCTATACAGTTAGTTATTACAGTTTTGCAAGTAAGCTCTACTAATTGCTCAGGACTAAACTTTAGCACAGTGCCAGAAGAATGAGTAAATGTCCATATGCCAGCTTCCATATCAACTAGAAGCTTATTATTAGAAGGATCAACAAATCCCCATTTTTGTGGAGTATCAAACTCTGTATTTACATTAGGCTTTATTTGCGCAAAGCCTCTATATACAGGAAAGTTATCATCACCTTCTTGGCATTCTACAATAACAATAGATCCAACTGCTGGAACACCATACATTCCCCAAGCAGTACCTTGTCCAAATATTGGATTCTTTGCTGGCATACACCAAGGAACTTCTCCAATATCTGGATCATATAACTCAGGAATCTTGACTTGTATTCTATCTAAATGCAAAGGATCTTCATTATTAATGACTTCACCTAGCAATAATTTGCCTTTTAATGAAGTATCTAATGTTTTTACGTTGATATCAGTAAATGGCATAATTAATTTGCATAATATACTGCATTAGTACCAATTCTAGATGCAACAATTTTTTCGAAATAGTTGCCTTCATTAATATATATTACTCTAGTACAAGTAACATATGTTCCTGAGTCTTTTTCACTATTTGTACCATCAGGATTCACAGCGTAAAAATTAAAAGGTACACAAATAGATAATGGACAAGGTTGCGCTACAACAAATTCACCATTTACAGTGAATAATGACTTTAATCTAGCATTTTGATATAATGCGTGCTCATGCATTTCAGAAGCATTACCACAATCAATAGGTCCAAAAGTAACTAATTGCTTTGGTCCAATTAATGCTCGTACCGTTGCATTAATTGCAGGAGCATTAACGTTGGATTTTACTTCTAATTTATCTATTTTATCTATATAAGTATCTTTTATTACGCTTTGAGTAATTCGAGTAGTATAATAACCACCATTAGTTGTAGCTAAACCAGGACTAGCAGTTACTTTGTATGAGCTAACAGGTAGCTCATCATCTGAAGTAGTATTCAAAGCTCTCAATACAATCTTTGGACTAGGCAAATCCATTATGTCAGTATAGATCATACACTTCAATAGTGTTATGCCCATCACCATGCAAGATGTATTTGTAGCAAAGCCTCTTTCTGCAATATACTTAGCCCATTCGTAATACTTCATGCAGCCAGATGTCCATAACTGAGAATCGCTAGTAGGAACACCAGCAAAAGATAATTCACATGTAGAAGCAATTTTAGCTAAAGCTTCTGCAGAAGTACCACGAATTACGCCTTGAGATAAACTAAGCCAATATTTAGGAATATCTAAATATGCTGAAATAGTATACAGCATTGCATAGTTTTCTCTATTAGTCTTAAATGAATAAAGTCTAAAGCTAAGATTTTGAAAAACTTGATTGCTATATGATAAACTTATAGAAATAGGCAAACCATCTTGAAGACCAAGCTTTTCAAGAAAGCCTGTTGTATCAATCAGCTCTAATGTCATCTGCGGCACTTGAAGCTGTACTGATTCAACAATATGTAAAGACTTTACTCTATTATTTGCATCTAGAGGAAATTCAGCTTTGCCAAAAACAAGCGAAATAGATACGCCTTTATCAATTGAATAGCTCATATAATAAAGGATGAAGAGTAAGCAGTATTAGATCTATTGATATTATTGGCATTAGTCAAATAAGATATTGCCTGTGCTTTATCAGGAATATCTAATACAACGCCAGGATAAAGCTCAGTAATTGGATCATGAATCTGATTATACTCTAATAATACTCGCCATAATGTAGTTGTGCCATATACATTATAGCTAATAGTAGCAATTCTGCCCATAGTATGCTTAGTTACAGTATAAGTAGATGTTTTGTTTAGCAAAAATCTAATATTCTTATACGTAGATCTAAATGGATCATAATAGTATTTAGTTTGGTTAGAATATATAGGCGTACATTGTGACCAATCTGCAAGTGATGATTCCATTATTTCTTCCCTTTGTCATCGCCAAATGGCAACATGCCTTTAATTGTGTCAGTAGCTTTATCTGCTAAATCAGTTGCAGCTTCTGTCAATGAGTTTGCAGCAGATTTAATTGTCTTAGTAATTGGCGCAGTCAACGCGCTAGTCAGAGTGCCATTAATAGGATCTTGCTGTTTATCAACATATTCTTGTGAAGTAGCAGGTGTAACAGCAGATTGAAATACTTGTTCAACATCACCTACTGTTTGTGTAAACATAGGTCTAAATGTTAACTGAACTGCAGCAGAAAGCGGCCATCCTGTATAAGCATCAATATTATGCATAAAGCTAACATTAACACCTGTAACAATAACTGCTGGAAAATAAGCATATGTGCCAATCTTAATTGATACTGTATTCTTAAGATTAGCTACCATTGTCATTGTAGGTGAATATGCGTCTGCATTAGCAGATTTAGTTACTTCTTTTGCTTGCTCTTTACTATCTTTTGTATTAGCAGCTTTTTGACTAGACAGCTCTTTACTGCTATCATTAGTTAAATCTAAACCTAACGCATTGCCAATACCTGCAACTGCACTATCAACTGCATTATTTACAGCGCCATTAAAGCTGTCTACTAGACCATTACAAAAGTCTTCTGCTTTATTGACAAGATTTTTAGTTGCGCTAACTAAGCCTCCTGTCATATTATCAGCAACAGCAGTAAGATTATTTTGAATATTTGTCTTTAACTCTTCTGCTTTATCTTTTAAAGAATCAATAGTATCAAATATTGATGAAGTAGAAGCAACCATTGTAGCACCAGTTTCAGCTACAGCTTGCACAGAAGCAGTAACCATTTTCGCTACTTTTTCTTCAGGCAATGTAATCTGACTTACTGGACTTAGCATCATAGCACCATTCTTTGTAACACGTGGTGCAACTAAGCTTAATAGATTTAATACTGGAATTCTAACTTCTGTCAAAGGATCAGAGTCTGCTTCAATAACTATATTGATAGTCATTTCTTGCGTTTCTGAGCCCTGCCAATAATTAGATGACAAGAATGGTGAAGTAATAGGTGTAGCTTTAGTTACTCTACCTATAATTGGAGCAGCAGAAGCAATATCATTAATAATATTAGCATATGGTGCTTGATATTCAGCAGATATACCAAAATCAAATGATTCTTCAAGATGCGCTGTTACTGTAAAAACTGCATTTGATTCTGTACTAGATACTTTATTAGGATCAGATGCTTTATTTGCAGCTGCAGCATTAGCACTTTTTTGAATCAAAACAGTAATTTGCTTATTAGTAGGTGCTGTCATAAATCATATGCAATAATCTGTTTATTGTTCTTAACATAGCCGCGTTGCGCATTAGGCTTAGAAGCTTGCGCAATAGGAGTAGAAGATGCATTTTGCTTTCCTAGCATATCTTTAACTCTTGCTTCTAAAATGTCTAAAGTCTCATTATATTCTCTAATCATTCTAGCACGCCAACCTTTTAAGTATTTTAACTGGCTTGGATTAGCATGAACAATCTCATTATATCTATTCCATTTTGCTGTAGAAAAACCTTCTAATGTGCCGTCAGATGCAGCCAAAATCTTTTTAGCTGTGCCTGGACCCATATTTACAGCAGTATTAAAATAGATTCTTCTTAATTCTTCTGGAACATTTTCTACACCAGCAGCATCCCAATATTCTTTCTTATAAATATCATATGCTTGTCTAGGTGTCAATCTGTCAATAAATGCTTTAGATCTATTTTTGTTGAAATTAATACCAAATCTAGAATAATTGCCAGGAGATGATGCATCAAGCGTACTCCAGCCTTCTTTTACCATTGTCTCTAAGATTTCAGATTCTGCAGTAAACTGCTTTGGCGTTCCTAGAATAGGCGCTGCATTAGAAGATAAAATAGCATTTAAAGCGCTGTTAGATAAAGAAGACTGAACTTTATATTGCTTATTGCTATTATCTGGTATGTAATAGATATTACCAGATACAGCATAATCATCATCTTCAAATAAAGCTCTATACGCAATAGAGCTTAAATCATCTTTATCTTTGTATTCTTTTGCTGCTTTTTCAGAAGCTTCTTTTAAATGCGGATTAGCTTTAAAATATGCTTCTTTAATTTCAGGCGGAAGATTTTGCAAACTAGCTAAATATGCAATATTTGCTGCTTGTTGATCATAGTCCTTGTCTGCTTTATAATCAGAATCTGAAGCTACTAGCTCTTTTATATAAGATCTTGCTTTTGCTTTAAATCTTTCTCTGTCTTCTTCAGACAAAGATAAATATTTGCCTGCAGCAAAAGCTGCACCTGCTGCGCCAAGTGCTAGTAATGCTTGTCTTACATAAGGCAAACGTATAGTCCATTTCAGTACAGCAAGTGCAGCATGCATAACAACCCTAAATGCAGAAAACACATGAGCTACAAAGCTCATTGTCGTTGTTATAGCTATTCTAAGAAAAGAAAATGTAAGAAATCTTAATAAAGAAAGTCTCTGAAATAGAAAAGCTTTTGCTGTTGTCTTCAGTGTACCAAACACTGAAGGAAACATTATGCTTCTTGCAATATTGCCTATAAATAATGCAGCAGAATTAAAAAGAGAAAATCCTTGTGCATTTTCTTCTTCCTCTTCTTCTAGCTTTACTTCGAGCTCTGCATCAAAGTCTGAATCTAATTCTTCGACTTTTTCTGTCTCTGGAGACATAGAAAAGCCTTTCATTAGCATAGTTTCATGCAAGTCCAATGCAGTAAGAGTCACAAAACTTGCAGGAATATTTTTTATTTTTTCTGCAGCTCTAAATAGAACTTCTTCAAAGGCAATATCTTGCATAGTTGTTTACGCTAAAAGAGACAGATTTTGTATAGCTAAACCATCTTCACTAAAAGTAGGAATTCTATCTACTGAGCCATTTACTTGCTGTGCTATTGCTATTGGTGCAGATTTTGCAGTATTTTTTGCTTTATTAACAGAAGGTGGCTCTAAAATGTTAGTATTAGCTGCTTGGCCAATACTTTCTGATTTATTAGATCCAGTGCCTTTTAATGTATTAAATTGGTCTACTAATGGTTGAGATAAGCCAGGTGGAAATACACTAGGCATATTTGGATTTCTATTAGCAGCAGCTGTTGAAATCCTAGGAGAGTTTACAACATTAGAGATATTGTTAAAGACGCTAGAATTGCTTCCTGGACTAGGAATAACTTCTGCACTAGGTGTTACAATGTTATTGTAAACATTATTAGCAAAAGTAGAGCCAGCTGAAACTGCTTCTTTTGCTGCAGGCAATACTGTCTCTGTAACTACTTCTTTTGTAGTAGTTGCAGCAGTATTTGCTACACTAGCTACTGTATCTTTTGCAGATTTAGCACCATTTGAAACGCTATTTTTAATACTTTCAAAGAAGCCAGGCTTATTCTTTTCTGCAGCAGCTTTTGCTGCATCTTCTTCTGCTTTCTTCTTAAGATTGAATTTTCTCCATTCAGCCTGAACTTCTTCATTAATAGATGCTAAGTCATCACCATTACTAGAAGTAACACCAACGAGAGAAGAAGGATTGCTATTTAAAAGCAAAGCTTCATCTGTACTATTAAGATTATATTTCTTCTTAATAGCTTGGAATGCATCGCTCTTTGAAAAAGCTTCTGCAGTTTGTTGTCTATATTCTGCAGATTCTGCACTAGATCCTTCAAGCAGTTTCTTTTCTCTTCCTTCAGGCGTATTGCCAAAGACTTCATCATAGTCAATGCCAAATAATGATAAGCCTGCTCTTACGATAGACTCCATCATTCCTTTGACAACGCCTGTTAAGAAATCAAAAATCTCTTTCTTATGATCCCACAAGAAGCCAAGTGTAGTAGTAATAGCTTTGCCTAAGAGTGAACCTACTTTTTCACCGCCTTCTTTAAGATAGTCAGCACCTTGTCCTGTCATCCAATCCCAAAGCTCTTCTTTCCATTTTGGCATGAATGAATTCAAAGAGTTAATGACTACAGATGCTAAGTAAGCTATTGTAAACCACTTAAAGATCTTAGAAACTCGATTTGTTTGTCTCTTAATCTTTCGTCTTACATATGCAAGCTTATCTTTTGCTTCTTTAATCCATTGACGTTTAAGATCTCGCATAACAATACTGCGATATCTTTCATATGCTTTCTCATAGATTCTAGCTTGTTTTCTATCTCCACCAATCTTTTTATTATTTTTAGAGATTTTATCTTCAATATCTATAACAAACGCATCGAGTTTACTTTGAACATCTTCTAAATCTTCATGATTTATTTCTGCAACAGATTTTGCAAAGCTTGCTTGTGCTTTATCAAAGAATGCACCACCTGCATAACTATCAAAGGCTTTAGCAACAGCTGTAAAAACTTTATCACCAAAATTAGCTTCTTCTCTTCTTGCCTGCTCTAGCTCGTCATCTCTATAATCTTCATCTAGTTCTTGATAGCCATATACAGCGTTTTCAAGCTTCTCCATTTTATCTACTTGCTCTGCTGTTCTGACAGCAAATTCAGATTGAATATCTGCTTCTGAATTTAGCAAGCGAATAAATGACCTATATGCAAAGCTGTCTTTATTGAAGATATAATCAGAGATTCTTCTCTTATTATCATCTAAATAATCTATTGCTCTTTGCAGAAACTCTTCAGATGTAGACTTAGCTTGTAATAGTCTAGCTTTGATACTTCTACTATCTGTTGCAGTTAAAGCTCTAAGATAGAACTCTTGCTGAGCTTGAGCTTTAAACTTTTCTAATACAGTAATAGATGAGACTACTTTATTAGAAACAGCTTCTGCTAGCTTTTCAGGAGTGTCTATTACATTTTCATTCTCATCTTTTTTACCAAAAACAAGCGAAGCTAGCCACTGATGCTTACTTTGCCTATCAGTAGCAATTTTTGCTTTTGCTTGTTTTTTAGTATCTTTATTAGGAGCAGCTGAAGATGATCTAGAGAAAAATCCAGCAAAAGAATTTTGACGTAAGCGTACAAGAACTTCGTCGTTCTTAACTTGCATACGTCGAACATCTCTAATTAATCTTTCTACTCTTTCTATTGTACCATCAAGCGCTTCATATACTGCTGTTTTAATAAGATCAGCACTTTTCTGAAGCGCAATAATAGTTGTAGTTTCTAAAAGCTTTCTTAGCTCAGGAGTAGACAAAAGCTGCTTTGCTTTGACAGAAGATTTGACTGTTTTCTTAACAGATTGGCGTGCAGAGTCTTTTGCAGCCTTTACAGCTTCATTAAATGTGTCTGAAGCAAGCTTAGATTGCTTAGCATAAAGCTCAGAAAGCTTTTTGATATCCGCTTCAGTAGCTTTCCCATTAGATAAGTTTTCATAAAGCGGAACTGTTTCTGAGTCTAGCTTGGCCCATTTTTTAGCTGCCTTACTTTTAGCCGCTTTAATTGGATCCATGAGAAAACTCCTAAATAAAATGCCCCTTAGAGCTAATTGCTCTAAAGAGCTCTAGATACTATATTAAACTTTTAATGAATTTACATGTCTTTATAGATTTCATTAAGCTGCTGCAGTGTCAAACTTTTAGGAGCTTTAAATAACCCTAAACTTTCTGCAAGTTGACAATTATGTATTACTTTAACATTAGGCAAAAGAGCATTATCTATATTAATTTTCTTATTAAGAACAAATGCGCATCTATTTATATACCCAGATCCATAATTAGAAATATACTTTGGATAATACTGTTGCACATCTTCTGATTTAGTAACTTTAATAACACAAGGCGGGCTATAGTCGCTAAACCCAAAGTATACAGAATATCCTTTAGATATAGCCTTAGGTAAAAATGTCATAAACATACCTCTACCTGCTAAAGTCTGTGCTAAATCTGTTAATAGCATAACTGAGATTTCATTATATTCTAATAATTTTTGAAGAAAATCAATAGAAAAATACCTATTATTAGCTAGGTGCTCTAAAGACTTTATAATCAATCTTTGATGCTGTCCTAGCATAAGAAATAAATTTCTAGATGAGCTAGTTACTAATTCAGAACAAAATATTGCTCTATTAGCAGTATTAACAGTATTAGTATCTGTGCAAAAATAAAGAATAGATTCTACTGAAAAAATTTCTTTAGGAATAACTGCTTTGAAAACTCTCTTTTCTTGTATGTTAAATACATACTTAACAAAGTATGGTTTTATAAATTCAGTATAATATCGAGGAGATAAAACGCCTGCACGCCAATCTAATGCTTTAGTATTAGACTCGTATGAGTTTAATAACTCAGGAGCAGCTTTTAATCTAGTTTTGCTATGTAAAAGAAACATTTTTATTCTTCAAAAAATTTAGTAATTTGACTTAAAAACTTAGCATTTTTATTAAGAGTATTGTTATTAAACCAAATTGTATACGGTATAAATGCTAAATGTGATCGTTTAACATAATCAGAAACAAGTAGCTCTGGTTGTTTATGACACATATAAATGCCAAATTTCCTTAATATACTAAAAATTTTTTTGATAGATTGCTTATTTGCTATTTGATCTGAAGTTAATAACAAAAAGAAAATATGTTTATCATCACCATATTTCTTTACAAAATTAAAAATTAAACTATCAGAAATCTTTAGCTCTATTTCTTTATCTGTATATTTAACGCAGCTATTCTCAAACTGGCGATGAATATCTTCTATAATGTCTTTAGGATTCATTTTTTATCTCCTATCTTACTTATGTATATTATAACAAAAATGCCTCTTAGAGCTTACTTCTAAGAGGCATTTTTTTTAGTCAATAAACATCTTTTTCTTCTTAATAGCTTCAATACGATCTTTACGAGATTTAAGAGCAGCGTCAGAAAGATACATAAACTCACGTATTGGCATCATATCATCTGCATAAATATGATATTCTTTTGCTAGAAGAAGCTTACGATCTAAGTATTCTTGCTCGTTATAAATCGGGAAAGAAACTGTGAGCATCAAGACGGGCTCTAACCTGTCTCACTGCACCACACTCCTTACACTTCAACTTAACGATTTCATTAACGCCATACTCAGGAATAGACTTACTAGCTTGAACAAGCTTGTCATAGTCTACATCATCCATGTCTCCAATTAGCTTAGCTCTATCACGTAAAGACATGCCAGGAACTCTAAGCATTGCAGCAGCGTTTACTAGATATACATATGCTGTATTAGGAACTTTTTCTACTTTGCCTGTAGCAGGATCTTTTTGATCAATTAAGAAATAATCATCTTCTGTAAGCTCAATAATGTCGTTGTACGAAGGAGGAGCTACTTCAAAATATTCTGGTGGATTATCTACGCCTTTGAAAGAAGGCATGTACTGAGAAAAATCTGGTACATAATCTTTTGGCAAAAACTTAGACTCAGGTACTAAATTATTAATAGTTTGTACAATATTAAGTGTACTCTTATGCTTTTTGCCTTCTTCAACTTGCTTAATATGTTCTGGATTAGTACATTTTGCTTTAATAGTAAATGGAACTGTAGTAAAGAAATGAATTCTAATCCAATACATCAAGTAATTGAAATCAGGCTCAGTAAGCTGATATGCCAAACCAGTTTGGCCATCGCTAGTTGACAAAAGAGAATCAATTACTTCTACAACAGGACGGACTGCTTGCATTTGATACGCAGCAGCAAGTTTAGCACGATGAATATTACGCATCGGCTTAATATAAAGGTCCTTAAAGCTGTAGAAAACAAATCGAGATGGTAGATCAACAGACAATGCTTGTCCCATATCTACGTTTTTAACAGCTTGCTGAACGCTTACTTCAGGATTAGCTTGTGTAGGAATCTCCATTTGCTGTCCTGTAGCTCGTTGAATTGTAGTAGATCTAACTACTTGCATTGTAGGCTGCTGTGTTGCTTGCTGCTGATCTAATGACTGTCTTGTATAAACAGTCTTAGTTCCACCATTAGATGTTTTAAATTGCTTGATGTCTACTTTTGCCATAATAAATCTCAAAAAGAGTTAGCGATTTCCACCGCCTCCACCAGCGTTTCCACCGCCTTCTTCACCAGAAGTTAAATTATCAATCCAGCCTGTAACTTTATCAGTAATAGGCTTAGTTACTGAAGAAATAGCACTCTTACCAATATCAAGAACAGAATCTGTCAGCTTCTTACCAATACTAGAAATTGTGCCTGTAATAGCATTAGAAATTGTACCTGTAATAGTGTCAATATTATAGCCAGAAACTATTACGTTGTCTATTGCAAATTCAACTACAAATGAAAGTCTTTCACCAGAAGAATTAAAATCAGTTGTAGATGAAATTGATACAGGCCATGCATTTTGATAAGTTACAGAAAACAAATCTTCATTATACGTGCTTTTGGCTACTAAGATTATATCATTTTTATAGCCTGAATATCCTGGTGTATATTTAGATTGTTTTGGTGTTCCAAATACACCATCAGAAGGATGAATTAATGTTCGCCACGCATGTATATATGAAAATGCAGTATTTTCAACATCAGCATATAGCTGCATTGAAACAGTACCAATGCTTACTGTAGCTTCTGGGTATGCTGTATATCGACCATTTTGGCGTACTTGTCTAGCCGAGTATTCTGGTAGTACTAATGTGCAAGATTCTACGTATTCTGATCCCAAATTATATGCTTTTGCCATTGTAATAGTAGGCAATATGACTTCCCACTGAAATGACATAAGAGGATCAGGTCTTGCAATAAGCTTGCCTAAAGTACCTGAAGAAAATGATCCAAAAGATGGACTTGAAAACAAGCTGCCTATTGGATCATTAATGAAACCACTAATTTTTTTCTCATAGTGGTTTAATTTTGACATTGTACTGTCAAACTTGCCAGTTATTTTTCCAACTGATTTAAAGATTGACATATAATTACTATCTTAGCAGCTAAGCATATTGCTTAAGGTCCCCAAAGATAAATTAAAGCAGGATTTGGAGGAATCATTCCATTATTAGGAGGTGATCTTAACTTGTTTATGTCAGAAATGTATGGACGGCTAAGATCAGGTAAATAATATCCAGGATGCTGATTTAAATCTAGCTTATTGTTTAATTCATCTTCAGTAGTTTCCATATCTCGATCAATAATCGTAGATTTAAATGGAAGTCCTTTTGGACGAGGAGCAAAATGCTTACCTACTTTATACTGAATTAATGTATTAGATTTGCCATTAGGAGCACAAAGACTTATTCCTAATGCATTAAGAGCAATTTTAGGCTTTTCATCTGGAGCAATGCAATAGAATGGCGTATTAGGACAAGCTGTTTGCATTGCAAGAAAATCTCTTGTAATTTGCGCTTCTACATTAGGCGTAAACTGATCATATGTAATTGTGATATAAACTGGTGCATCTATCATATTACTTTACTCCAGCAATATCCAAAAGCTTAATGCCTTTTTGCGCATTTTGCTTAGCAATAGTTTTGCGGTAGTTCATATCTTTATGCATCTTTGCAGCAATTTTTGCAAGCTGCCAATTCTGATTCTTTCTATCTCTTTCTTGATGAACTGACCAATGCTTTTTACCAACAGAATCAGTATATGTCATGTCTTCAGGCACTGCATCTTCAAAATAAGACAAAATAGCTTTATGACGAGTAGCTTTGTCTAAAGCAGACTTATTAGAAGTAGCAGTAAGAGAAGGTGCAATCTTTCCTAAAGGAATAGACTTTCCTGATGCTAGTTTAGCATATGTACCATTAGCTTGATCTTCACCTTCTTCTATTTGCTGCTGATCTTGCTGTGGCATATACTGCGCTAACTGCGCACGAACTTCTTGGTCTTCTTTCAAATCACGAAGAAGTGATTCATAGTCAAGACCTGCGGCAGAAATCCATGTTTTAATAGCAATAGGAACACCAAGTTCAGAAAGATTCATCAAAGTATCATACTGAGATTCTTCTTCATGTGCTTCTAGCTCTTTATGCCAGTGCAATGTAGGCATAAGAAGATCTTGTCTGTTAGTAATATTAAACAAGAAATCTGTTACATTATCACAAGTATTTTTAGCACCTTCTTTATAAAGACCTTTTACTACAGCAATAAGAGGAAAGATCTTAGAATAGAAAATCTTATTTGTAAGATGCTCTCTATAAGAGCTAACAGTTTCTATAAATGTAGAATATGCAGATTCTGATGATGAATATGATGCATCACCAGAAAGAAATGCTTCAGAAATGCCAAGAGCACGAAGCTTCATAGACATTAGCTGATCAGCAGTGTCTGTCCATTTCCAGAAATCACCTGCAGGTCTGACATCTTGCGTCTGAATGGCATTACGTGTTGCTACCCAAGCACCATTAGGATCATTTTCAGACATCTGAAACTGCTGAACTAATGCGAATAACTCAGCAGATGTAGGTGTCCATGTATCATCACCAGCAGTAATATGTGTAGTAGAGCGCTGACGACGCTGAGCTTCTGTCAATGTACCTCTGAATAGAGTCTTTTCAATAAGATACGTTGGCAGTAAAATTTGCAGATATGATGTATAAGATCTATCTAGCAGGCATTTACGACCAATAAACAATGTAGAAATAGGATCAAGAACAAATCTTTCATTAGAAAGAAGTTCTATAAATCCTCTTGGCATTTCAGCAAGATACTTGTCTACATATTGAGAATGATTTTGCAGGAATTGCTGCATCATACCTGAAGTATGAACAGTAATTTCTGGATCAATATTATTAAATGGAGAAGGTATTACTTGACATTGCAATCCATCATAAGAAAGAATGTCCATAAATTGACGCTTCTCTTCATCAAAAACAAGAGAGCCTGCGTAAAAACCATCTACAAGATATGCAGTAGAAATACGTGGTAAAAGATCTTGAATGCCTATTCTTTCAAGCGCATCATTATAGATCTTAAGTTGATCATCTTCTAGACCACGTAATTCCCAGTCTGAAAAAGGAAAACTTGACTGAATATTAACTGCACAACCGCCTACAGCATCATACAAGTAAATGTCTCGATAAAATAGAGACATCATTGATGAATCAATAATATCAGGTGTAGCAGGTATAATACCAGTCATATAGAACTGATAATTGCTAGCAGCAAAGAAATTTACTGAGCCTGCTGTAGCGCTATTTGTTCCTTGAGTATTGCCTAATGTATTAAAAACATCAGCTGTAAGCTCATGCGCAGATGTCTTAGGAGCATATGCTGCAGTTAGCTGTGTTTGCTCATAAGGCTTTGTAATAACTCGGCCATTAGATACGCCAAGTACTTGGTGTTTTGCAAACATTGTTATTTACCTTTGCAAAAGATCCTGTGCTTCACGCTTCACTTCAACAAATCGGCGATTAACAAAGTCTGCGATATTGTCTCGTGATTTAACTACTTGTGTCCTAAACTTCTCGTAATCTTCTTTATTCATATAAGATCTTCCATCTTCTTCAATAGTCTTTAACTCTTGCACAATCAACATACCTAAATCTAATACAAATGGACGAATAACTTTATCTACTACAGTAGCACCAATTTGGCCTCGTGCAGAAATTGCTTGTAAATCAACAAGCAACTCACGCAGAGTAGTTACCATTGTATTAAACTGATATGTTCCTCGTGCGCCTTTAGAAGTTCTAATATTATCTTCTAGTAAAGGAATAGCATCAACGCAAGATTGTGCTAATCTTTTATATATTAGAGTAATTGCATTGTCAGAATCGCCTGTTTCAAGCAATTCATTAATTCTAGTAGCATCTTGCTCTAATAATGATTTAAGCTTACTAGTAGAAATATCAGAAATATTTACAGGAAGATTAGAACTCTTTTTTGCCATTTTATTCTTGTTCTATTTCAGAATCTGCTAATGGAAGTACAATTCGATCTTCCATACAGCATAAACAAGGAATATTATTAGCAAATACTCGTTGCATAGGCTTACCACATTCAGGACATAAGCCTTTGCCGGCGCGTTCTTCACTCATATCAATACGAGCTTTTACTTGAGTAGATGCTGTTACTTTACTTGGTTTAGATGCAATAGATTTGCTTTCTGCCCATTCACTAGGCATTTTCATCTTCTTGTCTCCAATGCTTTCTAATCTTAAGCGGTACTAATGATTTATCTGTTACTTGAGCAATAATATCATCTATAGAAAAATCTATATAAGACTTAAGACCAGTTTCAGCGCCAAAGCATCCAATTAATGTAGAGTCTAATTGATGTGGCGCTATTTGTATTTCTTTATAAATCTCTCGTAAATCTATTTTAAAGCGTTTCTGATATCTATTTTTCCAAGTAGCTGCAGTAATATACAGTACAGGTAAATCAAGCATAGACAATAAGCCAAGCATCATGCAAACGCATTCAATAGTTAAGCCTTTTAAGCCTCTAGATTGAAAACGCTCTGCAATAATAGCATCAGGCTTACCTTTTTCTATCCATGATTTTACTTCAGAAACAAACAATGACTGCTCTTGTCGAAATCGCTTAATATCATGCAATGGATGCATTAAAACAGCATCTGCAAGAACAGCAATAGATTTAGTAGATCGATTAATCTCTAATAAAGAACAACCCATATTAACTGAGCCAGGATCAAATGAAAGTAAACGTATGCTATCTGCAGGCTTTTCTGGAAAGTCTGGAATAACGTACTCTTGTTTCATTTATTGATTTCCTTATTAGATCCCGTAATATTATTAAACTTTTAGTAAAACAGCTGCCCAAAAGATCTGCCAGAAACAACAGGCATAGGCATTGCTATTGCTTGTGCATCTTTTAGATATGATCTAAACTCAGTTAAACGATTAATTACTTTTTCTGAATGAATCTTAGTTAAGCCTAATACTACAGTACGAAGAATATCATCTGTTAATCCTGGTGCTTTATCTGGGCATAGCATAGGACCAATATCTACTACAGTAGAAAACTGCAGTAATAAATGCTCTAAAGGCTTACCCATAAATTCTGTTCTATAATCATCTACTGCTTTATTCAATGTATTTTCTATATCATTCTTTTGCAGAAATGGAAATATTACAGAATGATTAGAAAATGAAGCTTTTACTGCATCAAAATCAGATCGTTTTAGAGTATAAAAATCAGCACGAGTATAAGGCTTTTTATTTGGTGCAAGACCCATATCTTCTCTAAGACGATGCAAAAGGTCTATAGAATTCCATCTGTCTGCACAAACATAGCATACGTTTAAGTCTTTTGCTAAAGGCAAAAGAACATTAGAATACATCTTATTGAAATTAATTGTTTTGCCTTGAATAGGCATGCATTCTAATGAGCATGCTAAAACAGACTGATTTCTATTAAAATCATAATAGAGAACAGAAACAGAAAATGAGTTGTTTGTAAATCCAGCATCAAGAGACATAATAGAAGGATACTGAATTGCAGACAAACGTTTTAACTCACCCCATGTTTCATATTCATCTGATCTTTGAATTAGCTGATGCGTTGCTGGAGAACCAGTAAAAAGCTTAGATACTAACTTAGCATCAAAGAAAGCCATTGATGCATCAGTAGGCTGTGCACCAAAGTCTCGAAGTGCTCTTACAGGATTTGCTTTGAATGCAGATGCAATAAGATTAGACTCTCTTTCAAGTGTAGGATTAACTTCCCATGTAGGCAACTGCACACCATATATAGAAGTATCTGTCTGCGATTGCTTTAAAAGCCGCATAATCTTATCTCGATTAGAAATAGGAGATGAGACAGACAGCATATACGCAGGTGGTGCAGAATTATATCCTTCTGAACGAAGTTTATCTACAGTTGAAGTTACTGTTGCAAGAGAGTTAAGAAGAGAAGTATATGCTTCATCAGGAGATGCACGACGATTTACGTCATCATCTACTTCTTCATTAGTTCCTGGTGGAAATAAACCTAATTCATCAAGGAAACACATAAAAGAAGTGTTACCACGAAGAGTAGATGCTGTTGGTCCTGTAGGAAAACAATAAAGATTCTTATTGCCTATTGCAAGCTTAGTTGTAGAGTTATAAAGAAGCTTAGTTCCTGTCTTTATTCTATAATCTTCTAGCAGCTGAAAATAATCTTGGAACCATTGTGAATTATCAACAATATTTTTAAAAGGTGTCCAAAGAACTTCTAAAGCTTTCTTAAAAGTAAGCGAGCAAAAAATTCCAGTCAGCTGGGTTGATTTTTGCATATAAGGCGACAACTCAGCTAGCATAGGATACTTCATATATCTATGAAGAGTATATGCTGCAATAGAAGCTGCTGTTGATGACTTGCCTGAGCGCTGGCCAAGAACGTATACACCTTGATTATAGTTCAGCATAGCACCAGAAGAAATTAGCTCATGCTTAGTTCTACCACAAACAGGACATACGCCATTCTCTAATAAGACTAATCTCTTTTTTGACTTTAAGTCTAGTGTAGGAAAGTCTTTAGGTATATTATGGATATCTAAGTACTTCTTATTAGAGCAATGAGGACAAATCTCGCCTAAAAAAGATGCAGCAATAAAGAACTGTCTAGACCAAGGTGGATGTGCATCTTTGCCTATAATATTAAAGCAAAAATCATAATAGTTTTTAGCAGCTGGCAAAGCCCTATCATCTACTCTGAAATCTCTTACTGTTCCTGTTACAGGATCTAACAAAGAATCTAAGAAATCTTTATAGTCTAGCTGATCATCATCTGATGAATGAATAAAAACAGAAGTAGGTTCTTCAGATGTGTCAAAAGCACCTTCATCAGAATGAAGGTGCTTTCTTTCAGAATCAGATAGAAGATTAGAAAAAAGAGATTCAGCTTCGAGTGATTTAAGCTTTTTAGCTCTTATTTCACTTTTCTTCATTTATCTTGTTAAGATATACTAAATGCTGTGTAATTTGTGCAGCAATTTCTAATACACTTTGCTTTGATGTATTAAAACAGATAAAATGATCTTGATAGTCTTTAGTAATATCTAGACTACGAAGATAATTCCAAGCATCTTCAAACGCCTTAGTATGACGAGCATAATCTGCAACAAAATCTACATCAGAACGCTTAGCATTATTTTCAATTTCATTAGATGCTTTAAGACGATTAAACCAATCTTCTTTATCTACATCTAGTTTGACAATAAGTGTATTCTTAATGTAGCCTTCTGTTACTGGATAAGACCATGGACGATTATACAATTGCTGATATGCAAGCTGACTTAAAATACCTCGAGCTTTAATTGAGCATACATTAGGAAATACGCTTAAAAGAGTATTTCTTAGTGTGTCTTTACCACACTTATCAATACCTTCAAGCTCCACATTGAATACTGTAATTATATGCTGCTTGCTTGTCATAGTACTTAACGATTATAGTAATCAGTAGTCTTAATGCGCTGTTCAGCAACTAGCTCAAAATTAGGATCATAAGTAGATGGCAATTCTTCACCATTAGCTTCAGCTTGCATCCACTTTTCAATCATTTCCTTTTCACCTTCTAGAAGCAATTCTGGACGATTCTTATACATCTCTTCAAGCTCAAGCTTCCAAGAAGACTTACGCCAATCATTATGAGCAGGTTCACTGAACTGATAGCCTTCAGGCGTAGGATAACGTGCAAAGTCATTATTGTATGTATGATCACGCTTATACCAAGTCTTACGATCAGTAAAAGCAAACATCCATTCGTAAAGCTTCTTGCTAAGAGGATCAGTTACTACATCAATTGCCTTACGAACTTCATAACGCATCAAACGATACATATAATTAATTTCGTCAGCAAAGTTATTTTCAGTACGAGTATTGCAAGAACGAGCCCAATCGCTAAAAGATGCATTATATGTCAAAGAAATCGTTTGACTATGAAGACCAAAGTAACGAGATTCCATATATGTTACACCTGCTTCACACATGTCAATATAGACATCTTCTAGCATCTTTTGTGCAGCTTCAATCTTCTTCATCCATTCTTTATTCTGATAGATATAACGAGGCACAATAAAATCTTGCGTCAAAGGACGTACATCACCAGAAGCAGAACAGAAGAAGCCACGCTCACGTGTTAACTGTGCAAGATTGATACGAGAAATGTTTTCAATCTGAAAAGCGACATTCTGGCCTTCTAGAGCATACTTAGGAAAAGTCTTACCTTCAATGATTTCATTGATAATGCGAATTGCTTCAGGATTATTAGGTGAGTACTCACCAAAGTTGCCTTCATTGAATTCAGCATACTTATTGAAATTGTAGACTTCCTTAGCTAGATCATTGCCTTTGAAAGCAATCAGACGAACCTTAATGTTTTCATAGCCATTATGAAAATGTGCCATTTTAATCTCCTTTAGTCAATATACTTTGCTTCTTTAAGAAGTTGATTAACTTTCTCTAATGATTGTTCAACACGCTGACTTGCATTTACATAAATCTCCATAATGTCAGGAGACTTATTGCCAAGCTGCTGCTCATTTAAGCAGAATTGAAGAACAGAATAATTATCTGCTAGCTTTACAATAGCATATGCAAGATCATCATCTAGTTTTTCAATATAATACTTCCAATTAGAAGTATAATATTTCTCTTCTACTGCTTTTAGAAAATGATCAAAATTTGGAAATTGCTTCTTAACATTATGTGGAATATCTGAAGTAACTGCTTCTGCACAATCATGAAGTACAGCTAATCGTAATACTCGAAGCTCAAGCTCTTCTGGTAGTTTAAGCTGCTGAATAATCTTAAGAGAAAATAATGCTACAAAAAAAGAATGCTCAGCAACAGACTCTTCTTGAAGATGAGAACGATTGTTATATCGTAAAGTCTTTGCTAAAACATATTCTTTAAGAATATCATCATTACTGAATTTTTCCAGCATAATTTTGCTTAACTCCATTAAGAATCATTGCAGCAAAATTTTCAACTTCTTCTTGCTTAGTAAAGACAAAATCTGCAGACTTAGCAAGCATAACATTGAATGGACGATCACCAAGTGTTTCGCAATAATATGCAATATATTTAGCTTTCTGAAAACGTTCAGATGCATAATTTCGAATAGCATTCAACTGGCCATAGAAGAAGCCTGCTTCCCAAATAGTACCAATATCTTTGCCATCTGTCACTACAAAGATAATATCAGCATCTACCATATTCTTGATATTGTCTCTAAAGACTTTATCACGTTCTTCTTGAGTAGCATCTGGCTTTAGAACGCAAGACTCAGAAGGTGCATATACAGTAAAATGCTGCTTACGAAGCAAGTTGACTAAGCGACGCTCACGCTCTACTTGCTCATCGTTAAAAAATGGCGATGCAAAATAAACTCTCATCACTTCTCCTTGATAGCTTGAGATGGTAACATTATAACATTGTTTTGCTTAGGCGAGCAAGTCATGTCATACAATTTTTCAGCTTCATCATCTGTAAGATCAAAAAGCTCTTTAATGAATCGAAGTACTCTAAGCTTAGCAGAATGCGCAGCAAACTTTTCTGCCCACATCATTTCTGGTGCATCAACTTCACCTACTTGATGCTCAATTACAGACTTTGCTTGTGCTAAACCACCTTGAAGAGCAATAGACTTAGGCGCTATTTCTTTTAAGAAAAATTCTCGAATTTTAGTAATAGATGATCTAAGCTCAGATGGAAGCTCTTTAGCATATTTATCAGACCGATGCACAATTTCTGTGTTGATAGGCTCTTCTTGAGACTTAGCATGCACACTACTCTCAATGATAGAGATTTCATCAACATCAGTAACTTTAAAAAAGAATCGTGATTTATACTTCGAATCTGATTTTACAGGATTAACTTTATTCTCTTTAGAAACAGGTCTTGCTATTCGAGAAATCTGAGATAAGAACTTATCTCTTTTCTCAGATTCCTCTTTTGTCATACCTACTAAAGAGCTTTCATTACTCTTCTGAGTTGTCATCTTCGTCTTCACTAGAAGAAGCACCTTGCATCCAGTCTGAATACATCTTTTCAGCTGTACCAGATTCCATTTGCTTAAAACATTCTCTACGAATAGAAAATGGTTTAGCAAAGCCAAGCTCAGCACAAACTTCTTTCATAGCTGTACGATCACCAAGAACCCACTTTTTAAGCTGAAGCCACTTAATAGCTACTGTTTGCTCTTTAAAAGTAAGCTTCATAGACTTACGACCACGACCTACAAGCTGGCCTGTATAGTAAAGATAGCAAGCAGTATCAAATACTGGATCAAAACCACGACCTTCTGCTTTATAGTCTTCAGCCCAAATACGAATCCAAGCCTTACGATTAGGCGTCCAAAGCTTATTCTTCTTAGTATGAAGCTGAATGTAGCGATACTTATCTGTACCTTGTCCTTCTACAGAAAGCTCTTCTTCATACTTATTTTCTGAATTAAACGTAGGCCAAAGAGGCATACCAGAAGCACGTGGTGTAAATTTACAGCGTACGTCACTATTGAACTTGAGTGCAGTACCGCCAGGTTCTACTTCAGGATGATAGCGATCCATAGGATTCGCACGAAGCTGATTTGTACCAATTACAGCAACCATCTTTGGAGCAAGGCGTCCTTTAACACGAGGAAGCTGCTTAGAGAACATACGAGCTTGAAGAGCAAGTGAGTTATCTGTCTCTTCTTCATCATTTGATGTAGGATTCATTGCAGGATATGAATCTACACAAACAATAGCTTGCAGCTTGCCATCTTGCGCTTCTACCCAAAGACCAGATCCGTACTTCTTAGCCATCTCTCGATTAGCATACTCACCAACTTTAACTTTGTTGACTTTATTGTCTTCAAAGACAAGCCACCACTTTCCATTGACTTTCTTCTTATCAGGAAGAACACGAAGAACTTCTGAAAGCCAATCAAAGAAAGCTTCACCTCGAGTTTCTGCACGATAACGAATAATAGGAGGAATAGACCATGCGCCAGTAGTAGGATCTTTTGTACCAAAAACTTGGCCAATAATCTTATCTACACCCATTGTTTTAAGAATATTCGCTACATAAGGCTTGGAATTCTTTGTAGAGCCTTCATAATCGCAAAAAGCAATCATAGGTACGCCTTGCTTAATAGCAGAAGCTACAATAGAAAGCACACCTGTTGTCTTAGCCGACTGTTCTGGTCCAAAATGCGTATACCAAGCTGGACGAATACCACCACCGTAAAGAAGATCTAGCATAAGAAGACCTGTAGACATAGGTGCAGTATCTTCTAATGCATCAGAGTCAAAGCCTTGGCGACGTGAAATCTCATCAATAGATTCAACTAGCAGAGAGTTGTAATCAAATAGAGGTGTATCAGATGTAGTAGAAACTTTACGAGGCATGAGTCTTTTTCCTAAAGTATACTTTATATTTATTTAATATTTTATATTAAGAAAATGCATAATAATCAAAAGGGAATCTAAGCCAGTAAAGCCTAGATTCCCTTTCTTTCTTCTCTTTTTAAATCCCCTCTAAGAGAAGTTCTTTACTCAAAGTCTTCATCAAAGTCATCATCACCAAAATCATCATTAGGCTCTGATTTCTTAGAAGACTTCTTTACAGTCTTTTTAGTTTTAGGTGATTCATCTTCATCATCGAAGTCAGAATCATCAAAATCATCTTCATCATTGACTTCAGACTTCTTTGAAGACACTACCTCATCAAAGTCATCATCTTCAACAGTCTTTCGAGAAGACTTCTTTACAGGCTTGACTTCGTCTTCATCATCAAAATCACCTTCATCTTCAACTACAGGCGCTGACTTCTTACGAGGCTTAGAGTCAAAGTCATCTTCATTAGAAGCAGAAGACATGCCAGAATACTGGTAGTCTTCATTACTAGCCTTACCAAACATATTGTCAATAAGCTTCTTATTACGCTGATGCCAAGAATTGAAAGAATTCTTCATTACATTAGCGTCGAACTCTACATAAAGCTTATCAAGATCATACGTAAGATACTGCTGTTCTTCTTCAGTAAGCGGCGTACGACCATCATCCTTAGTAACACTGTACTTAGATGCACCAGCCTTACTACTGTCATACATGATTAGAAGGTCACAGCCATACTTAGGATGATTCATATCGAACGTCTTGGTCGTTGTAGTACCATCCTTACGCTTAAGCTTAACTACATTAATAACCTTAAGCTTCTGAATCTGATCAAGAACAGACACAGGAAGAGAAAGAACTCGAACAGGCGTCCAAGTATCAGATTCTTTATCCTTATAGCCAGACTCTAGTTCTTCATCATTAGGCTTAGGCTTACGTGAAGGCTCATTATCCTGAATATTACGAATAATAGCATTCATATAATAAGCAGTACCAAAACGAACTAGACGATCATTACGTGGAATACCTGCTTCAACCTGTTCACGTTCAAAATCACGCCAAGGATCTTCACGACTATCATCCTGAGTACGAGTTTCAGGATTCCATGAAGAGCAGCCAATATTAAACTGGCCTACAGACTTATCTTTCTTAAAAGTAGACACCCAGTATGAACCAATCTGCATCACACCACCAATAAGACGAACACGAAGATACGTCTTATCAGGAAACTTCTGCATGTCTACAATATCTGCAGGATTCACACTAGTCTTATCACGCTCGTTACCGCCAACATACACGGATCCGAGATCAGACGAATACTTACTAGGCATATATTTCTCCTTGATGCCAAAAAAGTTAGTGGTTTTCTAACTTAGGTGTATTATATCACACAGCTAGAGAAAAAGTTAAGAAATATTAAATTTTTTCACTAGCAGAGAGGTATAGATCTATAGCATTTGCTGTCTGTCGTACACTATTTAAGACAGCATCAAGCTCTGTCATTTGCTCTACTCCATGAAGAGCAGTTGATGCAGTCTTTAGCATTGAAGTCATTGCATTGATTTCAAAGTACATTTTTGCTATGACATCATTTCTTATAATAGCAGCAGTCTCATCCATAAGCTTATCAGTTTTTTGCGGATCTTTCTCGCGTAAGCTATCAAGCAAAGCAGAAACTTTCTCTTCCATAAGCTTAGCTTGTCCATATTTTTGCTGCAAACGATCAAACAAAGACTGTATAGCTACTGTATTGGGATTGTCTTTTAGATCATCAAAAGATCGTTCTGCTTTCATTCTGCTAGTCCTTCTAAAAACTGTTGATCTTCAAAACTTATATATTCTGGAATCTTAAGTGCAGCTCGTAGTACACCATCAGGGTCTGCTTGTTTTGCTCTGAAAGCGATGTCTTCGACATCTTCATTTGTTTCTAGCTCTTTTGTAGGCATATCAATAGAATCGCCATACTGCTCATGCAGAGCTTCTAAAGACAAATGATTTTCTTGATTTACAAGCTTAATTACTTGACATTGAGCAGACTTCATCCAATTCTGTATAAAGCTAGTCAATACGCCAAAACGAGTATCACATCTGTCTACAGCTTTGCCTACAGTCATGCAGTAAATAACTGAGATGTCATTCAAAGATACTCGATAATTATAGTGTACATATGCTTTTTGCGCTTGTAAAAGAGCAAATCGAGTATACTTTTGACAAATCATTGCTCTAAAGTTTTTAGCTTTAGCATGCCAGTACTGAACTCTTGTGAATACATCTTGAAAAATATCTTGATCATTACTTCCAAGTAAACTGTCATAATACGCAGATTTTATAAACTTTTCTCTTTCAGACAGCTTTGTATTGAATGGGGACCATACTTCTGCTCGAAGCTCTGCAATATTGATATATTGTGAAAGAAGACCGAAAATTACACCACGATTAAGATGTATTCTATCAAATGCAGTTACTTTAGCTTTTCCTTTTGCTAAAATGCATTTATACACTAAAGTAGGCAATAGCTTGCGTGGTTCAGAGCAAACTTTAAATGATCTGTGGACTGCTGTAAAGACTAAGACTTTTGACAGATAATTATTGACAAACTCTGGATAGTTAAGAACTACAGGCTTCCATGCATTCTTAAGAAAATAGTCTAAAATCTGAAGATACTCTAATGAAGTCAAGTTAATCTTGATGTTTTCATTAATTGCCTTTAGCATTGCAAAGACTTCAGAATGTTGGTACTTATATGATGGCATATTTTCTTAAAAATGAAGAGATAAGAAAAATGCAGTTTAGCACTAGATAAGATTGTAAGGCTCGTCAAACGCCACTCAAGGAGAAAAATGGCAAAATCTTATGCTAGAAACTAAACTGCATTTAAAACTATTTATATTACTTCACTAAACCTTTAGAATGAAGTAATGAATAAAACGCTAAGCAATGCTTGCAACAAGTAGGTCTAAGCAATGGATTTGTTACCTTAGGATAGTCACCATTAGAATATTCCACGCTTGATGCATCTTTTTCTGCTAAAGCTACTTCATGTCTGAACAAAAAATCAGGACAAGAACAAGAAATCTCTATATGCCCTTTTTTATCTAAAACACTAACTACTGTTAAGTATCTTTCAGATGCTCGAGGATTTCTTACATATCTTTTTCCATTCCATATCATTGTAGATGAAGTTCTACATACATAGAAAGGAAAACCTGTCTTTTTGTCAAAGCCTACACGAGGACTATGAACTCTAACAAATTTAGCATCAGAGAGCTTTCTTTTCGCAAGCTTAGCTTTAATTTGTGGAAAAGTCAGCATAATAGTACAGAATTAATATCTTTATTATATTAAACTTACTTGCTGACTTATTTTACAAGCAGCTTAAATTCGTACGTTAAAATAACGTTCTACAGCTGTTCTAATTGCCTTCAACTGAGATTCAAGATCTTGACTCGTAGTATTGATCTTAAAGAACTGAGGATCCGTATTAGGAATATTGTTCAAAAAGAACCAACGAACTTTCTCTTGATTGTCAAAAAGCTCATCTCTCTCAAGCTTACCTTGCTTATAGCAAATAATATGAATTGCTTTGCCAGCAAGTGCATTAAGCGTTTCTTTTGCCACTTCAGAGTTAATAGCTTGATGAAACACAGATGCATAAACAAGATGAGAAAGAATAGCTCTATCAATAACGATCAGTTTCTTTTGATCAAAAACAGGTAAGAATAATGCTAATTGATATCGAGCGTAAGACTGATTTACATGCTCAATAGCAGCATCTTTTAGATACTTATCTCTAATATAAATGCCATTATAGCGCTTAGCAAATTCTTGTGCAATTGTTGACTTGCCAGAATGATCATGGCCTTCAAAAATAACTATCATGACTTATTAGCTAATTCTGTTAAAGTATCTGCTGTAGTAATACAACGACGAGTAAAAGCAAGTGTTCTTTCGCATAGTCTAGACAAATCTTTATCTAGCTTCTTTCCTTCTAAGTAATATGCAATTGCTTCTGCAAAGAATTCTTTCATATTTTTAGTAGAGTACTCAGAAGTAGACTTAGCTTTATTGATGACTCTGACAACAATTGGAGTAATCTTATCCATCAAAATTTCTTCAAGAAGATCAAACTTATCTTGCTTAGAAAACAAAACTAAATCTTTGTATGTAAGACCATAGTACTTAGCAGAAAGACTTACATACTTTTTAAAAAGAGCTTTATCTGTAAGAAGTGTTATAAAGTCTTCATTTTCATTGTCAAGATTCTTCATGTATAATGAAAGTGGCTGTCCGCTAACAAGAAACTCTTCAATGAAAGATTTAATCTTTTCTTCTGGAACTTCTGCTCTTGAAGAAATCTTATAGAAAGCTTCAGTCCAATCTGTTACAAGCTCTTCTTGCTTGCATACAAATGTGTATAGATAGTGAGAAAGCTCATGAAGAAGTGTATGAACAGCACTGCTATTTTCTTGAAGCTCAAGTCTATCAAAAAATACACAAATGTTGTTATACTGTTTCTCATAACATCCTAGCATCTTTGAAGATGAAGGATATGTTAATGCAGTATGTGCGCAAAAATATAAAGCGCTAAGAGCACTTACTAAATTGTTTGCTTTTACTCTATCATAAAATGATGAAAAGCTATCAACAGCCAGTTTAAGCTCTTCTTTAGAAGGCTTGTAAAAGAAACAAACCTTTAAATCTTCATTGATAGTTTTTACACCAATATATGATCGAGTAAGGCAACCGCCTATACTTGACACTGCAGGATTTTGACCAAGATTAGCAATAACAATTAGCTTTGAATCATTAGTAGAATTAAATGACTCTTCTTCAGCTTCTGTAACATGATAATATTGAGCAGATTTAATAGTAGCAATACCTGCAGAAGAAATACTTTTTACACGTACAACTTGACGTTTCTTTAAGTTTTCTACTTGTGCTACGTATAGATGATCGCCTTTCTTTAGCATAACTTACTCTTCTTTCTTTTCTTCAGTATCAACAACTAGTTCTTTTTCTTCAGCAGACTGAGTATCATCTTCTTCTGAAGGATTTTCTTCAATAAGATTAATCTCATCTTGTTGATCTTCTACAGTATCTTTAAGACTTTCTTCAATCAAAGAAGGTGCATTTTCTGTATCTTCAGAAGTAATAACTTCTAGCTTAGAAGCGAGAGAATCTGATACAAGATCAGATGAAACTAGTTCTTCTTCACTATCAGATGGCATAACAATGCTAGAAGCTAAAAGTTCTTGATCAGAAATTTCTTCTGCATTTGTAAGATCTTCTTCTTTAGGCTCTTCAGAAAGTTCTTCTACATTAGAGAACTCTTCTTCATCTTCAGCAATGTCTTCAAGATTTTCACTATCTTGCTGTGCATTGATAGAAATTTGTTCTAACATAGGAATATCATCATTCTTAGCAAGAGCTGCATCAAATGCTGCTGAAGCTTCATTTAGAATATCACCAAGTGTATATTCTGCTGGCTGATCTTCTACAACTTCTGGAATAATTGTTTCTACTGTTGCTGCTGCAGATGTTTCTTTAGCAGTTTCAGCAGTTTCAGTAGCTTCAGCAGCTGCTACAGGAGTACTAGGTTCTGAAGAATCATTTTCTTCATAAACATCATCATTTTCTTCAGGCACTTCAGCTACAATTACATTATAGCTGTACACAGAATGAAGTACATTATTCAAAGAAACATTTAGTACAGAAGGATAAATTGTTGTAATGTAGTTGACATCAATGCTAATATTAACGCCATCTACATTGACTGTCATTTTAGCAACAGCATCAATATTCTTAAGAAGATATTCTACAGCGTTACGAGTATCAAATGAAAGCTTATGATAGAAAATACCTTCAAGATTACGAGACTGATCATATCCGTAGAAATGCTTCTCTACTTTTTCACTAAACTCTTTTTCAGAATCTTCAGTTTCAATAGTTAATGTGCAAAGAGGCTTTTCTGATTGCTGTACAGATGCTTCTAGCTTATGCTCAGCTTTAGATTCTGATTCTGTACTAGCTTGAGCATAGACATGCTGAGCTGTAGAAACATCATCTTCGTTTTCTTCATCAGGAGAAAGAAGTAGATCATCATCTTCTTCATCATCTTCTAGATAAAGACTAGGATCTTCCTCTTCTTCAGTAATTGGAGCACTAAAAAGTTCAAGAAGAGAATTTTTAAGATTTTCATCTAAACGAACAAATGTGCGAAGAGAAAGAAAGCGCTTTACATCACTAGAAAAGATAAAAGTACCATCAGTAAAAACTACCTGAGGAGGATTTGTCTTATGGTACTTTTCTGGTAAGTCAAAATTAGCCAATCCAATTACACTTACAAGTGTGCCTTTACGCTTAGACTTCCAAATAGTACCTAGATCTAGATAATCATAGTTACTCATGATTTCTCCTTGATAAGAAAAACTATAATAATTATTTAGATTCTTGAGCAGAATATGTAAGAAGCTCAGCTAGAGCTTGATGCTTTTTAGAACAATTATAATACATTGATGCCCAAGTTTTCATTACATTGAATGATTCTTGCTGTGTATATGTGCGTTCTTCTAGTTTAGGCAAAGAAGGACATGGCTCTAGCAAATCTTGTTGAAGTGCAGCCTGTTCTGCAGACTGTCCGATATTATCTGTTAGCTGTGGCTGCATTGAAGTGCATCCAGCTAAGCAGAGTACTAATGCAACACTAAAGAAAAAAGCTTTCATCATAGCATATTATTGATAAGTTTGACAGTTTCAAGAGTCCAAGCAGGCTTAGATGCATTTTCTTCACTCATCTTTTGCTCAGATAAAAGCTTATTGTATTTTTGCATCCAAGCTTTTCTATCGTTAGAAAGCTTAATTGACTGCTGCTCAAGCTCTGAAACTCTCTTATTACTATTTGCTACAAAAGACTCATATTGAGTTTTTAAAATATCTCGTTCTTGAATAGTTTGAGTAAGCTTTTGCTGATAGACAGTTTCAGCTTTAGCATAACCATCTAAGTAGCCTGCATCTTTACCTGCAGATTTGCCTTCAAAATAAACAAAAGCTAAAAGAATCAAAACAAGTATTGCAGCTATAGCATTTTTGTATTTAGTTAAAAATGCAAGCATTTAATTCACCTTAGTTTGAGTTATTCTTACTTATAAAACTCAAACTGCCAAAAATTTGACTTGCTCTAGAACTTCAGCTGGACAATTAAAAGGATCCCAAAGCTCTATTCCATCTCGAGCTGCTGCTTTAGATGGATTTTCTTCATTTTTATATGTCAAATAAGGTGAATCAGGCCAAGACCAAAGCTTAATTACTTTTACATCTGAAATATACTTCTTAAGAGAAGGATATAGCAGCTTTGTTCCTGAAATGCCTGCTGCATCACCATCTAGAAAAATAATTGCACGTTTTACACCTGCAATATCTAAAAGCATAGACTTCTCATCATTCCAATTATGAGTACCCATAATGCAAAGAGCAGGTATTCCCATTTGAAGAAGCCTTAATGCATCTCGTTGGCCTTCTACTAAAACTATTGCTTTCTTTTCAGAAAGAATGCTCATAGCATAATCATAAGGAAATAAACCTTTAGACTTAGCCCATGAGCCTTTCTTATTAATATAAGATGGCTTATCTGGATTTTTCTTTAGCCGAGCTTTGATATATCCTGCTAACTCCTGTTTGATATATACAGGCATCCAGATAAAAGTCTCTGAAGTATTGCCACTTTCATATATGACTTTACATTGCTTACAGCCAATATCAATAAGAAGATTAGTAGAAATACCTCGCCATTTTTTATTCTTAGGCAGTTCTTTAAACTTTAGCTGCTCAGATACATTATTCTTTTCATATGTATCTAATGTAAGAGAAACAGGTCGAGTAAACCTATCTTTAGGCGTAGTGTCAAACTTTTCTAGGCCTAAAGCCTCTGCAAGTTCATCCCATTGTCCATGCGCATTACAGCCAAAGCAATACCAAGATCCAGAATTAGACTGATTAGGCTTAAAATATACTCCGCAAGAAGGATTAATGTCAGCATGAAAAGGACATGGAATCATTGCCATGTCTGATTTCATCTTAACACGAGGTACTAGTGAGATTTGCTGTCTCACTAGCTCTCGTCTTTCTGAATCTCTTAAAAAGTCTGACATTTAAGATCCTTTATAATATTGCATACTAAATAAAAGCAATATTAAGAACTAATATATTTTTTATCATATTCTTCTAAGGCTTTTCCAATTACATTATCAAGATCTTTAACACCTAAAAGAGGAAAGTGAGTATTTAAATGATGACGACATTTTTTATTACGCCATGGTGCTAAGATCTTCTTAAGAACACTCTCTGGTTCTTCTTTAATAAATCCTTGTTTATGCCCTTCATATACTGCATTATGAATAATATCTAACAGTTTAGGAATAGACCAATCCCACGTTGAGCTAGAATCTGAGTCATATGTAGTGACTTCCATTTCAATCTCAGGTTCAATATTGAATGGAAAATTGAACTCTTTTCCTAAAGTCTCTGCAGTACCATATGTTGCACAATATTGCATCATATGAATGAAAGGAATCAAAAATTCATAAGGACACGCATAATAGTTTGCGTCGTGAATTACCCTTAGATATTGCAAACGATTATCATTTACACTAGAGGTAATACCTAATATATTTGCAAGTTCTTTATAATGCTCATAATAATTTTGCATTACAAGACGAGATGCTTTAATAGCTAATTCTGATGCAAAGCCTTGAATAGGTGCATTGCAAGCTTGACGAATTGATCTTGATTTTATATTGCCTTGTGTAATAAGAATAGAAGGTACATGACGAATTCTGCCTACAGGAGAAATCGTGTAGCCAAATTGTTCTGCCATTGCTACAGTATCATCAATCCACTTTTTACCATTCTTAAAGTTGTCAAATACTTTATTCATGGTATCTGCAGCAACTTGCGTACGATCTTCATCGATAATACTTTGCAGATTTTGTGATGCTTTTTCAAATTCTTGTGTTGCTTTTCTACGTTCTGCTATAGTCAGATTAGTATCTTTAGACTTAAGCCAAGCTTCATGCAGTGTATTCTTAGCATCAATAATGTCTGCTTGCTTAATCTGCTCACCCATAGATTTAGGCGTCATCATATAGATTGTTGCAAACACAACACCTTTTACAACAGCTCTTAGTGGATGCTTCTTGTCTACTTCACGATTAAAGAATCGTTTTACATTAAGAAGATGTACGTCACCTTTCTTTTTAATGAGCTGTTTATTTTCTTCTGTAGGATTCTTAATGTACTCTTGACGAAGCTTTTGGCCTACTCTAAATGTATCTGCAATAACATTGTCTTTAGCAGTAATGCCCCAAGTACGAACTTCCTGAGCATTGTAGTCATAATGCACTAAGAAATATCCAGGAGGTGCAATAAATGCACGCTTAATATACTTAGAAATATCTGAATGCTGAGGAATAACTTGTAAAGATGGATTTCGTGAGCCAAGACGACCAGTCAAAACATTGTAGAACGCATAGTCAGGACGAAGACGATGATCTTTAATAGCGTCAGCATCTGTAAGCGTAAGCATTCTATACCAGCTCTTTACGTAAGTATTGAGCAGCTTATTTGTCTGCTGATAGTCATCATATAATGAAACAACAAGATTTGAGTATTTATACGCTTCACGGAAAGTATCATCTACTGCTGGTTGTCCTTTCAATGTACGAGAAACAGGCTTAAGGTGCATTACATCAAAGAACAATGCTGTCTTATGCTCAGGCTTAGAAAGAGAAAGAATCCAAGGCTCTTTTGCTTGTGAAAAGAGAGAATTAGACTTAAAACCTTCTTTTGTGCAAAGAAGCTTATTTGCTGCCTTTACTTCTTGCTGCTCTGACATTTCTTTTTCAATTTCTTGTGCACGAATAGCAAGAGGAGACTTTGCAGAAGACTTAAGTGTATTCATATACTCCATATCTACGTAAGAGCCATCTTGTCGCAAATGAGACAAAGAATGCGCTGTAGGCGACATGATATTGAGCATATGATTGATAAACAAAGGCTTATAAGAAACTTTATTAGCAATCTTAATGTAAGAAGCGCGCTTAAGCTGCATCTTAAAAACAGCTACAGCAAAAACAGCATCAGCTGAGCCATACTTTAAAAAATCAGGATTGTCTGGTGCAATGTTGCCAATCGTTGCTCTGTCTTCTTTTGTAAAAGCATTTCTAAAATAGAAGTCATTATTGTATCGACAGAGACAAGCACGCAAGTTGCCTTGAGGAATCCCATAGATTGTAGTCAACTTATTGACATTCTCATCTAAGTCATGCTCACCTGCCATAAGTTCCCAGCACTCTTTATTGATGATAGGAAGCTTTAGACATTGACGTGTAATGCGAAGATCGAACATTCCATTATATGTAACTAAAAATGGATTGCCTTTCTTATAAAAGAATGCACGCAGCTTCTTTTTGAAATATACAATCTCTTCTTTAGTCCAATGCGTTTGCGGATGATCTAGCGTCAGAACATAACCTAATGTTGGATTTAAAGAAGATGCAAATTGCGCAGTATAAATCTTATTGTTATTGACAGTGAGCGCTTTAGTTTCTAAGTCATAGCCTACATACTTGCTCTTGTACAAGACTTCCATCATGTCATCAAAGTCTTGAACAGTTCTAATGTACTTATAATCTGGTACAACTTTAGACAAGTCAAAAGGATTATAGCCAAGCATTAGGTTTGCTGCATGTTGAAAAGCAAAGCCTACTGTATTAGCAGTACTATCTGACAAAAGAGCACGAAATAAGTCAACTGTACATGTATACTTAATATTGTCTTTTTCAAAAACCCAACCACGCTTGTAGTCTACATGCTCAACATCTGGAAAAATCTCTTTGAGCAAATACTTCTGTGAAGTTACTCCACAAACAAGAACATGCGTAGGCTTAAGCTTCTTAATAAGAAAAAGACAACGTTGTGTAAACTCAACATTCTTTTCAGCTAGTTCATCATCTTTAAGATTTGCTGTTTTTTCGTTGTTATAGTTGATGACTGCATAAGAAAAATTAGGAATGTCTCCAAATAGTCTAGCAGTATTTCTAGCTTGAAACAAAAATTGAGTATAAGTATAATTCAGCTCAGGTGTAGAAATCAAGCGCTTGTTCTTAAGATCATCAGTAGGAACATGCTGAAAAATAGTAAGAAAGCGAGTCTTAGATGTAGCCCAAGTCTTCTCACACCAGCATGCTACGTTGTATGACTCTTTCTTATCTTTCTCATACTTAAAATGTTGACGTTCTACTGCCATGATAAGTTTTCTCCTTGTGATGCTATACTTATTTACGTAGCATCAGATGTAGCTTTAGACTCTGAAGCATTGTTCAGCTTATTTTCAAAGTATTCTGCTAGCTTTTGACGTTTCTTACTTACCTTATCAATGTAATCTTTAACATCATTATACACTGCATCAAAGTCTTCTAGAATCTTTTTCTTAAAATCTTTTTTAACTTGAGCAAGAAGCATTGATGATTGCTTTTTTACTTCTGCTAGCTCTTCATTTAGATTTTCTAATCTTTGCGTATATTTTGTATAGTCATCATTAGATAATATATAGTTCTTATTACTATACTCATTTAATTTATTTTTCAAATAAATCCTGTTAGCATAAAGTGAATTATAGCGTTTTCTTAAATCAGACTCATCATAATACTTCATTTTATATGCTTTATAGCATAGCTCTTCATCAGTTAGCTCACGTGTATTAGATTTCAAGTTTGCTTTTAAATAACCGCTTGTATTAGTATATTCTCGCTGAGCAGCTGCTTTCTTAGCACGAAGCTCTTCTCTAACGCTATCATATGTCTTATCATACGGCATTGATGCATGTACAAGAGAACAAACTCCTTTAACTTTTGGAAATAGCTCAAGAGGATCTTTTAAATTAAAAGATTTATTAAATATAGCATTGATATTATATGCAATCTTCTTTGTACTAAGAATAATAAGCACTTTATTATCTAACGTTGTATCACGTAAAGAACAACGCATCATTGTTTGAATAACTTGTCCTAATGCAATGTCTTGATACTGATCATACCAACAATGAAGCACTTTCTTTCCATCTTTAACTAAGGTTTCGCAGCAGTACTGATCAAACCATGCTTTAATGTCCGGTGGCAAATTAAAAGCAGAAAGTACAGCAATAATAGAAAATTGCTTATATTGATTAAGACCACGAGCATCAGTAGTTAATGGAGTAAATTGCTCTCTAAGCTTACCTGGTAGCTTGTTATAAACATTATATGAGTTAAAACCAAATCCTAATGTTTTATTAAAGTTAATGAGAATACTTTGTGCAGCTTGACTTTTAAATAGTTTTTTTGATTTATTATTTTTGAATAATGCGTTATTTGCAAATGTCCATTCTCTAGCATATTCAATTGCTCTTCTAATTGCAACTTCTATTGGTGGAACAGGAATTGCTAGAGGATTATTATGAACAAAATTATCTATTAGTTGCTTATTAGTACAATTAAGTAAAAAATCTTTAACTGTAGAATATCTTGCATAATGCAGAAATTGAGTATATGATGAATAATGTGATAAACTAGTAAATGCATTATTTGCTACTTTATAACTTGCATTTAACTCTGCATGTTCTTTTGACTTTAATATCTCAAAATTTTTTGAAATTTCTGTATATGTATTTTTAGCATTGAATTCATCAGACCTTACTACAACGCCTGAATTATACACACGCTTTGATATATTATTATAGTTATCGAAAATCCATGTTAATGTAGCATTTTGAAAACGTTTATGCAACAACTTAATTCTGTCTTCATCAAGCGTAGAAGACGTAATATCTATTAAGTTAAAATCATACTCAATTTGATCGATATTCTTTGCACAATTAATAACTGCATAAAGCTGAGACTGCTTAAAGAATGCAGACATTAGTGTAATATCTTTCCAGCCTATAAGTGCAGCATAAGGAACCTGCATAACGACTAAAGATGCTTTAATAGGCTGTGAAGTAGTTTTAGCTCTAGTATTTTTGACATTATACTTAATAAAGAATGAAGCACTTTCATACATCTTCAAAAAAGAGTATAGTTTAGTAAATTGATCTAGAGAAAGCGTAGTACCTAGCTTAGCACGTATTTCATCTTTAAGGAAAATAGACTTATCAGCTTTATGATAAGAGTTCAGATCATTAGTAGAAGAGCTAGGCAATGAAGAAATATACTTATATGCATCGTATGAAAGTGAAATCTCTGTACTGTCACAATTGCAAGATCTCGCTTCATCAATAATAATGCTCGTTGAACTACGATTGTAAAATGTCTTCATAGTAGAAGACTCAGAGAAATTCGCAGACCAAAAAGCAGCTTGCGTAATAAAAACAACACAACCAGGATAATATAGTATGTCTGATGTGATATAAAGATCGCGTTCTTTATCTGTAAGAGGTTCTACATGAGGCTCAAACTGATACTTTGAACTACCATTTAATATTTTGAATTTTTCATGTGTTGCTTTACAGTCTTCATTGTACTCATGCCCAGCATAAGCTAAAAGTTTAGAGATTGGTTGTTTATTTGTAAGTGACTCTAGCGTAAGAATGTATATTCTACTAGCAGCTCTCTCAGAAAATTCTAGTGCCTTATTCTCATCATTTGTTTGATTAAAGATCTTATTATAGATTGTTTCTTTAAGACTTGCGCTAATCTCATTGATCAGAGTATTCGTAGGAGCAACATAAAAGAAAAGCTGTCCATACTTGTCAAGATCAGGCTCTCTTTTTTCTTTAGTTGCAGCAATGTGCTCAATAAGAAACTGAGCCATCTTATTGATAGCCCAATGTGTCTTACCTGTGCCTGGATAAGCATCAATGTACTGGATATGTGTTGTCATAGCTAAGTCCTTCTAAAAAAGACCTTCTTTAATTTTTAAATTATACTATATAAATTTCCTATATATTATATAAAAATTGTTTCTAAAGTGTATCTAAACTTTATGTAAAGTATTTAGATGTAACAAAAACGGTTACACTCTTTTTAAATTTTTTCTGTGCGTACCATTTTTCACAAGCTAGGTGAAAAAGTTAAGCTGTTGATTTCAAAAGCTCTTTGCAAAATGAATTTTAAATTTTTTCCGTTAAAAGATAAGGTCCAATATAGATAGATCAGTTTGATCAGTTAGTCAAAAGCAGTCAAGTCTAAGTTAGAGCTGTCAGTAATGACAAAGATAGCTAAGCTGTCTTTTAAAAACTAAGTCAAAGACAATGTCAGATTGTCGTCAAGCGGCGTCAGCCGAGCGCGCAACGCGCGCGTCTTGACGATACTGACATATTCTATGAAATAGAACAAGCACCAACTGAAAACGAGCTGAAGACAGAAAAAGACTAGTGTTGGACCTTCGCAAAATTTGTACTCTCATGACTAGCGCATGCGCTACATATATGAGAAATCAAATTGATAGAAGCTGCTTATAAAAGCAATGTTTAGACATATATCTGTCTATAAAGACGGCACGTGCAAGAGGTTATTGTATGCTTGCTTCGCTCCGCTACGCTTCGCTCGCAAGCACAGCAGGCCTCGCTTCGCTACGCTCCGCTTCGGCCTTGCTTCAAGTACTATAAAAGAAATAAAGACTAAATCTATATCTTAGTCTATATCTTAGTCTATATCTTAGTCTATATCTTAGTCTATATCTT